GTTTTGAAAAAACGGACCTTTCGGGGGTGTAATTTTGAAAGTTGGAAAACGGTCTTCCCCCCCCCTATTGTATATAAGAATAATAGACCTCTCTCGTATCTATCCTATATACTCAAATCGACTTCATGCCTGACACCTTCGATTAACGGTGGAATAACTTTTTCCGTAATGCAGGGGACGTTCTGCTTACGTGGTTACAGCAACTTACATTACAACTTAAAAAGACAAATAGATGTTATTCTCCCTAACTCATTACTTTTCGATACTTACTCAGCCGAATTTCATATACATACTGTTGTAATCATCAGGTAAGAATACAACATATTCAATTTTATTTCTTTGCGACTTGAAAAGCTGGGCTAAAGCCCTTGGGCGCTTTTCTGGCGTCGTCTTTTCCTTTCACGAGCCGAGCTCGTTCAAGAAAAAGGATAGTACTTTGTCTTTTTCTGCTTGTACTTAACAGCTTACACACTCTCACTGAGCCGAGTAAGATTATGGAGACCACCATTATCCTGTTTTATAGTTTATTTTACAACGGAGACCACCGTTATCCTCATCAAGTTTTATTTTACAACGGAGACCACCGTTATCCTCATCAAGTTTTATTTTACAACGGAGACCACCGTTATCCTAGTTTGTTTTTATATTATTTTTTTATATATATAATTATACCATAATATTTTTTAAATGTCAAGTATAAATTATACATTTATTATTTTTTTTTTTTAGAATAAATAACAAAAGAACTAAGTTCCTTTTAAAATAATTTAAAAACTAACAATAACCGTCCTACGAAATGGAACAGGCTCGGACTGTTCCATGAGTAGAAAGCGCCAGAAAAGCGCCCAAGTGAGCGATAGCTCACAGCTTTTCAAGCTTTGAAAACTTGCTTATATTATAGTAGAAAACTATAAAAAAGTACAATATTATACTTGACTTTTTTGGTTAAAAATGGTATAATATATAGTATACTGATTAGAAAAGAGGACGTAAAAATAAACACAGGAATTAATGATTTTTTAGAACACGACATTGATTTCACTAATTATGATGTTGTTCGTAATGTTATCTTGAACAAACAAACAATTATTGAAGTAGTAACATATCAACAACGTTCAAAGTTTCTATCTTTCGAAAACAGGGAATTTAATATAGAGCTTGTTGAGTATGTTGAAAATATCTATTCTAAATTAGATAAATATATTGAGGTTTGCAACTTCAACAATAAAAACACTAAGTTAATTCATATGCTTTTCGAGGGATACAGTATAAAAGAAATAGCTACAGAGTTAAAAATAAAAAATGAAGCTATCTTTGACCGAGTTCGAAGAATAACCTTTAAAATAAATTCTGTTGCAGTAAAGGATAAAAGAGAAAACAATGAAATTAAAATTACCTAGTGGTGAAGAAATTAAATTGCCAGATTTCGATAGTCTCAAGCAAAGACTCACGCTGGTAGACGAGTTAATTTCAAAACACGATGAAATAATCATGGATAATATGGATAGTTCTCAGGTTAAGTTCTTCTTAAATGGATGCTCAAATTATATTATTTGGTTCATAGATAAAGAAGACAAACGAGGGGATAATTCAATTATACATAGAAAGAAAAGTATCAAAATGAATGGATACGACAAAAACAATATTCCTTTTACAGATTTGTCTATGGAGGAATTAATAAAATATGGAATCGAGGATAGTTTAGAAGATTGAATAATTTAAAATTTTTAGAAGAATGTATTGTTGATGCAGATAACATTTTTACAGTAAGAGGTATTCACTTTAAGATTAGTCCTCTAGTTGAAGAATATCGAGTGTTTAATTCTTACAAGAACACAGAAGACTTCACAAATGAATCAGAAATGAGCATTGTCAAAGTCTTCATTAACAGAGATAATCTCAATTTCGTATTCCTAGACGAAAAGAATAAACCTATCACAAAACTTATGATTGTAGAGGATGACGTGTTATGAGTAAAAAAAATTACTATAGAACGTTGTCTCAGGAAATTTGGGAAGATGATGAACTTCGAGAGTTAGGAATAACACAGAAAGATGTTAAGGCTGTGATTAGTGCTTTTGAAAGACATATGTCAACAAAGTTGCGTGAGACAGGAGAGTTCCGCTGGAAGAATGTCATGGTACTAAAGACAAAATTAATTAAAGGATTTAGCTTTTATGATGTAACAGCCAGAGAGAGTAAGGTATTTGACGACTATTATCGCATTCAATATAAGCCTGCTGACAAATTCAAGCGTAATGTAAAGCAACGTAAAGAAGATTTAGAACTTATTGCTGAAATAGAAAAATTTGAGGATGAATATGGACAAAAAGATTAAATACGTTATTGACACTAATGCTGTAATTGATAACCCAAACTTGCTTGATAAATATGATGTTGTCATTCCAAGTATTGTTCTCAAAGAAATTGAAGACCTAGAACTCAAAAAGTCAAACCAAGTATTACAGTATGGTATTCGGAATGTTAAACGAATCTTATTGAATTATGTAAAAGAAAATAATGGCGATATCTTTGATATTACATCTGTCAAAAATACAACAGAGTATACAGATAGCTATGCTGACAATGCAATTATCTCATTTGCAAAAGAAAAAGGATATGGAATCATCACAAATGATGTTCTAATGTATCTTAAGGCAACAGGGTTGGGTATTCCAGTTATAATTCCTAGCCTCGGTGAGAAAGATAAAACTATTTATGAAGGGGTTAGAAATATCTTCATAAATGATGAAAATAGTGGTAGTGGAGAACTGTTACTAGACCACATTGAGACAGAGATTTATAAATCAACAGCCAATAAAGATTATACTGTACCAAAAGATACACCATTTGAAGAGAATGAATACATTGTTTTTCTTGACAAAGCACAGGAGACATATAACAGCAAAGGTGAACATGTTGGATACAAAGACGTTGGATTATTTAAATATAGCTCTAAAGACGGATTTCAGCGAATTGGAACACCTGTGATTAAGGGGTATCAAGAGAATATTAAACCACGTAACGTTCGTCAGCGTTGTGCAGTCGATATGCTTAAAGACCCTGAGACTAAAGTTAAGGCACTCTTTGGGACATTTGGTGCTGGCAAAGATTACCTAATGTTGGGTCAAGCCCTTTCGTTAGTAATGGATGAGGCAAGTCCAATTGACAAACTGATTTGGGTTCGTAACAATGTGGAAGTCAAAGATTCTAATCCAATTGGATTCTTACCGAATAGTCTTGAGGAAAAACTAAAACCATTCTTAATGCCAATGGTTGACCACCTAGGTGGAGACGAAGCTATTTTAGACGAATTGATGCTTCAAGGAAAAATTGAAGTACAACATTTAGGTTTCATTCGTGGTCGTGATATCAAAAACGCAATCATTTATGTGACAGAAGTACAATCCAACACACGTGAACATATTCAATTGTTACTAAGTCGTGTATCCGATGGTTCTCAAATCTGGTTCAACGGAGATAGTGAACAAACCGATAGCGATAAATTTAAATACAATAATGGTGTGAACGCATTGCGAAAGCTTGCTGGTCAAGAACTTTACGCACAAGTAACTCTGGACAAAACAGAACGTTCAGCAGTTGCTCAAATGGCAAATTTATTAGACGAGGGTTAACAGAAATAATGAGAAAATACGAGAATAGAAAAGGCGAAATAGTAGAACTTTCAGAAGAACACATTGAGGCTTCTATCCGAATTAAAATAGAACTTCAAAATGCTAGTCCTTCTCAACGTTGTAGTTGGAAAGAACATAAAAAACTCATGGAGAGTGAGGGTTTCTACAACTCTGAAAATTCAGAAGAATATCGTCAGGTTATAAAATCAGAACAAAAGAAACGTGGTTTATTGCCAAGTACTCAAAAATATGTTGACTTTGTTACTGATAAAAAATTAGAATCTCTTAAGAGTGTAGTTGGCGAAAGTTATATGGCTAAACGACAACTTGCAAGAGAAAGACAACTTTTAAACAAAATGAAACGTGATGTGACAGATAATCTTGTTATTCACGAAGAAATTGTAGAAGCAATCTCTAACATTTCAATTGATGTTCCTAATATTAAACCACTTCCAACACCAGAAATCTCTGGTACGGAAGCAGTATCAGTTTTGTCAGATTTACATATTGGTTTGAACGCAACTGACGATATGGGGAAAGAAACTCAGAAAATGAGACTTGATTATCTTCTTCAAGAAACAATCAAGTATTACAAATTGTTTAATGTTCAACATGTAACAATTCTTGACCTTGGAGATGAAATTGAAAATTCCCTATTGCATAAACCAACGTCAACAGCTACAACATGGGGTCATAATTCAGACCAGTTTACCACATATGTTAAATGGATTTTTGAGTATATGACAAAACTATCAGCAGAGTTTAAAGTGACTTATGTTGGTAATATAATGGGTAATCATTCTCGTTTAGGAGAAAAGGGTGAAAATCTTAATGGAGATTCATATTCTAAAATGGCTACAAATATGTTAACAACATTGATTGATAGCATTGACAATCCTAACTTGAACTATGACCTATCTGGATATGAACATACTCATGGAACGTTTACAGTTAAGGGATACACTTTCTTAGCGGAACACGGAGACCTCTCTAAACAAGGAATTACAAAGCTTACTCGATACTCTAGTGCACTTGATAAAAAGATTTCGTATGTTCTCACAGGTCATATTCACAACTTCCGAGTGGAGACAGAAAATCATGGTCGTAAAGTATTTACAAGTGGAAGTCTTAATTTTAGCAATGATTACTCTCGCAACCTAGGCTTTTATACTAATGGTTCTCAAATGATAATCTTAGTTGATGAACATGGTGCACAACCAATAAATATTGATTTAGAGCACATTCGAGAAAAATAACAAACTAATTTGTTAAAAAAAAAAAATTAAAAAACACGTTGATTTCCCTCTCAAAAGGTTTATACTATGAGAGGGTAATTATATTTTAGAAAGGATTTTTAATGATTGCTGATACTAAAAAATGTTTCAATTGTAAAATAGAAAAACCTTTAAAGAATTTCTATCAAACAAAAAGTAATGTTAGATTTCCTGATGGATATTATCACCTCTGTAAAGAATGTATTGTAAGCGTTGTCGGCAATGACCTTAGTGTTGATGTTGCCAAGTTACTATATGAAGTTGATGTTCCTCTTATGAAGACCCCTTGGGCTTCTGCTATTAAACGCAAAGGAGAAACAATCTTAGAATATCTTAAGATTATGAATCAAGTAAGATATAAAAAGCTTTCATACAACGACTCAGAGTTGACTTTAGAAGTTAAGAAAGACAACAAATTTAAATTAGAGGATGAATACTTAGCCTTCAATAAAGAAGAACGTGCTACTGAAAAAGAATCTAAAGACCTTGACAAACTCTTTGATTCACAAGAAGACGGAACAGTTTTTATCTTAGCTAACAATGGTAAAAAAATTATGTTGACTGATGAGTTGCGTAAAAAGTGGCTCAGGAAAGATTCAAGTTTTGATGATGATGAAATACTTGAATTAGAGAAATATTTCGTTGACATGAAAAATGATTTCACTATTGAAAATACAAGCGCTATTAATCTCTTGTATGAGTTGTCTGTTTTGTCTGTTAAGAAACAAAGGGCTTTGAGTGATGATAACATTAGTGATTATGACAAACTAGACAAATCATTCCAGAACAAATTAAAAGTTTCTGGATTCCAACCTATTGATGAGAAGGATAGTTTAGAGAAAACAGGTGTTACAAGCTTTGGTCAAATCGTTGCTCAGATTGAACGTGACTCAGGTTTTATTCCACCAAATCTCGTTAAAACAAATCCTGATGATATTGACCTTATGTTGATGCGATACAAACAATGGGCACAAAGATTTACTGACCAACCAGTAGATGTTGAAGTTGACCATACTTGGAGAGAAGACATCAAGTCAGAAGATATTGATTTTAGTGTCCATGATACGTCAGAAGGAGAACCTGAGATTGTAGCTGATGACGAGGAGAATTAAGAATGTTATCAGTTAAAGAATTTAATGATAATTTTGGAGATGTCAAAGATGGTTTTAGAGATATGATTTCATATTTCAGAATGTATCCAGACAGATTCATAGATTATATCAAAACAGAATCTACGATGTTTGATTTACTTCCATTCCAAAGAGTTTATATGCGAACTTTCTTTCGATATAAAAGGGTTGGGATTGTAGCAAGTCGTGGGATTTCTAAAACATATATTGAACTTCTTTCAAATTATGTTAAATGTATTCTATATCCAAATAATGCCTTGGCAGTAGCAATGCCAACTAAAGAACAGTCTGCAAAAGTAGTTAAATCTAAGTTTGAAGAATTTTGGAGAGATTATCCATTACTCAAAAATGAATTAATCTTCAATAAATGTAAATTCGAAAAAGATTATGTCAAACTAGTCTTCAAAAACGGTTCAACACTAGATACCCTTACAGTAGGTGAAAGTTCACGTGGTTTGCGTGCACAAGGAATTACCTTAGAGGAAATAGTTGACGAACGTATGGACGCAAAAACAATTAATGAAGTTATACGTCCAATGCTTGCGCAAGCACGTAACGTTGTTGGTCATGGTGTTGATAAAGAAAACGAATACTCTAAAACAGAAGCTTATGTTACAACAGCTTCTCACAAGCAATCTTATTGTTATGATAAGTTTAGGGCATTATATGAAGAGATGGAACAGGGTAAACCGACAATTGTTCTTGGAACAAGCTACGAGATGGGGACACACTTTGGAACTCTTGATATAGATGATGTCAATGAAAAACTTGAAGACCCTACATATAGCCCACTATCATTTGAACGTGAGTTCAGGTCAGTCTTTACTGGTTCTAGCGAAAAATCATTAGTTTCAGCAGACGAAATCAGTAAAGCCCGTGTCTTAGAGAAACCAATGTGGAAAATTAATAGTGAAGATAAGAAGAACCCTAATGTAAGATTCGTTCTATCATATGACGTAGCTAGGGCAACAACTGGAAATACAGCCAATAGCTCTTTAGCAGTAATACGTATTGAAGATAGAGGGGACGGAACTTATACTAAGCATTTAGTCAATATCTTTACAATGCAAGGTAGTCACTTTGAGAATCAAGCTAAGTTCTTGAAACAAAAAGTAAACGAGTTCAATGCGACAATTCTTTGTGTAGATATTAATGGTATGGGTTGGGGATTGGTCGATTACTTAACAAGTGAAATTGATGACAACCCTCCTTATAGTGTTGTTAATGATGAGGGTTACGCTGAGTATAAAAAGCCAAACAGTATTCCTATGATTTTTGCAGTATCTGCCCAAAAGAAAGGCACTAAGAACTCAAATATTATTAATCACTTCATGGCTACGTTTGCAAATAATGATGTTAAAATATTAACTTCCGAATCTAAGATTCAAGCAAGTATCAAAGAAAAAGACCCACGAAAAGAAGCTGATAAATTATTACCATTTATTCAGACAGACCGACTGGTTGATGAAATCATGAACCTCGAATATGTAAACAATGGCAATACAGGTACTGTTAAACAAGTATCTCAAAAAATACAAAAAGACAGATACTCTGCTTTCGCTTATGGTCTCTATTGGATTTATTTAGAAGAATCAGAAAGTAAAAGAAAGAGAAAGAAACCAGATGATGATGCATATGGCTTCATGAAAATTAAAGCACCTGTTTATAAAAGATTCAAATAAAATAAGATAGAAAGGAGATAAGTTTGGCTAAAAATAAGAAGAAAAGACTTAATATGGTTGATGTTGATTCTATTAGTGCTTATAGTAATAAGAGAAACAATAGAATTTCAATACTGCGTAATGATAATAAAACACCTGTTTTTGGTGCACCAGTAGGTTCACTTACATCAAGTCAAAGTAAAGTGCGTAAAGTGGTCAAAGAGTATCGAAGCGAAGCAAACCAAAAGATATTACGAAAAGTGAGTGAAGACTTAGCAGTTCAAAGTCAACAATATCAAAGATTATTAAACTTCTATGCAGACATGCCTTTGTATGCTTATTCGGTAGTTCCGTTTAAAGATATTTCAACAGCAAATGAAAATAAATTAAAAAAGGAACTAGCAACAGTTACAGAATTTCTATCTCGTTTAAATCCTAAATATAACTTTAGCAAAATAGTTAAATTGGCAATGACAGTAGATATTTTTTATGGATATGTTATTGACGATAAAGAATCCGTAATGATTCAACAGTTTCCTAATGATATATGTAGAATTAGTTCAGTTAGTGGCGGTGTTTATAACTATGTGATTGACTTGGATGCCCTAATTAGTGCAGACATAGTAGATTATTATCCTCAAGAAATTCAGGATGCAGTTATCAAATACAATACCATGAAAAAAGGAAATAACAAAAGTGCTTCCAACTGGTATGAAATTCAAGATAAAAATAGTATCTGTATCAAAATAAATGAGTCTAGCTTAGTTCCTATACCACCCTTTGCAGGGACATTTGATAGCATTTATGATATTCATTCGTTTAAAGATTTACGAAATGACAAGGCAGAACTCCAAAACTACAAGTTATTGATTCAAAAACTTGAAACACGTTCTAGTAATGATAATAATGACTTTACATTGGATATGCCTATGATGAATTATTTCCATGAAGCATTATCAATGACAGTTCCTGACAATGTTGGAGTTGTAACATCTCCAATGGAAATTGATACTGTATCATTTGACAAAGATGGTGCATCAGACGATAGCGTAGAAAAAGCAACTAAAAACTTTTGGGACAGCGCAGGGGTAAGTCAAATCTTATTCTCTTCTGATAATAAAACTTCACAAGGTATTGCAATGAGTATTGCAACTGACGAACAGTTTATTTTTGGAGTTCTCAATCAGCTTGAACGTTGGTTGAATAGATATATGTTATTAAATGGTATGTCTAAATACTTCAAAGCAACAATGTTAGAGGTAACACATTTTAGTAAAAAAGAAGCTCACGATAGATATATCACGGATGCTCAGTATGGATTCCCAGTCAAGGTTTATCTTGCATCTCTTATGGGAATTGACCCAGTAGCATTTACTGGATTACTTAAGGTTGAAAATGAAATGCTTGACCTACCAGAAATTATGACTCCATTAAGTTCTTCGTTTAATACAAGCGGTTCTGATATTGCAGAAAATGCAACAGAGGAAAAAGCAAAAGAAGGCGGAAGACCTACTAACGAAGAAACTGGCAATAAAGACAGCGATGAGACGCAGAGGTCTAAAGATAAGCCAGCAAATACGCAGTAAGGAGATAAGAAATGGTAGATAATACTAAAATCCTAAACTCTAAAATGATTAACTTTGAAATCACGGAGAGTTTAAGTCCACTATTTTCAAAAGCTAGAGTGACGGTTATGTATCATGGAGACAATCCAAACCGTTCTCATTTTGATAAGTGGGATGTTGAAAAGGCTGTTCCTTCATTAAAAAATATTCCAATCGTTGGTTATTTTAGCGAAGAAGATGAAAATTTTGGTGGACATGAACGTAGCCTTGTGGTAGAAGATGATAAGATTGTTGCTAAAACAAAAACAGTACCAATTGGTGTTGTTCCTGAAAGTGCAGTTTTTTCTTGGGAAAATATTATAGACAAAGATGGAATCCGAAGAGAATATCTTGTTATTGATAACGCTTTAATCTGGAATAGAGATGAGAAACTTGTTTCTGCTTTATCCACAGATGATTTTGGTCAGTCAATGGAAATCACAGTTAATGAATATTATACTCTTGATGGTATTGATTACATTACTGATTTTTATTTCACAGCACTATGTGTGCTTGGCATCGATAAGAACGGAGCTGGATATGTAAGACCAGCATTTAACGATGCCAAAGTTCAAACATACTCAAAAGATGATTCACTAACTGAAAGTATGCAGAACATGTTTAAAGATTTAAAATTTGCTTTAAACGAAATCGAAACTATCGAGAAGGGAGAACCAAAGTTGAAATTAGAAGACTTACTCGCAAAATTTTCTTTGACAGAAGAAGAACTTTCAGCTAAAGTTAAAAATTACGCAGAAATTCCTGTTGAAGAGGTTGAAAAAGAATTGGCAGAATTTGCTAAAGCAGAAGCTGATGCAGATAAAAAAGCAAAAGCTAAAGCTAAAGAAGACGAACCTAAAAAAGCAAAAAAACCTGAGACATCTGACAATGCAACTATTGCAAAGCTAGAAAAACAAATCGAAGAGTTGAAATCAGAAAATGAAAAACTCAAAGAAGAAATCAAAGGTTTGAAAGCTAAAAATGGTAAATTTGAATTAGACAATCATGTTCGTGAATGCAACGATAAAGTTGAATCATTCATTGAAACTTATGGTTTAGATGAATCTGCTGTAAAAGAACTTGATTATTCTGCGTTTGAAAATACAGATGCTCTTGAAGTGAAATTATTCGAAATGCTTGGTCGTATGGCTAAACCAGTAGAAAAAAATATTTCAAAAGAATTTGCTAAAATCACAATCAAACCAGAACAAGGAAATAAAAAACAATATTCATTCGAAGATTTGTTTAACTAAGAAAAGACATTAATAGGAGGAATAATTAATGGCAATCGTTAATTTAGATAAAGTATTAAGTGGTGTAAATGGTAACTTGGAATCTATCGTTGCATATGACTCAGGTGCAAACCTTGTAAAAGACTATGCAAATGGATTGTTTGTTGATGTTGATGTGCTTCTTCCAGACTCTGCTGGTGAATGGACTGGTCGTAAAGGTGAAGTGAAAAAGGGTGTAATTTCAACAGACGGTACTAAAGATACAGTTATGTTACATGCACCAGAACTTCAATATGATGAACGTAGCCCTTTGCGTAATTTCAAAAACGAAGAAGGTAAAGTCGTTCGTGGATACCGTCTTCAACGTGGAGACATTTTGACAATGACCGACCAATCAATCACAGTTGGTTCTCACGGAGATTTAGCTGTAGGTAATACACTTACAGTTAAAAATGGTAGATTGGCTAAAGAAGATTCACCAAAAGCAGGACAACTTACACTTAAAGTTATTGAAGATGCTGGAAACACACTCGATACTGTTGAAAAAGCTTGGACTCTTCAAGTTCAGTAATAATATAGGAAACCAAGATACCTAGGAGGAAAATTTTAATGGAAACAAAAGCTCTTGTAGAATTAGCTAAAATGTATGTAAATGGCACTTTGCCAAAAGATTTCTCAGCTAAAGATGTAACACCGTCAGAAGCACTTCGTAAAGGATTTTATGAATTGCTCGAAGTAGAAGTTGGGCAACCAATCTCTCCTAAGACTTTCCGTAAACACAAAAATGAAGTCTTTGAAGTTATTGAAGAAGTTATTGAAATCACAGTCAACGAAGGATTTACAAATATTCTTGACGGTTTGATTGACTACCGTAACCTTGCACTTGGGGATAAAAATGAATTTTATATCCCAGATAACTCTAACTTCCGTGTGTCTGTAATTTCAGATGGTAACGGTAACCTTAGACGTCAACGTCACCGTGAAGGTGAACGCTTCTCTGTTCCAACTGTACGTCGTGGAGTTAAAATCTATGAAGAATTTGACCGTTTCATGGCTGGTCGTGTAGATTTCGTAGAAATGGCTCGTAAAGTTGGTGAGTCAATGGTTAAATCTATTCAGGAAGATATTTATGATGCAATTCTTAAAAACTTCCGTGCAGGTGGTGCGGGTGAACCTTACCGTCTTACTTTGTCTGGTGGACTTCCAACTGAGAAACAAATTTTAGAAGTTGCAAAACACTTGGAAGCACGTACTGGTGCGGAAGTTGTTATCTATGGTACTGCTCTTGCTTTGAGCAATCTTGATATCAAATTCCCATCTGACGCTTCAAATAACCAACGTAACCAACAAGCTTTTTATGGTCGTATTGCTGGTATTGAAGCTAAAGAACTTCCAGCTTTGCACCAAGAAGGAACTAATACTTTCATCTTCGAAGACGATGCTATCTTGCTCTTGCCACAAACTAATGATAAATTCGTTAAAGTGGTTAATGAGGGTGAAGCATACGTTGAAGAAAGCGAATCAGTAAATCGTGATGACCTTCAAAAAGAATACCTTTTGACTCAAAAACTTGGTATTGCTACAGTACCATCAAGTCAATTTGGTTACATCAAATTTAAAGCTAAATAATATTGGAGGGGGATTATTCCCCTTTTAATATGTTTTAAGAGAGAATAAGGAGATTACAAACAATGGCAACAATTAAAGAAATCAAAGAAGAATTGGTTAGAGATTATTCTTACAGTAAAGCAGACTTTACTAATGCAGATGGAAAACCTTTAAATTTTAAGCAACTAGAATCTGTATTAAAAAAAGAAAAGGCTAAAGCGAATGCTGTCGAAAAATCTGGAGATACATCATTAGATGAGTTCGATTTAGAAGCTATAGTAGAAGAAAAAAGTAAATTTAAAGATGATGATTTGATTATGGTCATGGCTGGTATTAACGGACGTTTGCTACATACCTCACAAGCAGGAAATGGTGTTTTTGAGTTTCGTGGCTTTGGTCAAAAGAACAAAATGCCTTATAAAGAATTGAAGTCTATGAATAATTTAGCTCGTGAAGCTCTTACTGATGGATGGATTATTATTCTTAATAAAGACCTTATTAAAGAGTTTAATCTTGAATCTGCTTACACACACTTCTTAACACCAGCACGTGTAAAACAAATCTTGGAAATGCGTACAGACGATATTCGTGAAGTAATTCAATCACTTCCAAACGAAATGCGTACTACACTCTTTGACGAGGCTAAAAGACGTTACAATACTGGTGAGTTAGATAGTTCTTTCATTATTAAAACTTTTGAAGATGAGTATGATATTTCATTCGAGGACAATTTGCCAATCAAATAATAATCGAAAGGAAGTAAAATATGTCAACTAATATCACAAGAGTTTATAGTAGTTTCTTACAGAAGATTTCAGATTATAAGTTCCTCGATGATAAAGACTATGTAGAATCTGTATTATTCGGATATTATAGAACAGCAAGTGCTGAATTTGTACAATGTCCAAAAGATTTATCTACAGATGCTGACGGAGAAAAAATTCTACCAAAAGTAGTTAATATCAATGCAGACCTTACTAATTTAGAAGTTGAAATTATAGCAATGCTTATGATTGTAGAATACTTCAAACAAATCATGATTCGTAATGAGACTCTTGAACAAGCTCTTAGCAATTCTGATTTTAAGATACTTTCGCAAGCAAATCAAATTAACCAATTAAAAGACTTTTATAAAGAGATTAAAAGAGAGACAGCGGTAAAAGTTACAAAATATACGTTTGTAGGTGCAGTATATGATAAAAGATAACAAAAGATTAGTAGAATATTTTGAAGTAAAAAATGTGAATAGTATTTTTAAAATACTACCATTGTATGAAGAAAATAACGCTAACTTAGATTCTTATATCTCATCTCTAATAATCGAATTAGATGGTCTTGAATCTTACATTAATTATAAGCTGTCAGAATTTGTAACACTTATTGCGGTTATCTCTAGTCTTCAAAATGAGACAAAAAAGACTGCGAATCAAGATATAGTAAAAAGAGAGGTTTTTAAAGCGATAGAGATTTCCAAATCTTTAGCTTCGAAAATGGTGGAATAATATGGACTATTTTGAAGTATATAAAAAGAGACTGGAAGCTAATGGTACTGACGTAGGAGACTCTCTTCGGAAGAACACTCATTACTTTAAAGATAAAAAGTTCAAAACTTCAACAAGCTACAGACGGTCTAAAATCTTTACCAATATGGGTACTGATAAAGAAAGTTTTGTTGAAGAAGATATTCGTGTAATAGAAATTGACAGACAAGGAACGTTGAGAAATATCCTTTTCAAACCAAATGTATTGCATAAAGTCGGAAATATCCTAGAGTTCGATGGAGATAAATGGCTTGCTTATGATACCTTTGGTTCGACTGTTGATGATATCAAACTAAGAGTGGGCAAGATAAATGACACCCTAAGATGGAAAGATACTTCTGGGAAGATAATTGATATTCCCTCAATAACATCTACTTCATATTTAGGTTCAGGCTCTAAAGCAAACGATGCTGGACTAGCTTACAACGTCTTTGACGTCAAAACACCAGTTGGGAAAATACTCGTTGCAGTAGAATTAAATGAGTTGACAACTACCTTGAGATTAGGTCAAAGATTTATTTGTGGTAGTAAAGCATATAAACTTGAACACGTTGACGATATCAGTTATGTCGATAGTGATTATTATGGTGTTTTACAACTTACGCTCAAAGAAGATATAAGAAACGATGCGAAAGATAACTTTGAAACTGGAATAGCGTATCAAGATATATGGAATGTAAAGAGTGAAGAGGAAGATGAAAGGGGTGGATGGTAATGGGAATGCCTACTAAAAATTATCAAATGATGCTGGATGAACAAGCTGAAATCCAAGCGTATACAATTGATAAAATGAGTACAGCTATTGTTCGTATTATGGATGCTCTCAAGGAAGACGAAGATATCTTTAAGTTATTATATTTTAAAGATGCTAAAGCTTTAGGGAGACCACTCGATACGAAGGCAAAAGAAATCTTTGAAAATGGACTTATTATCAAAGATAAAGATGATAATCAAAAAATCAAAGCTTACCCATTCGACCCAGAACCTGCAATATCCGAAGGAATTTTTGTTCGCATATATTTTTCAGATGGTACGCTAGGTAAAGATGGGGTTTATTCTAAAAGTCAATTAAACTTAGATATAATTTGTTCGCATGATATGTGGTTAACTTCTGATTCTGAATCAAAAGTTAAAATAATTAGACCCTATGGTTTAATGAACAGAATTAATAAAATTTTGACAAAAGAAAGAATAGATAGACTACCTGTACCAATTGGTTTTACACATCTTACAGTAAATAGCAAATTTGAATGTATAAGAGTCTACTTAGATACTATTGCTATTGAAAAGGGTGGTGATAAAGTTGATTCAAGTAGATGATAAGCTAAATCTAATATTAGGAAATAGTATTAGAGTCAACGATTTTTTATCCCTGAAACAATTTAAACTCAAAGAAATTGCCAATATTGGATTTAGTGATTACTTATTTCGTGTCAGCAATATCCTTAGAGATGTTGATGATTTTATGAAAATGTTTATTGACTCACCCAATTATATGGATTTATATCAACAGCGTAATCAATTAACCGCTCTTGATATGCACTTGATGGTCTGTACTGATGATGAGTATAAAAAAATTTTTACAAGCTCACTAGAGTTTGTCCTTGGCTTGCCAGAGGGGTCTATTGAGGTAGAGTACGATAGATTATTATATAAAAATCTCTCGTCCGATGAAGACGTTAAACTTATAGATAAAGAAACTTTCTCTACAATCATAAATAAGGTCAAAATCATTAATGGGTTTGCAGATAGCAAAACTGATAATGAAGAAAATCCTTATGATGAGAAAGCTAAAAAAATGTTAGAGAAACTTAGAAGAAACAGAGAAAAAGTTGAACAAATCAAAGCAAAAGAAAAAGCCGATAGTAGCCGTGATATTGCGGATATTATTAGTGCTGTAACTGCAATGAGTCCTTCAACAAATAAACTTAATGTTTTAGAATATACTCTCTATCAATTATACGATGAACATTCTCGCCTATATGCAATTGAAGGATACAAGATGTCTGTCAAAGCATCAATATATGGCGGTAATGAAATTTCAGATTGGGGAGCACCCCAATAATCCTAGGAGGAACTAAATAATGAGTAAATTTGGTATTAAAGAAGTCGCAGACGTAATCTTTTTCGATATCGCAACTGGTAAACCAGTATTGTTCTTTGATACTTTGAAAACTTCAAGTATCGAAAACGCTTCAGAAACAACTGATGCTACTGGTGGTCGTGGTAATGCAAAACTTATGACTTGGAACTACTCTCGTACAGCAACACTTCAAATGCAAGATGCTTTGCTTTCACTAGAATCAATGGCTGTTCTTGCTGGTACAGAAGTTGTAGCTGGTACAACTTTGTACAAACGTGAAAAACTTGCTGTTAAGACTAATACAGCAACTCTATCTGAAACTCCATCCGAAAGCACAAAAGTGACAATCGTTGATAAAGATGGTAAAGAAGTGTCTGCTGCTAGAGTTTCAGGTACTAGCGTTACAGGGTTGGATGATCAAACAACCGTTTCAGCATACTATGAATATAAAGCACCTAGCTCTGCTAAGACAGTTAAATTCGTGTCTGATAAATTCCCTAGTGCTTACCGTGTAATTGGTGATACAATTGTACGTGATAATGCCACTGGTAAAGACCGTGTTGCACAATTCCTTATCCCTAAAGCACAGCTTCAAGCTGGTTTCACATTCACAATGGATGCTGAAAACGTTTCTACATTCGACTTCAACCTTGACATTCTTCGTGACGGTGAATCAACTGACTTGTACTCTCTCACTATTGTCTAATAGATAATACGCTACATAAGGACTGGGCTGTTAAGTAGCTCAGTCCTTTTTTGTTTGAAAGGAGGAAGATATGAATGACGATTTTTTCAAAATTATTAAAGCATACAGAGATTCAAAGATTAAAAGTTTAATGATGTTTAATTGGACAGTTTCATTCGTTACCGTAGTGATTGGAATAATTAGTCTTCTGAAAGACTTTATCAATACCAAGATAGTTGTTATTACTTTTTCCGAGAATAAAGGCTTTGACATTCTTTTTTCTCTTCTTTTTATATCTTTAGGAGTTCTCGCCATTGTGTATATTAATAAAACACAGACATATAGAAAAGTAGTATTTTTGCTTACTGTTGTTTGGGTATGGATATACCTTAACCAATTAATTTTAGGACTATCACAAACACCAAATGTAAAACATATACTAATCATACCTATAATTGTTCAATTAATATATATGATGAAAGCGAGTGTGTTCCTATATGAAACTGATTGATATATTACAGTGGGCTGGTGGTGCAGGTGGTGTTGCACTCTTAGGGTTATTATTTAATCAGTTCAATTCAAGAAAGACGGCTGAACATGGTTTGATAGATAAAATGACAGCTCAAATCAACTTATCAGATGAAAGATACAACCATTTGGTAGAGAGGGTTGATAAGATTGAAAAAGAGAATGAAATCCTAAAGAATGACAACATGACGATAAGGTATGATAAGACTCAAATCATTGCTGAAAAAGATAGGATGGAAAAGGAATTAGCCGATAAGATTGAAATATTAACCAAAGAGAATAGATATTTAAAGAAAAGAATAAAGGAACTAGAATCCCAGCTAAAGGGTAATGAGGGAAGTGCATAATTGGCATTTGCGTTTCTTCTCATTTTATGGTATAATAGTAATAAGAAAGAATTAAAGGAGAAATCACTTTGACAGATAAAAAAATAGTTGACATCACACAAGAGGAAAAACCTAAAAAAACTACCAAAGCCAAAACTACTAAAACTACAGCCAAAAAAGAAACAGCCAAACATTTAACACCTGCTCAGATTCAAGCGAAGATTAAAAAGTCTCGTGGAATTATGAAAGTCGGAGTTACGATTGATGGTGAAGAGTTCTACTATAATATTGATACTGTACCTACTGAAAGTAAAAAAGCAGAAATTGAGACTAAAATTCGAGAAACTCTTTCATATTTTCTTTCGGAAGATGAAAAGCAAGATGGTCTCATTATGGAGCTATACAAACAAAATGAAGGATTCAAAAATGAGTTTGATATTATTGCAGGTTCATTTGTAGTTGTAGACATCCTCGCTGTGTTCTCTGATTTTGAAGTCGGTGAAACAATTGAAGACAAACAAAACTTCTTAATTGACTTAATGGATGTTGGAATTTTTAATGATATTTCTGAAAATCTTCCTGAATCTATTCAATCTTTGATTAAGGAAATTACAGATAAAATTTCTCGTGAAACAGATGAAATTACTAAAAAAACAGAAGACTTACGTTTGCAAATTGAAAAAATTGAAAAAGACAATAAAAAATAAGATAACCACTAAATAACTAACATTTAAGTGAAAGATTAATAAAAAAATGGTTGGATTTTTAGTTCAATCATTTTTTTTGTTTTGGAGTGTAAGAATGGAAAATATTGATGTTTGGGCTAATCAGGTTGTAGAATCTTTAAAAAGAGAACTTGAAGATGAAGCCAAAAAATACTACAAAAAAGAATTAAATAAATTAGGTCAAGACTTGCATAAATCATTTCTTAGTAAATGGGATGAATACCTTCATTCATATACTCCAAAGCAATATGTCAGAACAGGCAGAACACGTCAAGGTATCAAACTTGATAAAAAGGTTGCTTTAAAACATGATGGTACTCTTGAAATCAGCGTTCAATTTGAAGACAGTTATATGAAACAATATGATTTCAACAAAGGTGGAGCTAAGCGTAACGTATTCATGGCAATGAATGATGGTTGGGGTTCTTTTGGTGCTAAACCTGACAGGTTCGCTTATTCACCGCCATTGCATATCATAGAGAGAGTTGAGTCTGAAATAAGCAGAGCTTTACCTGATAATATAAAATTAGAAATAAAATGGACTGGTGGTAAACAATGAAACTTTACGAAAAAAATGCAAAGATTCTTGGTTTCTCAGATGAGGAATTTAAGAAACTTGCAGACCCTATCACAGTTGAATTGGTAGAAGATTTTTTACGACAATCACAAAAGAGTGACCAGACTTTAAAGCAATATAAATCTGGTCTATATATCTTTTGTAAGTTTGTTTATGACGAACTAGGTAATAAACCTGTTACAGAATTAAAAATTCGTGATGCAATGAGGTATCAAAATAAATTAGTAGATATTGGTCTTAGTGATTCAGCTATTAAATTTAAACGAAGTGTTGTAAGTGCATTCTATTTACACATTGAAGCATTCTGGTCTGATGAGTATCCTAATGTACGGAACATATTTACAAAAGCTGTTCCTAATGTTGGGAATCAGAAGAAGAAAGAAAAAGTTCCATTAACAAGTGCTGAGATTAAAAAATTAACTCAACATTTAATGGACAATAAAAGATGGCAACAATTAGCTTATCTTACTTATACTTATCAAACTGGTTGTAGACGAGAAGAGTCACGTCAGCTTAAGAAAGAAGTAGTTGAATACAATAAGTATGTCAATCCAAAAGGGGTTGAAAAAAACTATTATATGACCCACAGCATACGTGCCAAGGGTCGTGGTAAGACAGGAAAAATAAGAAAATTCCAATTCGGTGAAGATGCTATGGTTGCTCTTCAAAAATGGATTGAAGAACGTGGAGAAGATGATTGTGAATACATGTTCGTTTCTCGTTCTAAAGAAACAGGTGAATATAAACAAATTTCACCAGACATGTTTAACGCTTGGTGTACACAATGGGGTAAATTCCTCGGTAAAAAAGTCCATCCTCACTTACTTAGAAGCTCTAGGGCAACTAACAGTGTTGTTGAGGACGGAAAAGACATCAAAGCTGTTCAGCAATTACTAGGACATAATTCGTCTAGCACAACAGAAATATATATCGTAAGAGATGATGAAGATGAGATAGATGCATTATTTTAATAAAAGGAGAGTGAAACTTGGCAAATCAATTACAAGCAATATTAAAATCCAACAAAATAGATATTGCTGTTGGTATCGACAAACAACGTTCGGCAGAAGAAATCAAAAAAGGATTGCAGTCTTTAATCAATGGAAATAAAGACCTCTCTATTAAAATTGGTGTAGAGTTATCAGATAATATCAAAGATATCAACTCTAAACTTAAAGAATTACAAAACAAAATTAATACTTCTTCTTCAATTCAAAATGCTATTAAGCTTGATGTTACTATTGATAGTTCTATTAAAAACCTTAGCAATCAAATTCAACAAATTCAAGCAAAGATTCAGAAGTCTCCTAGCATTAAACCTATCAAGCTAAATGTTGATGTTGACGTCAATGGCTCTGCTCTTCGTATTGCAGGTGAACTTGGTAAAATCAAAAAGATTATTAATGATTTTGAAAAAGACTATGCAACAGCTCTCAAAAAAGTAAAAGAGGTTTCTGATAGTGAAGCTGGTAATATCATGAGTGATAAGACTACAGCCAATATCAAAAATAACCTTACAGATGTTAAAAGATACATGACAGAAGCTTTTGGTGGTGGAGAATTTTCAACTAAAGTTTTTCGTGATTATACAACAAATGTAGAAACAATGTCAGCAACAGTTAAAAAAGAAACTGGCGAAATGTATACAGCTATGTTTAAACTCAAAGATACTGGTGGATTTGAGTTGATGAAAGAGTCAGAAGTCAATAAGATGGAAGCTCAAACAAATAAAGCTCGTAGACAAATGGAATCTCTTAGCGAAACTGTTAAAGTCTTGAAAACAAACCTCAAAGACTCTAACTCAGTTGAGATGTTCGACAAACTTAAAAACCAAAAATTTATCTCTACTAATGAAATTGAAACACTTAATAAAGCTATTAGAGCTGAAAAGGAACTTGTAGTTGCTCAACAAAAACGTGAAGCTTTACAAAGAAACCTGAATCAAACAGTATCGTCAATGATTCCAGATATTTCTAAAGCATCAGTAGAAATTCAGAAACTGGGTGCAAATCTGAAAGGTATGGATTCACATCAGTTAGATGCGACTTCTTCAAGATTAAAAGCATTACAAGCACAATATAAGAGTGATGAACAAGTATTCAAAACTCGTGAAAAACTCATTAAATCATTGCAGGAAACAGAGGCACAATATAGTCGTATTAGAAATAATATGTCAGGTGGTGCAAATCAACAGCAAGCAATGAATCGTACAAGTGATATTCTTGGTCAGATAAATGCAATTAAGCACCAATCGAATAGTGTTCAAGAATTAACAGAATCTATGATGAAGTTAAAAACTGTACAACTTTCTCTTAAAGAAATTCAAATGGCTTCTAGTAATTCAAGTGCAGTTACTAGTATGGCTCAACAACAACGTGCCGTAGAGAAATTAATTCAAAGTTTAAAAGATATCGGAAAATATGGTGATGGAGAAGCAAGCAGTGCTATTGACCAATTAGGTACGGCATCAAAAACATCTATAGAAGCAGTAAAACAACTTGGTCGGACTTTATCATTAGAATTAGATGAGGCAAAACGTGACCAAAAAGATATGATTCGTAACTTTGAGTTGATAAGTGCTAGTGCTAGTAACCCTAAACTAAAGAATATTCAAAGTGGAATTTTTGGAGCTTTAAATGGTGGGACAGTTGATACCTCTGCTTTAAAGAGATATTTTGGAGAATTAAAACAAGGCGAAGTCAACACTATTTCGGTAACAGAAAAAACAAATCAGTTTGGACAAGCTGTAAATGAAGTAAAAGTTAAAATGGCTGGGACAGGGAAAACTGTAGAAGCCTACACCTTCCAGATGAATAAATCCCAAACAGCAACTCAGATGGCTGTTAAAGAAACGGGAAAAGCCATTGTTGACAATGAGAATAAATCATTGGGATTTATGGAACAAATGGGAATTGCTATGAAACGCATCCCTGGTTATATCTTGTCTATGCAAGGAATATTCGCTGTTGTTAATGGGTTTAAAGGTATTAGTAGTGAGATAATGGAAACCAATAAACAAATGATTGAAATCCAACGTGTTGCTGGTGCAGGAATCAATACAGATAATCTTTTAACTGGTGCTATAACGCAATCTAAAGAGTTGGGAAATAACGTTCATGATATTTTGGATGCATTGGGTGAGTATTCTCGAACTTTTGGTGATTTGTCGGAACAACAATTATTAACTGCAACAAAGACAGCCGTAATTATGTCTAATGTTTCAGATTTGAACCTTGATGAATCGGTTTCTAGTTTAGTTGGAACGATGAATGCTTTCAACATATCAGCAGACGAATCTCTTCATATTGTAGACGCATTAAATGAAATAGATAACAATTACTCAATCTCAACAAAACAACTTGCTGAATCTCTATCAAAAGCAGGAGGAACAGCTAAAACCTTTGGGGTTTCGATGGAAGAGGTTGCAGGTGCTACAACTGCAATCGGTGCAGTTACTCAAGAATCGGGTGCTATAATCGGTAACTCTTTAAAAACAATTTATTCACGCATAACAACAATGCAACCCTCTATTGATATTTTAGATTCAGTAGGAATTTCTATTCGAAAAATGGGTGATAATGGATTGGAAATGAAACCTGTTAATGATATTCTAGGAGAATTGGCTGGTAAATGGCAAGGTCTTACAGCAGAGCAACAACAAAATATTGGTGTAACAATAGCAGGTCGTAACCAGTTATCACGTTTCTTGGCATATATGAACAATTGGCAAATGGGGTTAGATGCAACAAATGCAGGTTTAAATTCTAGTAATTCAGCAATGAAAGAACAAGGAGTTTACATGCAATCTTTCGAAGCGAAAGTTAACGCATTAAAGACTCGCTTTACTGAATTGGCATTAGCTATTGGGAAAGCATTCTTATCGGATGGAATGATGGTAGGAATAGACTCTCTAGCAAAACTAGGAGATGTTGCAGTTAAAGTAGTTGGGAGTATTGGTGCATTGCCAGCTATGCTTGGAACTGTCACGTTACTAGGTTCTACTTTTGGAGGACTTGGAAAGAGTCTTTCTACTGTAGCTAAAAAAAGTATTGATTCAAAAAATTCTCTTAAGTATCTTAGTGATGAAGTACAATTATTAACTATGGGAATGTCAGAAAAACTCGGATTCACAAAAATATTTGACAGTTTCAAAGACTCCTTCAAAAAAACAACAACAGAAATGAAAATAGCAAAAGATTCAACTAAAGAATTGGGTGCTGTACAAGGATTCCTTTCAAATTCATTAACTGTAACAAAAGGTACACTTTCAGGATTAAGTTCTGCTATGCTAACATTTGCAACATCAACAGCAGGTGTAACGCTAGGTTTGACAGTTTTGATGGCTGGTATTGGGTTTTTAACCGAAAAGATAATTAAAGCTAAAAAACATCAAGAAGATTTAATAAATAAATACAACTCAAATGTAGATAAATCCATCGAACAATTTAATAAATATGGAAATAATTTTGATGACATCATTGCTAAATATGACAAATTAAATAAAGCCAAAGAATCTGGTAAGTTAGATTCTAAGCAAGAAGAAGAATATAATAACACTGTAAAAGAACTTGCAAATATTTTACCAAATGCAATAGCGTATACAGATGCCAATGGTAAAGCACATTTAAAGGCAACAGAAGTCATTAAAAAAGAAGCAGAAGCTACATCAAAATTAAATGCTGAGAGATTAAAAGAAAAAGATAAGAAGTTTTCTTCCGATATGTCTGATAGAGAAGCTAAATATAAAAAAGAATATGAAAACATACAATATTATACTAAAGAAATAAAGAATCTTCAAGAAGTATTAGATAGCGGTAAAGACAAAAGTGGACAAATTCCAAATCAAATAAAAACTATGGATTTGGAAATAAGCGAGTCTAAAAGTAAAATATCAAAACAATTAGCAGACAATGCAACAAAAATATCTGAAAATACACAAGCTTGGTTAACATCAAAAGGGGCTATGAAAGGGGTGTCGGACGCAGGAAAAGGAATGATTGATTCCTTTGCTAAGATAAATCAATATTCTGTTGATAGTAAAGAATTATCAAAAGATTATGCTAAATCCCAAGAAAATCTAAAGGGTAAAGTTAAAGAATTTGGTACGGCAGTCACAGAAGCATACAAACAAGTTTCTAGTATAGGTGGAAGTGGTGGAGAAAAGGCAGTAGCACTTCTTGATAAAATAGGTGCATCAATGAGTGATGCGACTAAAAAATCAGGAAAAGCACCAGAACAGATTAAAATGTTATCCTCTGCTATTTCAGATATGGCTTCTAATTCTAAAGATTTTAATACATCTGATTTTATTACCAAACTAGAAAATCTAGGATTCTCAACAAATGATGCCAAGAGATATACTATGGAACTTGGTACTGAATTAGGTAATCAAAAAATTCAAGCTCAAATAGCATCGGACGCTCTAACGTCATATTCTAATGATGTTGATAGCATGACTAATTCAACATATAAAGCTATAGATGCACAAAAAGAACTCTTAGGATTAAAAGATGGAGAATCAGAAGATGTTTCTAGTAAGTTAGAACTCTTATCCTCTTTAAAAGGATTAAATATTGATGTATTTAATAGTTCTTCTGATGTTACAGCAAAAATAGATGAGCTGTCTGCAAAAACAGGTGTTGCCTCTGACCAAATACGCAACAAGACAACAGAAATATACGAAGCATATAAGGCAATGAATGGTAAATCTGCTACAGAAATTACAGCTCTAGCTAATATGCCAGCCGACAAACTCAGAGAAGCTTTTCCTGATATGTCACAAGAAGGATTGAACCTACTCCAAACAATGTTATCTTATGCTAAAAAAGGGGTAACAGACATAAATGCTGAACTTATTTTATCTTTAAAAGGAAATAAGGAAGAAGTAGATAAACATGCAGGAGAATTACAAAAAGCTATTGATGAGATGACAAAAAATCCAACTGATAAAAATAATGAAAATAATTTATTTAATGGATTACAAAAAAATCTTAGTCAATTACAGGGTCAATTTACAATAACAACTGATAAGAGTGGTCAGTTTGTTAAGAGTTTCCAAATGCTTGATGGTTCTAAGTTATCTTATTTTGACCAGTTAAATGGTTTAGTAGAGAAATATGGTGATAAATTAGTTGTAGTAAAAGATGAAACAACAAATGCTCTTTCAATTGGATTTAAAGACGCAGAAAATAATGTAAGAACTTTGTATGAGTTGTCAGCTGGTGCTGATGCAACAGGACATTCAATGGATAAAGTACAAATAGCAACTGGGTTATTGTCTGACAACTTTTCGAAATTACAACAAGCTCCAGATGACCAAGGTGCACTGCAACAATGGATTTCTGGAATATCCTCTCAATATCAATATGTCGGAGACCATATTGAAACAGTTATAGGTAAACAAGGTCAGCTAGAATTTGCTTTAAATAAAAAAGGTGATAAAAACACTTGGATGGTAGAAGCAAATAAAGAGATTGAAGCATTAAATGGTAAGCTTGTTCAAACTGGTAATGAAGTAGATGGATTTACCTACAAAATTCAAATGCCTAATGGTTCTGAGTATACATTATTCACACAAGCGGGTAAAGGTGCGGATAATGCAAAAATATCAATAGATGATGCAAAAAAAGCATCTGATGAAATGCATAAATCTGCTGGACAAACAACAGAAGGAAAAGTTAATGTAGATAGCAGTTCTGTAGATGAAGCACAGAAAAAAACAGATACACTTAAACAAAGTGATGGGACAACCGTAACTGTTAAAGCTCAAGGTGACACACTAGGACTCAATCCTGTTACAGAAACAATCAATAATATCACTAAAAAAGCTGAAACCCCTATCACTTTTAAAACAGCGGTTTTACCAGTAGACTTGGGTAATTTAAGTCAAGCTAAAACTTCGGTTGAAGACCTCCAAAATAAATCGGGAGAATTGAGTAGACTGATTGAATCTATCGGAAATCAAACTGGTGCAACAGGAAATCTCTTAGATACAAATGTATTAGGAAAATCTCCTTTAGTTCAAACTTTAGCTGGACAATTAGCGGATATCGCTAAGAGAGCAACCGAAGCTTCAACAGCAATTGATAATATAAAATCAAAAGCTGGTTCTATCTCATTTTCAGTTAAAGGTTCATTTGATTTGCCAGAAGACTTTGCAAAAAGAGTCGATGAAATTGTTGCTCAATCAACAAGAATGAAGAATGCTTTATCAGGTGATATGGGGTATATCAAAGGTGTCTTATCTGCTAGTTTAAAAATTGGAAGTGTAGACACTAGCTCTCTTGATAACTTAAAAAATCAAGTTCAAACCAAAATGAACGAAGTTGCTGGAATACTTTCTAGCTTTGGTGGAATGGTTGCGACTGCGATAGCTCAAGCAAATGCACAAATGGTTTTTGATGCTAGTTCACTTATTAACTATCAAAATACATCTGTTGCAGTAGTGCAATCATTGACTGGAATTTGGAATACTGTAAGACAAACATTACCATCTATAATAAGTCAAACTACATCTTCAATGGTTAGTAGCTGGAATAGCGGAACACAAAATATCGTTTCTCGTGGAGAATGGACTAGACAAAATGTCGTTCGTAAAATACGAGAAATGGGTACTAGTTCCGTCAGTGCAGTTAATAATATGTCAACAGCTATGCAACATGCTTTGCGTGCTGGAGCTGCTGGACTATATGGAATTGCAAGCAAAATCCCTGCTCAGATTGGTAAGGGTATTAGTGACAACATGAGTTCAGCTTCAAGTCCTCTCCAAAGGCTTGCTGATGACATGGTATCAAGATTCAAATCAGCATTAGGTATTCACTCACCATCTCGTGTATTCGAGGAATTGGGTGGATATGTAATTGCAGGTTTGAGTAATGGTTTGACAGGTGGAAACCTTAAAGAACTTGGTAAAGAAGTATTTAAAGACTTTGGTGGTGGAGTGTTTGATACACTAGATAAAATCAAAGCTTACGTTTCAGGTGACTTCTCTGCTTTAGCAGGTGCATTTGGTGGAGGTGGAGGTGCTCCTGGTATAGCTGGTGCAGGTGTTCAACAATGGACTGGTGTAGCTTCAAAAGCTTTGATGATGACTGGTCAATTCACACCACAAAACTTACAAGCATTGCTATATCAAATGCAAACTGAGTCTGGTGGTAACCCAATGGCAATCAATGGTTGGGATGTTAATGCTGTGAATGGAACACCATCTAAAGGTCTTATGCAAGTTATTGACCCAACTTTTCAAGCGAATAAAATGCCAGGATATAATAATATCTACGCCCCTCTCGATAATATTCTTGCTTCAATCAGATATGCACTCGGTAGGTATGGTTCATTAGTTAATGCTTATAGTGGACACGGATACTATAATGGTGGATTCGTTGATACACCTGAACTTGCGTGGCATGGTGAAGAAGGTGAAGAAGCAATCATCCCACTTATCCCACAACGTAGAGACCGTGGTATTGATTTGTGGTTACAAACAGCTCAAAAACTTGGTCTAGGTAGTCTCTTCGGAATAAGAGGTACTAATGGAATGGGTGCACTAGGAGGAGGATTCGCAGGAAGTGAAGGCGAATCTGGTTCTGGTAGTTCAGGAGAAGGTGGAGCAGGGACTTATGTTCCTAGTATCACCCCAGCTATTCAGACAATGCAAGAATTTATTCCTGTGTTTGGAGAAAGTGCTGGTAATTCATTAGATGCTCTCTATAATAGAGATACAGCGGGTCTTACAATTGACCAAACTCAAACTAGGATTGACAAATCAGAAGCTGTTTTGAAACGCTTAATTGAGAATACAGTCGCCTATCGTAATCAATTACTTGGTATTCAAAGCTTAAATAAAAGCTTATTGAATCAACAACAAGCTCAGTATCAAGCAATGATTAATCGCCAAAATGTAGTTGCTAGAGAACTTGAAGGATTAAGACACACAAATCAACACACAGAAGCTCAACGTAAACGTTACAACGAGTTACAGCAAGAATATGACACAAATTCAGGAAATATATGGAAACTCGAAACACAAATTGAAAACCTTAATAATGAAATCAGACAAAGCGACATTAATATTTATCTTGATTACATTGCTGATATCGGAAATAATTGGGATAAGACAATTGGTTCTATTCAAAAAGCTAAAGATGTATTAAGCTTCCAGAATGAGAAACTTCAATATACTAATCCTAATGATGTAGGTCAACAGCTTAAGATTCAATATGAGATGATAGAGCAACAACAAAAACTTGAACTTACGTACAAAAATCAAGTTGCTAAATATCAAGCTGAATATAACAATGCAAGTGAAAAATATGGTGCGTCATCTAAACAAGCTATTGAAATGCAGAAAATGCTTGAAAATGCTCAAAAGAATTATAATAGTGCAGTTCTCGAAACGCTTAAAGAACAAAAATCAGTTGCGGATGCTCGTGGAAAGGTTGCACAAGACGAAGTATCTTCTCTCAAAAACTATTATAAACAAATGCAAACATTAAGCAAGCAATCTACCGAAAAAGAACTTGCAAACTTAAAAACAACACATGATGCAAAAATAAAATCATACGATGATGAGATTTCAAAAATAAATGAAGTCTATGATGCAAAAGTTAAGGAACGTGATTCGGAAAAAGCAGAAGAAACATATGCTAAGAAGATGGAAGACTTTAATGCTAAACGTGCAGATTTTATGCAAAAAATATCCTTAGCTTCAAGAGATAATTCGTTAGAGGGTAAAAAGGCTTTATCAGACCTTCAAAAACAACTGACGGATTTGAATAAAGATATTACTGATACTCAATTAGAGAGACAAGATACACTCTGGAAAGAACAGTTAGATAAACAAAAACAAGAACAGCTTGACAAAGTAAATAAAAATAAAGATAATGAGAACACGAATTATGATAATAATGTTAGTGAAGTCAATGATAAATCTAAACAAATTCAAGATTATTATAATAAATTAATTAGCGATGATACCCTATGGAAAAATGCGGTAGACAAATGGAACGCAGGAGATACAAATGTCTTAACTCAAATGATGAATGATATGCAAGAGGAACTATCTAACTTGATGAGTGGAGACGGAAAAGGAATCATGGGAACAGAAAACTTGAGTCCTGATGATATTAAATCAATTGTAGGGGACAACCTAACTGATGTATCAAATATCTGGTTGGGCATAAAAGACCAATTAACAGAACTCAATAGTATAAATAAAAATTTAGACGACTTGAATGCAAGTCAGCAAAAAGGAAATGATGTCAACAATCCTAATTATACTACTAACGAAACAAGTTCTTTTATAGCACACAGGAATGTAACCCCTTATCTTCCTCCTGAACAACCTGCAACTCCTGCAACACAAAATGGAGTAAAAGCAACACACACAGTTGTCAACGGAGATACACTTTGGGATTTAGCCAAGAAGTATTATGGAAATTATTATCAATGGACTAAGATTCAAAAAGCTAATGGTGGTATTGACCCTTACCGAGTTCCAATTGGTAGAAAGTTGTTGATTCCCTTTGATACTGGTGGTTATACTGGTGATTGGTTCGGTAATCAAGGCAAAGTTGCCATGCTCCACAAGAAAGAAATGGTCTTAAATAAAAATCAAACAAGCGATATTTTAAAAACAGTATCAATTGTAGACAAAACTAAAAATCAACTCAATGACTTTATAAAATCAATACAAGCCTCTAAGACTGGTAATAGCTTAGTTGTAGGCGATATGCAATTCAACTTTGAAAACTATCGTGGAGACAAAGAAGGTGCTGTTAGATTTGCAGACGAAGTTATGGATAGGTTGAAATCACGTAGATAATTGGATAGGGTGTAACCCACCCTTCAATTATTTTTATAGAAAGTTGGTAAAATGAATACTATTAAAGATAAGATGAGTTTTACATACAACGGAAAGAATACTAGCGAATTTGGAATTATAAGCGTTTCTATGGATAGTGGAATGTTTGATGAAGCATTTGTTGCAAATCGAACTGTCAATTCAGAAACGGTGAAAGATGTGAGAAAATCATTATTTAATGGTGTGACTTATGAAGATTTGTCATTTGAATTGAATTTAGCTTTCGAGAAAGATTTCACAGATGAATTAATCAACAAAGTAATTGATTGGCTCTATGGTAAAGAGTACTACAGTAAATTGCAATTTGAAGGATTAAATAAATTTGTCTATGCAATGCCAAACGGAGAATCTAGGATAGTGCATACGGGAACTGGAAGAGGTTATATAGTTGTTTCTATGATAACTAACTCTCCATATATGTATGGAAATATCTTGTCATTTGAAAAGACAGCAAACAATGATTCAATTAGTGTTACGTTGGATGGTAAAATAAATCCAGAGATGAATATTGATTTATATCCATTAAAAGATGGAACATATTCAATAACAGTAAATGGATATACACTACAGATAAATAATTTGAAAGCAAATGAAATTGTTACAATAAATCCCTATGAGGAAGAAATCTCTAGTAATTTAGATAATATATATCATTATTCAGATTACGTAGGGGATTTATCTAAATTAAGTTTTTTGAAAAAGGTAAATACAGTTAGTGCCCCAGCAAGTCAAAACCTCAAGGTTATTATTACCTATCAACCATACTATATTAAATAAGATGCTTAGGCATCTTATTTTTTTTATACATATAATTCTGTACTTGCGCCTATGTAATAATTATGGTATAATAGAGTATAAAGGAAATATATAGAGGAGTAAACAACTATGTTGAAAGATTTAGGGTTAGACCTAGACCTAACTAGAAGTAAGAGACCATTTAAGGTTCAACTTGCTCTTCCTAGTAAAGTCATAACACAGAACATCTCAAATATTAACACAGCTAATATATCAGATGTTAAACTAAACTCACTCCCACATTTTGAATTTGAAATACCTTATTTGGTAGAGTCTAAAAATAAAGGTGTAACTGATGAAATTGAATACATCAAAAATCCTGACTTAGATAGCATCAAAGAAGAGAAACTTATTAAATTAACGTGGTATGGAGGTAGAGTAAATTGGTTTAGAATCATAACCATTGAAAAAAATGATTCAAGTGACGGAATTACAACTAAAATATCCTGTGATAGTTTAGAGAGTGAACTTCGAACAACAAATGTTACGATAGATGGAACAGGGGTTGGAGCAGAAGAATATTTCAAAAAAACTCTTGAACAGTCACCTTGGAAACTAGGGCACATTTCAAATAAATTAAAAAATACATACAGAACATTTTCAGAACAGGATAAGCAAACAAGATATGAAGCTATTCAAAGTGGTATTGAAGCCTATGGAGCAATAACAGATTTCGATGGAGAAACACGAACATTAAATCTTTTAACAATTGATGAATTAAGAGTGTTTCGTGGTGTTGTTCTTAAACGTGAAAACTATGCAAATTCTATAGATATCTCATCGACATCAGAAGAAATAGTCACAAGAATGTATGCGAAAGGGAATGAAGATTTAGATATTTCATCAGCAAATCCAACTGGTATGCGATATATTGAAGATTTTTCATATTTCATACAACCATTTAAGCGTGATGAACATAAAAATGTATTACATCATTCAAACTATATGTCGGATGATTTAGCTCATGCTCTATTGGATTTAATGGAATTACAAAAAGTCTATAATCCAAAAATTGATAATCTACAAAAATTAATCAATCAAGGATATGTTGATTTAACGAAAAAAATGTCTGAAAAAGATGACCTCGATGGAGAAATGATTACCCTACAAGCTCTGTTAGATACTGCAAAGTCAACAAACAATAAATCTTTGACTGCTCAAAGAGAGTCTGAAATCATTGCAAAACAAAAACAAGTTGATGACAAAAGTTCAGAAATTGATTCTATAAATAAAACTATTGAAGTTTGGAATAAGACAATAGTTGGTTATCAAGAAATTATCTCAACAAATTCTTTTAGGGCAGATTTAGTTGAAGAGTTGAAATTATTTGTTTATGAGAAAGATTTCTCAGATGACAGATATATTGATGCAAAAGAACTATATAAAGCAACCGTAGAAGAATTTGAGAAATATCAAAAACCAACACGCTCATTTAAAACAGATTTAGCATCGTTCATTAATTCCATTGAATCTAAGAAGTATCATGGAAGATTAGAAATCGGTGAAGAAGTTAAGATTAAATCTAATAAATTAGAAGAAGAATATACATCAATTATTATTGGGTATAGTGGTGATTTAGTTTCTGGTGATTTCCAACTTGAAATATCTGATAACATGGACGATATTGATGCTCTCGATAGATTAGCAACAATTATTTATCAAGCAGAGTCGTCGTCTTCAATATTAGAAAATAACAAATACAAATGGAACAATATTGTAGAAGTTAAAGATGAAGTTACGGCTTGGAGAGATAAAGAAATTAAAGCGGTTGATAATCGTATTGTCGCTGGTGCAAATGAATCAATTACTCTTGATAATCATGGTATGATGGTTCGTAACCCAGATTTTCCAAATGAAGTAATTATTATTCAATCAGGTGTCGTAGCTCTTTCTAAAGATAATGGTAAGACATGGAATACATCAATTACACCTAATGGAGTTATTGCTGAAACACTTATCGGTAAAATTTTAGCAGGTAACAATCTTATTATTACAAACGATTCAGGTAGCTTTGTAATTGACAATACTGGTCTGACAGTCAACATGGATTCAATTAAAATCATGAGTGGTCATGAGGGAAACCCTAAGAACGTTATCGAATCATGGAATAAATTGTTACTTACTTATGATGAGATTGCGAATGATAATTTAATCAATGAGTATGAAAAGAAACAATTAAAGAATCAATGGACTAAAATCACAGATATACACAGTTCTATGATTTCCTCATTCATGAAAGGAAGAGGGAAGCCGACTAAGGAAAATCCTTATCCTGACGAGTATAATGAGTATGTTACAGCATATGAAGATTTGAATAAATATTTGAACCAAACACAACAATCAGATGGTTATTCTATCTTAAATGATGCTAATATAACAAAAACAACAACAATTGACCCAGAAGTATTTAAAGAGAAATTTATCAACTATGATAAAAAGAAACAAGCGTTAGAATCAATTATATCATTTGATTATACTAAATCTGAAATAAAAACTCTTGAAACTGGGATTTCTTTGAATTATGTCAAAAACGATAATGTTGTTACTGCATTAAATCTTTCTGAGGAAGGTGTTAAGATTGATGGTAAACTATTAGAGATTAATAGTAAAACAGAGTTCAACGCTGACTTAGTAATGAATGCAGGTGTTATTAAAGGAAAAGATGATGGAATCATCATCAACCTTAATACAGGTGAAATAAAACTTAATAAGAAGGTCACAATCGGAGCTGATTCTAATCTTGTTACACATGATGATATAACTCCCCTAAAAGGAACTATAGTTTCAACTTTATCAAATGACTTCATTACAATCTTCACAGACCCTAACGGTTCATCAGGAAATTATGATTATGCTTCGACAGAAATGAATGTATATAGAGATGGTGTCTTAGATACAAGTAATTGGACTTTCTCTGTTGAGAGAAACAATAATGTAGTTTATACAGTTTCAAAAAATACAGTAAAAGTTTTATCAACAAAAACAGACTTTGAGACAATAGTTATAGTTGCAACCCAAGGAAAAGAAACTCTGAAAAAAGAGTTTAAAGTAAAGAAATATAAAGATACATCAGGAAACATAAATCGTTGGATGTTGACTTCTGATTCTTTACGAAAAACACCTTATGACGAATGGGTCAATACACCAATAACTGTACTAGGAAATCAAGAGTTAGTAGGTGGTGATACAACTGAGTATCGAGGTCGATATAAAGTTTATGAATCAAAAGACGGTGGGTTGAATTATTTTCTTAAATACACTTCATCTTCCGATGAATCTATAGTAACATATAAACCATTCGATAATGATATAACACATGTAAAATTACAATTTTATCTTGCAGGAGGTACACTCAATTTAATTGACGAACAAATCTTGCCAGTTATTATTGATAGAAATAAAGCATATACTCATACTGCATACTCTTATAGCGCAGACGGCACTGACAGTTTCACGACTGTCTACCCTAACTTGAATCTGTTAGACGGTACTAAAGACTTTAGTGGGTCTTGGTTATTGTCAGAGAATTGGACAAACGACAGAACTTATAAAGGTCTAACTGTTAAAAAACGAACCTATCAATGGGGCGGTATTCATAAAACATTTACAGCTCCTAAAGACGGAACATATACTTTCTCAGCTTATGTTAAAAGTTCAGGAAATAATGCAAATATACATAGATTTATTAGTCTAAATAATGCAGATTATTTGGGGGCACATAAAGAATTAGGAAGTGATTTTGATTGGTTTAGAGATAGTTTCACTGTAACTCTGAAAGCTGGTGATGTGATTTCTGCCAGATATGAAATAAGTGGTTCAACTTCTGATTCAATTTTATGGACTGCTGGACATAAATGGGAAGAGGGTTCGGTTGCTACTCCACACATGCCTAGTAAGAGTGAAGTGGAAACTAGCGATTACCCAAGTTATATAGGAACATATTCAGATGATAAAGTATCAGATAGTGTCAAACCATCAGATTATACTTGGAGTCTGATGCGAGGAAATGACGGTAAAGATGGGGCAACTGGTAAAGATGGTATTGCTGGTAAAGATGGTAATGGTATCAAAAACACTGTTATCACTTACGCTATTTCAACAAGCGGAACGACAGCACCAAACACTGGTTGGACAAGTTCTGTTCCTAGTCTTGTAAAAGGTCAGTATCTCTGGACTAAGACCATATGGACATACACGGACAGCTCATCTGAAACAGGTTACTCAGTAACTTATATTGCAAAAGATGGTAATAACGGTCATGACGGAATTGCTGGTAAAGACGGTGTAGGAATCAAAACTACGACCATTACATACGCTAGTCATACCAATGGTACTACTCCTCCAACTACTGGATATACAACCACAGTGCCTAGTGTTCCTGCTGGACAATTCCTATGGACTAAGACTATTTGGACTTACACAGACAACTCATCTGAAACAGGATATTCAGTTGCAATGATGGGTGAAAAAGGCCCTAAGGGCGACCAAGGTATTCAGGGTTTGCAAGGTCCTGATGGAACTCAAGGGATTCCAGGTAAACCTGGGGCAGATGGTGAGACACCATATTTCCACACAGCGTGGGCATATAGTTCAGACGGTACAGATAGATTTAGTACGGTTTATCCAAATTTGAATCTGTTGGATAAAACCAATCAAGGTGTTGTCAACTGGGATTGGACGCTTTCAGATGGAGACAAGAGTGTTGAAGAAGTAAATGTCGATGGTATTCGTGCTGTAAAACTAATCAAAGGTACAACAACTGCAAATACTGGTTGGAATTTAATTCAATATGCAGGTTTGCTGCGTAATCTCATACAGCCAAGTACACAGTATGTTCTTTCGTTTGATGTTAAGCCAAGCGTAGATGTGAGTTTTATTGCAACTCTAGCTAGAACCGAATACCAAAAAGCGTTGACTGATGATGTCACTATGAATAAAGCTTCGGCGAATCAGTGGACTAAAGTATCATGCGTTTTGACAAGTAAAGAAACTTTGCCAGATGATTTATCGCAAATTGTATACTTAAGAGGGATGTCAACAGCAAATGGTAATTGGCTAATAATCAAGAATATCAAGCTCGAACCAGGCTCAGTAGCTACTCCACACATGCCAAGTAAAAGCGAAGTAAAAACTAGTGACTATCCGAACTACATTGGTCAGTATACAAACGATAAAAAAGATGACAGTACTAATCCATCCGATTACGTTTGGAGTCTATTTAAAGGACAGGACTCAAATGCGTATACCGCTTATTCTTGGAGTTCGGATGGAACAGATAGATTCAGTACGGTTTATCCGAATTTGAATTTATTAGACGGAACTAAAGATTTTAGTGGGGACTGGGAGTATATAAGTGGTTATGACAACGACGGAACATATAAAGGATTAGCTGTTAAAAAACGAACCTATCAATGGGGCGGTATTCATAAAACATTTACAGCTCCAAAAAGTGGTGTTTACACGTTTTCAGCTTATGTTAAAAGTTCAGGAAGCACAGCGACCATATATAGATTCGTCAATTGTTGGGATATTAATGGACACGAAAAATGGCTAGCACTTAACGCGTTCATGGGAAATAGCTTTGATTGGCTGAGAGATTCTTTCACAGTAAATTTGAAGACTGGCGATACTCTTAACCCTAGATACGAAATATCTGGTGCTGGAACGGATTCAATTGTATGGACTGCTGGTCATAAGTGGGAAGAAGGCTCAACCGCTACTCCTTGGACACCAAGCCAAAGTGAGTCACAAGCTCAATGGCAAGATGCAATACCTATGTATGTAGGTGTTGGAGAAAAAGACTCTCAAAACCCATCAGATTATAGATGGCAATTAAATCCAAGATATGTTCAAGCTAGTTCTGATAGTGGTCTATCAAATAAAGCAGGGCTCGATGATTTAGAATCGGTTGCTGAGACAGCTAATGATGCTTTAGTTCAGGCTCAAAATGCAGTCTCTAATGAAGATTATACCTCTTGGTTAGAACATGATTATCAAAGCACTATTGATAATCTTCATGCTGTTTCAACTCAAAACAAAGAAGATATAAACAATGTAAATGATAGAACAACTATTGTTGAAGGATTCTACGATAGAATGAAAGTCAAATGGAACTTCATTAATGAATCATTCACATTTAGTGAAGAAGGAATGTTCATTTCCAACAAACAATCTAAAATGGCAATTCAAGTCACAAGTGATAAAATAGTCTTTTGGGATAATAACGTTGATGTAGCATTTATTACAGGAGAGGTTCTTAATATTCAAAAAGGAGTCTTCCTTGAATCAGCAACAATAGGTAATCATTTAATTACTAAATTCTCAAATGAATCACCAGTAACAATCATAAGATACGTAGGAGGAATTACTTAATGGCTTCAAGTGGCTCTACCTATGTCTCATTTGCGAGACATAGGTTAGTCTTTGAGTGGAACATAGCATCTCAAAGCATACCTAGTAATAACTCTGTTATTACAGGTAAATTATTTTTACAATCAATGGACGTTTATGGAGCAATGTATGCCCCAGTTCAAAATGCAGGTTCTATGACAATAAACGGAGAAAGAAGAACATGGACAAATTCTTCTAACTTAGGTGCAAATCAAAAGAAATTGCTTTTTGCAGGAAATTGGACTATACCTCACAATGCAGATGGAACAAAATCATTTGGTTTCTCTGCTACATACAACATAAATGTAACATTCAATGGAGTTTTCTATGGGAATAGGACTGTTTCGGGGGATGGTACATTAAATACTATCCCACGTACAAGTTCAATATCTATTCATCCATCAACAATTAACTTTGGAGAAAAAACAAGCATACATATCAATAGAGCTAGTGAAAGTTTTACACATACCCTAACGTTTAAGTTTGGGAGTGATGATAATACTTTCGCAAGTGAAATTAATTATGTTGATTATGATTTTACACCAAACATAGATTTGTCAAGGTACATTCCGAATGAAACTTCTGGTTGGGGAACGATAGTTTGCGACACATATAGTGGTGGAACAAAAATAGGTTCTTCTAGTGCAAGATTAACAATAAATACGGTTAATGATAGTAGATTTCAACCAGTTATTCATGACTTTGCAATATCAGAAGGAAATCCAGAAGTAACCACGGCAGTGGGAGCTATATATGTTCAATCAAAATCAAAACTTAAAGTAAATGTTGATGCAAGCCCTAAAATGTATAGTTCAATTTCTAAAATTGAAACAAAGGTTGGTAATGCGACATATACAGGAAGCTCTATAGTGTCAGGGTTTGTTGCGGAGTCTGGAAAATTAGATATTATAGTTACTGTAACTGATAGTCGTGGATATGAAGCTACTTCCTCTAAACCTATTAATCTAGCACCGTATAGTAACCCCACAACTACAATATCAGCTCAAAGAAGGAAAGATGCTCAAGAAATCGTAGATATTACATGGTCAGGTACTTCAAAAGCAATTAGTGTTGATAATATTATGGGGTATAAAATAGAATATCAACCGATAAATAAAAGTTGGATTTTATTAGAGCAAAATAGTAGTGCCACTCAGGAAAGTTGGTCAGGAAAAATAGTTAAAGATGCTATAGACATAGATAAAGTATATAATATTAGAATTACGATGTACGATGAATTTATGTCGACTGTATCAACTACAGTTATTCCTGTGGCACAAGTACCGATGTCTTGGGGAACAACTGGTGCATCAGTAGGAAAAGTGTTTGAAGAGGGGGGAGAAAATTTCCAAGTCTCTGGTGATATGTCAATAAATGGCAAAAAGCTAATTGACATATTTTATCCAGTAGGATGTATTTTTGAGAGTACTAACAGCGAAAACCCTGCTAATATCATGGGAGGTAGCTGGGAACGATTCGGTAATGGTCGTGTGACAGTTGGTGTTGATGAAGGAGACGATTCAATCAATAGCGGAAATAGGTCTGTAGGTTCAGTTAACCCCTTAACATCACATAGTCACTATTTTAAAAATTTTAATGGACATCAAGCACACGCTTTCGCATGGGGTGATGGTGGTTTTGTAAATCCTCAGGTATCGGTTAGAGGGACACAAGTTGTAGCAGAAAATGCTACTAATAATGGATTATTCACCAAACAGGATAGTGATGGTTCTAGTGTTCAAAATAGTGGTGATAACACAAACCATAATAACTGGCAACCATCAATTTCTGTATACAGATGGAGAAGAATTGCATAAAAGAAAAGAGGAAAAATGGCAACAATTACAATTTATCAACCGTTAAGTGAAAAAGTAGATGGAAAATTCTACAAGACATATCAAGTGGACGACCAACTTCCTCTAGGAGCGGGTCTTGTCCGTACACCACCTAACGAAAATATTTTGTTTCCACGCTACAACTATGAACGTGGTATCTGGGAAGAAGACAAAGATAGTATTATTGAAAAACAAAAATCAGATATTAATGAACTTGAAGGTCGTGTGACAATTAATGAACAATCTGTATTTGATTTAATGGACTTAATCAGTCCGAAAGGAGTATAGTTTATGGCTTACGAAGGAATTACAACCTTATATGCTTTGAATATCTTAGAAGGTAAAATAACAAGAGAACGTGTTCCAGCTTTCTTGAAAAAACAAGTAGAGGCTAGAATAAAAGAACTCGATAAAAACCGTGATAAAGACGGAAATATTATTTTAAACAAAGGAGAAAATAAATAATGAATGAATTACTACAAGCAATTACACCTATACTTTTAGCCCTCTTGGTAGCTATTATTGGATATCTTGCAAAAATTGCAGGAATACAAGTACAACGAGTTGCAGATAAATATGCAATCAAAGCCAAGCTAGATGCAAACAAAACAATTGTAGACCTAGCTGTAAAATATGTTCAACAAGTATTTAATGAAGCTGATAATAAAACTAAATATAATGAAGCTAAAAATAAAGCTCTTGAAATTCTATCTGAAAAAGGAATCAAAATCACAGACGCTGAATTGAATATGTTAATTGAAGCATCTGTTGCTAATTTCAAACAAGGTATGACAGAGAAAGTAACGTTAGAAGCTCCATCTATTCAAGCAAATGTTACAGCATTAGAAGTTGCAGATACAATTAAAGAATAAGATTGAACATGGTGGGTGAAATACTCACCATTTTTTGAGTTAAGGAGTTATTTATGTATATATATGGACTAGACCCTTCGTTGAAGAACTCTGGTATTGTTATTATAGACAAAGACACTAAAGAAATAGTATATGTTGGTGGTATAAGAACGGACAACATCAAAGACTATAAGAATCTTCCAGAAGAAATGAGGAATCCAAAGAAGCTAAGATTTATCTATGAAGAATTAATCAAACTTACAAGAAAATATCCACCTAGTGTCGCTGTAATTGAAAGAGGATTCACACGATTCAATAAATCTACTCAGGTAGTGTTCCGTGTTCATGGAATATTCAACCTAGTCTTTTCCGAGGTTGATAATATTTATTATCCAGCAAAAACAATACGTGAAACGCTATATAAAGGAAATGCAAGTAAAGAAGAAGTTGCAGACATCTTAAGTAAACATTTAAACATCACATTTAATTCTGATGATGAGTCTGACGCAATGGCTGTTGCATACGCTTATCTCGTCAAGAATGGACTTGAATGGACTAAGCCTAAAGCTTATACCAAGAAAGAGATTGAAGCTCTTAAAAAGCCTAAAAAGGGCACTAAGAAAAAAGCAACTGGAACTAAAAAGAAAACGACTGCCACAAAGACAATCGTTAAAGAAGCAAAAGTTCCTAAAGAATTTGATGTTGATAAGATGTTTAAAGACCTTGAAAATATTGCAAAAAAAAGAGAGAATTAATTTCTCTCTTTTTTATTATTTATACAAATGCAAACCTGCAAATTTAAGTCCGTCTTCACGAGCAATTGCTAATGCTTCTTGACGAGCACCAATCCGTGTCTCAGATAACAAATCAAACACGTAAGAAGTTCCAACAGAGACTTCACGTTCAACTTGTTTTTGAACACGTTTCCCAGATTTCTTATCGAAGACACGTTCAGTTCCTGAATGTTTTTCTTTACGAGTACCATTGTATAGTGCGTAGAATTTTGTAGACATAGTGTTTTTTCTCCTTTTGGAATTGAGTTTTATTGTTTAGGCTATTGCTTTAACCTATATATATATTATATCATAATGACAGATGATTGTCAAGAGATAAGTGTGTTTTATTTAATTAATCATAGTACTAACGGATTTTAAAAGAAATCTTCGAGAGTAAGTTTTGGGTGGCTATCTTGAAATTCTTCTTCATCATCATCTTCAAATAACTCTTCAATTGCATTTTTTGCACTATAGGATATTCCTAACATATGACCCTGCATTTCCCAACAATCCTCCTCCATTTCATAAGAAACATACTCAGCTGTATAACCAGAAACAAATTTTGCAAATTCAATCATTTGTTCCTGAGTGTAAACATCCACCTCTTTAATCTGGTCATTATATTTTTTAACTGTATCATAGACTTTGGTGTCACCAGTGAATATTTTTAATTTCGAGATAGGCTCGATTCTTTTTAGTTGTGATTCTATTGCTTTATTCATTTTTATTCTCCTATTTCGTATTTTTCAATAGCTTCTTTGATTGTTTCTGCATCATGAATATTAATATATGTTTCTACTTTACCATCCCAATTTTCTGGGGATGTAAAATACTGTGGACGAACGATATCATCGTTCAAGAAATAAATATCAAAGAATTTATCACTAGTTGTATTTTCAAAAAGATAAACACGGTCAGAAGGAACTTCTGTAAGATACCAATCTTCTGGTGATAGACCTTCTGATGTAAGACGAACAAAGATTAAATTAACATCGTTAAATTCTTGTGGTTCAAGCATCATTTGTAAAAGTTCCTCGTTGTTTAAATTAATTTTCATGTTATTTTCCTCTACTTTCAAGTAATTCTTTGACCTGTGTTTCTGTGTAGAGATTTTCATTTTCTGTAAAATACCCTATGCTTGTGACTTCCCCACGTTCAAGTACATATTCGTGGTCACCCAGTCCACCAGTAAACCCAATGATAGCTGGTTCAATTTCTTTTAATTCCATTATTTTTTTCTCCTTACGTTTTCTATATATTAATTATACCAAAATATACCTATAAAGTCAATTACAGGTGTATTACAAATCTATTTAATCTTTATAACGTTCAATCATTCGAACGTGTTCGATATAATCTTGCATTTGGTCATAGTTTGATTCCCATTTACCATCAACTAAAGCCATCTTAGGTCTTTGCGTAAATTCCATAACTTCAATTTTGTCTCCAAGTTTGATGATTAATTCTCCATCTTTGGTTGATTTTGTATCACGGTAAGCCTTTTTCTTATCAATCTTAGCAACAGAGACATGTCCATCATACATGTTGTATAGAGTATAAACTGGTGTATACTTAGTATTAATATCCATAACAACGTAGACATTTTTGCCAAGACTTTGGTCAAGAGTTTCAGCATATCCCATGTATTCAACTTCACTTGTAAGTCTATCGAATAGATTAGTTGTAGGAAGTAGATGAGCATTTTTCAATATCAAACCATAATATTCTTTAATGTTTTCAATACGTACAAGTTTAGTTTTCTCTTTGTGTGTACGTGAATATTTAACATCGAGCTTTTTATTGTCTGTAAAGATAGGATTAGGCTTTTTAGTTTGATATCCAGTCATAGTGTTGTAGAGTTCAAGAAGTGTTGATTCTTCACCAAATTCTTTAAAGAATCCAAGTTTAATCAAGATATTCATTTGTCGGTTGTCAGCAAGAGCACCATCTAAGATATCAAGAAAGAGTTGAATAATATCATCTTTTTCATAACGTTTCTCTTTTGCAAGATTATAGAGGTTGTCTGCAACTTGCTGATTAAGATACGCAACAGTAGAAATACCTTTATAGATAGTGTTAGTATCTGTTTCATATGAATAGTCTGATTTAGATTTACCAAATTGCAATCCTTTAAGAGTGATTCCAAAGTATTCTAATTCGTTGATTAATTCAGCTTGTTTATCTTTAGAGTTCTTATATACATTAAGTACTACAGCAAAATAAACAAGAGGGTAAGTAGCTTTGAGCCATGCACCATATAGTGAATCTAACGCAACAGAGTAAGCATGACTAGAATTAAAACCATAATTTACGGCATTCTCAATGATAGTCCAAACTTTTAATGCCTGTTCTTTTGAGCCAGTCTTAGCTACAAACCCTTCAATGAATTTGTCGTGAATAGGTTCAATGATGCCTTTTTTCTTTTTAGCAATAGCTTTAAGAAGTCCGTAGGTAACATCTTCTTCGTATCCAGCAAATTGTAAGGTTGCCATAATTGACTCTTGAAAGAGCACGAAGTTATCACTGTCTTTAAGAAGTTCATCAAAGGCTGGAATATTATAGCTAAAAGGTTGTCTATTTAAGAAGTAGGATTTCATACTTGCAAATGAAGGGCGAATACCTGCAACCCACATACTTAATTCACGAACACTTTGAGGTTTATATTGCATCACTTGAGGTTTACCAGATGGTGTTCCAGCTTGATTGAGAGTTGCAACCATTCCATCTTTATACAAATCCCATACTTTATCATTACTCTCTACTAGTTTTGTAAGAGTACGTACATCAGGAATTTCAATATTTAATTCTTTACATACTTTAGCAATAATATCCCAAACCGTAACAACTAATAAATCATTTTTAAGATATTTATATACATCAGAATCATAAGAACCAATTAGAGCAACGTCGACACCTTCTTTTGTTTTAATAACACCAATCTTGCGAGAGATAGGGTCTGAAAGCAACAATGATGAACATGGATGAGGTGAGAAAGAAGTTACGACTCCAATGAATTGCTGACTAGCTTTAATAATATCTCTCCACTTATCAGTTTTAACCCAACGTTCAAGGTCTTCTGCAATTGTCCAGTATTCATTTTTCGGAATATCTAACCCACGACAATATGTTTTGAAAGCATCTTTTTCTTGCATTGTTCCATAAGCAATCATTTGATAAGCATTGTCTTCACCTAAAATCTCTTTTTGAGCTTTCATAAAAGGCTCTGGGTCTGCTGTATTGTAGTCCACGTCAGGCAAACTGCGAGCCTCCAAGATACGTGATTCTGACATAAAACGAGTAGGATATAATTTTAATGGCGAATTGACACGGTCTACTGCTGTAAAATCAAGTAGTTTATTTAAGTAGAAAGAAGGGGCTGAATTGTGCACAACCATATTATAGATAACAAAACTAGGGTCATTTTCTACTTGTAAATCATAAACTTTTGTCTTACGTTTTGGAATGATAGTTAGTTTAGTGATAGGCAGATAGAAATGTTCTTCATCTTCTAAGACTCTCGAAGCAGTTTTGCAAACATTATCATCTCTTTTTCTCATTTTGTAAGATTCTTTTGAAGTATAACCCCGTGAGTCTATATGTTTAAGACGAACACTCATAGATACAGGAGTCTCGTGAAGAATATCATTTAATTTTTTATAGGAATACATCAAGTCTTTAGAGGTGTTATCAAATGAAATTCTACCATCTGAAACAGAGCCATCTGAAAGGATGAGACCTTCTTTTAACCCTGACAAGTTTTCATTAGACTGATTAAAGAGAGATTTATTAAATTTCTTAAAACTATCTTTATTGGATGTAAAGTATTCTTTTTTAATGAATGAAGCAAAGATTTTAGAGGTAGAAATTAGATGTTCTAAGTTCTTATTCTTAGCTGAGTAGACTTTCATTGAAACTCCAACCCTATCAGAGATAAGTTTAAAAATATTTTTATTCTTATAAATTTTATGCGTTTTGGTATTGACATATAGACTTACATCATTTCGGTGTACATTGCCATCACCATACATTAATCCGACAAAAATATTATGTACTTTGTCATTAGGAATGAAGCGGTTAATGGTTTTATTGTATCTACGATTATTTGCCCCTTCATATGTCTCATAAATAAACTTATCATCATATTCGAATCCAAAGTCGTTAAAGTCGTTGAGGTCAATAAAATCTTTACGATAAGTTTCTTCAACAATATGTTTAAGTTTTGGTAACACAACATAGTCATTTTTAGTCAAATCTTTAGCTTGAACAAATTTAGTTCCATTACCATCTTTGATAAGGATTTTGTGGTCAAAGGTTGCAATGATAGGATTGTATTTTCCAGCACTATTTAAGTGGTCAATTTGAATCATTTCTTCTTCAATATCGTAAGTGAATTTATTAATTACGTTATCCCATTCTCCAAAGCGATTGATAACCTTGTCTCCAACTTCTACTTCTGATATCTTTTTAAGACTATCTTTTGTTTGAACAAGAGCTGTTTCTTCAAAACACCCACGTCCAGTCTTAGTCAAGACTCCGCCATATTTTTCTTTACCTAAACTAATAATTTTCTCATTCATCAAGAAATAATCTGTCATATGAGTATTCTCTACAATGGACATTTCAGATTGAATTGCTTCAATATATTCTTTATGACGTTCTTTTGAAATATGTTTGCGGTCTTCAATCCAAGCCTTATTAATATGTTTCTTTAAAATTTTAACTTTTTCTTTCTCAGTCTTATCTGGATAAACAGATGGCATCTTAATATCATCGTTGATTACAATAGCATCGAACTCATCAACAACATGACTGTTATCAAAAGCTTCTATGATTTGTTCATCACTTAAAACATTTTGTTTTTTAAATCGCTCTATGATTGTTTTGGTTTCGGGATAATCCATGAAGAACCCTTCTTCTTTATCATAAACAATCTTACGAGATTTAAGATAAATGTCACGTATTTTGTAGTCTTCTTCTTTAATGTAATGAGTATCAACACCTAAGATAAAAGGAACATTATATTCTTTTCGGTACTCAATCAACTTCTCGTTGAAGTCAGCTTGTTTTTTATTCCAATGTGGTTGAACTTCTAAAAAGAAATTGTCGCCAAAGTAAGCTTTAGCTTTTGGAATAAAGTATTCAGCATATCCTTCATAAAGATTGATAGGACTTGCAATACACGCAGTTGTTACAATAACATCGTCTTTTGGAAGAGAAAATAATAATTCTTCGTCAATACGATTACGTCCATAGAATCCAGTTTGGTATGATTCTGAAATAAGTCCTGTGATAGCTTCTTTACCATTCTCATTCTTAGCTACAACGAGCAAATGGGAATTGGTACGGTCTTTCTCAAAACGGTCTTTAACATAATAGAACTCTGTTCCAAAGATTAGTTTAAGATTAAATTGTTTAGCAATTCTATAAGTTTCAAATACGTTCCCCATATAACCATGTTCAATACATGATAAGGTTGTATGTCCTAGCTCAACAGCACGTTCTGCAACATCTGTACGAGAGATAACTGAGTCATGCGTTGAAATATTTGAATAAAAACTGTGTGAGTGAATGTTTTGATATGTTAATGTGTTTAAGTCTGTCATTCAATTCCTCCTATATTTTTAAATATTTTATTACATATCTATTATATCATAAAACAAAAAAATAGTCAAGGCTAAGCCCCAACTATTTTTATTTATCAACCATACGGATAAAAGTATTCAGTTTCACCAATTTCCCAATCGCATTTCCAAACTGGTAAACCATCTCTATCGTCCTCATCGTGAACGTTACCTATTTTAATACTCTTTACCATTTTTCCATTTTTCCAATGTTCAGCAAATATCGTCATTCCAGTATAAGATAGGTAGTCTTCATTATGCACATACTCTTTTAAGAATAACTTTGCGACATCAGTAATCTCTAGCAGTGTTAAATTTTTATCTAAAACATTAAAAACTACTAGTTCATAGCCTTCATATTCACCTTGTTCATACTTTAATAATATAGCATCAGCATATACTTTATTCACCATAAATATCAGCATCCTTAAGTTTTAAAATAATAAGTGTGTCATCTGGATAAGAATCCAGTTGTTGTTCAAAGACCTCATCATTATCTTTTTTAGTACGCATTTTAAGACTGATGGATACTTTTAGATTTATATCTGATAGTGTTTCATATAGAGATTTTAAATCCATAATATCGTAGCTTTTAGCTTTTGGTAATACAGAATATGAAGCATATTCAGAGTCAAACCAAGTACTTTCCTTTTCAAAGTCTACAGGTGAGTTTTCATTGATATTTAATTTAGCTGTTACTGAATAATCAAACCCTTGCTGTTCAATAACCCTAGTAATCTCTTTAGCACCCTCGTAGTCTGTTTTACTTTTGAGCTTGATAGTTGCTGTGTATTGCAACCCTGCTAATTCAAGATTTTTAGCCACAACAAATGCATCAAAATTTTCATCTTCGACAATTTCTGGTGGAGTAAATGATGTTGCGATAGAGTATCCTTGCAATAGTAAATCTTTATAAGTCTTAATTGCGTCCTCAGCAGATACATCATCAATCAACTCGTTATGGCTACGTTCAGTGAATTTATTTGATTCAATAGATTCTTGTTTAGGGTAAATTACTTTCAATTGGTATGTCATTTTATTTCTCCTTGTGTTCCTTTTTTTATTCTTTTTATTTTTTTTAGTCTATATTTTCCCAACGTGTGCGATATAATTTTCTATGACGAACAGTATATTCCTCTAAGCATTTAACACAGAAGAAAACATTGGGAGAGCCTTCTGTGCTATTAGCACGTCCTCTACAGATAGGACAAATGATTCCATCTGTCACATGTTTGATAGCAAAAGGAACAACCTCATAAATGTCACGATATGACACTCGTCCATTATATTTGTTTGCAGAGCCATATTTTTCACAAGCTCTACGAACAGTTAAAAAATTAAGATTAAGTTCTTTAAATATTTCTGTACGAGAGATTCCGTTACTATCACGCTGTGCAATTAATTTCTTCAAGTCTTCTGACAATCGTTTACCAGTCTTTTTGGTTTCGCTTACTGTAACTTCACGTAAAACTAGTTCGTTGATGAAATCCTGTGCAGTATATTCTGAATCTGATAGATATTTATCAATATTTTCAAGACTATATCCACTGGCATACATTGTTTTTAGGTAGTTAAATTCAAACTCATCACTCAAAGTCATCGCTACCTCCCTTAAGAAGATGACCCTTAGCTATATCCATAGTCCGTAATGAGCTAGATAAGAATGAATCTTCAAATAATTCATAATTAACTTCTTCTTTTTTGATTTGATAATGAGCCATAATCTCTGCAATTTGTCCAACAACAATAGCGGTTGCAAAGCTTGTACCTTCACGTAGTTCTTCATTGGCAAGAATATTTTCACCTAATGCCACAAAGTGGGTTGTTGGAGAATAATTTGATAAGTGGTAGCGTGAGATTAGACTTTCAGAAAGTGCACCTACTTTATATACACCTTCCACAGCACTTGGATAAGTGTCCTGTTGTCGTTCATCATTACCTAGTGCTGATACAAGAATCTTTTTGTTTTCAAGGCACTCTTTAATTGCTTTATCTGTTGTAATACTAAGTTTTTGAAAACTACTAAAACTCATGCAGACAATATCAATTTCTTCAATATCACGTACACGAATCAATGATTCATAAATTGATAACATTGTTCCTTTTCCATCTTTATCTAAAGCCTTGAATAAATAGAAGTTTGAGTTTGGTGAAATTGTACTGACAACATCAAGAATTGCAGTACCATGTCCACGTTCATCTTTTACGTCTTCTGATTTGTCAAAGGCATTAAATCTATATTTTACATTTTTATTTTGTGTATTAAATCCACTGTCAAGAATTGCAATGTTAATACCTTTTTGTTCAGGCTTATCAAAACCAGTTAATTTTAAGTATTGCTCTAAATTCATTATTTTCTCCTTTTTTATTATAATAATATTATATCATAATTTTCCCTACCTGTCAAGAGAAAAACAAAAACTAGCCGAAGCTAGTTAATAGATTATTATTTTCCAGAAGCACCTAATTTAGAATCTCCACGATTAGTTACATCATCTTTAAAATCATCAATAGATAATTCATATTCACGTAAATGTAAATTATCACGTACAATCATTTGAGCAACAGCTTTTGTGATTGGGAAGAAAATTTCATCATCAGTTTCCTTCACATCTTGATAAGCATTTGTAATAATAATATCTTTATAAGTCGGAGCAATATCAAGGAATACTTCACCACGATACCCTGCATCAACAACACCTGAAAGTGTAGCCATACCTTGTAAACCAGTTGAACCACGTTCATTAGCCCAATCAGTATAGTAATCTTCTGAAACTTTCACTCCGATACCAGTCGGTAATAGGGTTGGTTTACCTTTAAAGATATGAAGTGAGAGGACTCCATTATTCCATGAGTCATGTTCTTGACCTGATAAATCTTTCCATTTGTGTTCTTTAGGGATATCTAAATAAACATCAAATCCCGCATCTTCAAAATGATTCTTAGTAGGGATTTTAGCTGTTGGACGGAATTTAGCAAAACCAATTGTCCCAGCTTCATATTTATTAAATCCACGAAGTTTATCAAATTCCCAAAGGTTACGTGTGGCTGTAGTTGTCTTATCTTTTTCATCAAGAAGATAAACTGTCATTTCCTTATTTACAGTATCGACACTTTTAACGATAGCTACCACACCATCTTGATTTGACCATACTTGTTCTCCTGTTTTATAATAACGTCTTTCTGCCATTATTCAGTTCCTTTTCTTTTTCTAATTTTTGTAGATAATCTGTGTTCTTTTTGAACTCATCTGTTAATAGCTTATAATAAACTATTCCAAAATTATTAACCATATCATCTTCCGAGTGAATAACCGTAAATGTTACATCAACAAACTTCGATGATGGAACGGTAAACTCATCACAACGATAAGCATTAAACAGTCTGGATATAATCGTGAACCAACTTTCACCACGTTTTCTTAATCTCTTAACAAGATTAAGTGGTGTACTTTTCATCCAAAAGACCATAACACGGTCTGGGTACAGATTTGCCAATGTACGAGCACCATTGATATCTGTGATAACAGTTGATACATTGTTAGAATTTTTATCAATTTCCTCTTTAGTTAAACCATATAAGTTACCAGAATAACTGGTAGTCTCCAAAAAAGACTCATTATCAGCTAAACGGTTAAACTCTTCTGGCCCAATAAAGTGATAATCTTCTCCTTCTTTCTCGTTACGCCTCTTGTGTCGTGTTGTAGTGGTGACAAGTTGAGGAATGCCTAAATTTTTTCTGATATGTTCTACAAGAGTTGATTTACCACTTCCACTTGCACCAACAAAAATAAGGATATTGTCCATATTTTCTAAATTATCAAATATTAGTTCGCTTTTCGGACTCATTTCATGTTCTCCTTTCTAAACATATTACTCATAATATTATACCATAATTAATATCATATGTCAAGAGTGAGGTCATAGTTATGACAATTTTTTAATAAGTTGGACTGCAACCTCTGTGGCTTGACCAATGGCAATACCAAATTGTTTTGCTTCAACCGAACCATTCACATCACCAACAACATATAAGTTTCGGTCAATATCCATGTGGCGACTACCTTTAACACCAACCAAAGCATTATAACCCATTGTATCAATATGTCCGCTATCTGTTAGAATTAATTCGTCTTCCATAAACTGTGTATTAGGTTTTGAGCCAATGTAAACAAAAAGCCCTTTTGCCATAATAGTGTGTGTGTCGAAGATATATGAGTCTCCAACCACAGATTGAAGATTACCCACTGAATGAACAATATTATCATGTTCTTTGATTTCATTTTGCAAATGTTGTTCTGCACGAAACTCTGGTCTACGTGTAACAAGATAAACTTTACTTGATGTTTTAGCTAGCTCGATTGCTTCTGTTAAAGCAGAATTTCCACCACCAATTACAACTACTGGTTCACCTTTAAACATAAAGCCATCACACAAAACACAATTGTGTTGTTCTGTGTCAATTGGAAGTTTAAGATTGTGTTGACCTGTTGCAATGACAAGGTTTTTAGACAGAATAGTATCCTCAGTGCCTAAAAGGTTTTCATACGTAATCAGATAAATACCATTTTTATCTTTAGAAACATTGGTTACTTTAGTATCTTCTTTAATATTGCTACCCATATCACATCCAGCTTGATAAAGTTGACAGCGAATTGCTTCTGTGATATCACTACCTTTTGCGTTATAAATTCCAACGTAATTTTGAATGGTATCAATGGAATTAAGATTTCCACCAATTTCACCGTCTGTCAATAGGACAGGTTCGAATCCTGCACGAGCAAGATATAAAGCCACAGTTGTACCTGCGACTCCACCACCAATAATTACTACATCTTTAATTTCCATTATTTTTCAATCTTTCTAATAGTTTTGTTTGCGTCTCGATGAGTTTTGTTAATTCACCAGAGCTATGTGTTGAGTGATGCAGAGTATTAATAATGTTTGTTACTTTGCAGATTTCTTCTTCAATAAGCCCTTTGCGAATAGCATCAAGCATTTCTAGTTTTCGAGAAATATCAAAATCGTAATAACAATTCATTTCTAATAATCGGAATTTTTCATCCAAATAGTCATCAACTCCTATAGTAAATTCAACATCAATTGCTTCCATTTTATTTTCCTTTCAAATTATTACGTTCGAGATTTGAATATTTTTGCATTACCTCAATGACTGGTTTTGGCAAGTCGTCAAGATTATCAAAAAGGACATCAAGAATCTTTCCTGTTCGTTTGCTGTCTGATTCATGAATTTTTAATATCATAAAGAATGCCGTTTCCCAATCTTCATTAAGGTTATCAGAAAATTCATTATATTCGTCAAAATCTTCATTAAATCTATCAGAAAATTCATTATATTCGTCAATAAGTTTATTAACTTCTGCTAGTGTTGAAATTTTATCTTCCATAATAGTTACCCAAGTCTTTCTTTAAATTTGTTAATTTCGTTTTCTTTTTGACTACATGCTTTAATTTGACGTGCAAGTTCATACATGATTTCATGAGCTTCATCCATTTGTTTAGCCTTGTAATCTTTACGGCTTGTCTTTTGCATCTTCTCATGTAAAATCGTGATTTTACTTGTTAAATTTGAGATTTTTTCAAAAGTTTGTTCGACATTTCCGAACAATTCATCAAAGATTATGCTATGAATCTGTTCATTTCCGAACAATGATAGTGGATTTTCGAAATATTGTTCGGATTTTTTTATAGAGGTATCATCAACCTGAATTTCAATGCTTCCAGTTTTATAAACTGTTACAATTCTCTTATTTTGAACATCAAGAATAAAAGTTACTTTATCATTCGCCCAAACTTCGCACACACCAAGCTTAGTAGTATTTTTTCCAGCATACTCTAAAGTATCAACTTGTTGTTTAAAAAAGTTCATAGACTCTAAGTTTGTTTTAATATTAAATCGTTCTGACATCCTTTCTAAATAGTGTACTGTAGGGGTATAGTTTTGATTGTTTGGTAAACCCATATTATGTTTATTCTCCTTAAATGTTTGATAGTAATATTATACCATAAAAAAGAGGACTTGTCAAGTCCTCTGATTTTTTTATTTATTAAGTTTTTCTTTAATCAAAGCGTAGTCATCGTCTTTCATAGCTTCGACTTCTCCAAGGAGATATCCATTACCTACCGCTGAGAAGAAATCATGGTTAGCTGTTTCAGTTGAGATACCATTCATTACGAGTGGATTGATATCTTCACGACCAACTTCAAATAAAGTGTCGAATCCGAGATTCATAAGAGCTTTGTCTGCGTTATATTTGAGGAATTGTTTTACGTCCTCTGTATAACCCACAGTATCATAAAGAAGTTCAGTATATTTCAATTCATTTTGATATAGCTTCTCAAGTAAATCGAATGTCCATTCTTCTAACTCTTCTTGTTCAGATTCTGTTAATTCATTGTATCCAATTTGAAATTTGTAGCCTATGTAATATCCGTGATAGTACCTTCACATAGAGTCGTAAGTTCTATGCAGTTCTCTGATGAACTTCTCCATATCACTATGGACGCTGAGACTATATCTTAGTGCTGTTGTTAGTCAACACCCCACATACTCCATTTCCATTTAAAAGACTTATCTGCATGCCATTTTCACACACGTTGCTTACCACTTGGCTGTACTCTACTTGGTTTCATTAATAACCCCTAGAGCTATTAACTGCCTTTCGATAGTCGTTGAGTCTTTATATTGTACTTCTTCCTTTTTGAGAAACTCTCGGTCTTCATCATCTTAAAAAAGATAGAGAGTTTATCATAAGGTTTTTACAATAATTTAACACAGGATTGTCTGCGAGAGAGTTTCCCTGTTTAGGATTGTGGTTTCGCTAAGGCAAAATACCTAAGTCAGCTCACTTACAAAACCGACTCATCCCTCAAAATTAATTTTACAATCTCGGCTGTATTTTTCATCTTTCCGAGTCCAGCATAATATAAGGGTGTAAAGAATCCTGAGTAAAAGAGGAATGATTCCAAGAATACTGATGCAACTTTCTTTTGAAGAGGAGTTCCGTTTTCATAGATGTCTTGGATAATTTCTGTTTTCTTAACAATATAAGGATTTGTTGCAGTCCATTCAAATATCCCATCAATATCTTTCATAGTACAGAAAGTTGAGAAGATTGTTGAATATGATTCAGCATGGATGCATTCCATGTAGGCGATATTCCTGAATACAGCTAGTTCATGTTGAGTACGAGAATCTTTTGCAATCTCATTGTTACCGACTTCACCCTGCAAAGTATCAAGTAGGGTTAACCCCCCAAAAACTTTATTGAATAAATCTTTCTCTGGGGCAGACAATTTATTCCAATCACCCATGTCATTTGAAACGGGTACACGTGAGCTGACCCAAAATTGTGAAATCAATTTATCCCAAGTTGCACGGTCGATGTTATCTTCCAGCCGATTCCAATTCACAGCGGTTACTAATTTATTTTTTGACATTATAATAATTTATCCTTTCAAATATAAAACCTTTGTGCGGTTTTTTAACATGTTTAGTTATTCGATACCTAATGGCACGAAGATTGAATCCGTTATCTATTGCATAGCGACTAATATTATAGATATATTCTTTATCACCTGTTTCAACATTAGTTGCCACCAGAAGTGGAACATCCTCTTTTCTGTCTCTTTTCTTTCCCTTTTGATAAGATAGATTATCAAAAACAGGGACAAAAGTACAAGTATCCAAAGAATACCTCTTAGGTGTAAGATTCATTGCTTCGCACTTCATATCTTTATCAATATGGAGTTCTCCATTGAAAAACCTTTTCTCGTCATACCCCTCTATTTTTGAAATATCTTCTAAGAAATATTCGAAACACAACCACCGTTTCTCAATAAAGACACCTTTTGCGCCATATTGTTTGTAAGAGCTTGCGTTAGAGTTATAACATCTTTGAATCATACTCATCCATATTTGGTATATTTTTTCATTGCCAATTTTCTTTGCATTCCCTCGACAAGCAACACCCTGAACGTCTTTTGCGTAAGGGTCTTTGACATTGCCCTTTAAAATGTTCCCCTTGTGAGCCGTCATCGTTGTTCCTGAGTCAGAAAATATAATATCTGCCACGAGAGTTGCTTTACCTTTAGTGCTTCTCACTATGTATTCATCACAAATAATCTTGTATTCATGACCTCTATTATTTACAAAGAAAGTTCCAGCATGCAATTGTTTGCTTTCTATTGTCATTTCTTCTTCTCGTTTTCTATTGAATATCGAATCCGCCCTCAATGCCTCCCCCTTTAGAGCGTTGTTCGTCGAACCAATTATAATATTCTTGTTCGATTTTTTTCATGTCTGTTCCGTCTTCAAACTCAAAGACTTCAACTTCGGATTCATTGAATCCACGTTTAAACCAAAATTTAACTTTCATTATAGTCCTCCTTTATTATTATATTATAACACAAATCCCCTTGTTTGTCAAGAGGATTGTCTTTTTTATACTTTCCTAACTATTTTTTATCATCTTCTAAAGTAAATTCTTTATCAAAACTAACAAAATCAATCTTACCATATGTCAATTTGTAAAATAATTGACTAGCAAATACGATGTCATTATCCGTAAAGAACATTAACTGTGAATAGATTTGTTTACGTGCTAAACTAACTTCTTCATCGTTAGAAAATACTAGAGCAACTTCTGCGGTAAAGTATTCAGGTGCTACTAGAACATCATAGTGAGTTTGTCCGTCTTTACGTAATTTCCTTTTGAATTTTTCTAAATCTCTAAAGTATTGCAAAGCCTGCTCACGCAAAGGAATAACCTCTTTATTTTGTAATTGTTTAAGTGTTACGTTTTCTAGTTCCATTTCTTCTCTCCTACTTATAATCTTTCGTTGGTTGATAGGACTCCATTTCATCTTCGAGAGCCTGTAGAATATATTCATTTGGATTATCTGCGTAAATGTTTAAGTATGATAACTCAGCAAGAGTACTTTCTTTTTTACGATTCATAATTTCAATGCAATCCTGACAAAACATAGTAGGACAATCTAAATGTTGAATATTTCTATCAAGAGTTGCCAGACTCCAATTCAACGCTAGTCCTTTTCCGCAAATTCCACGCATAGGAATTTCTTCCTCATCTTCTGCTATAAGTTCTGCATCATTATAATAATGATAATGTTCACGCTGTTCAAGTGTTACTCCATCTGGCATAAAACACATTGATGGGGAGTAAATCCATTCTGTTGGAAGTCCAATCAGTTCAAACATATTACTCCTCTACTAACACTACCGTGTCTTTAATAACTGGCACCCAATATTCAAGCGAACAGTATTCATCATTTGCTTCAATCATTCCACCCACAATATACCCATCAACATACCACCCATAGATGTATCCTTCATCGTCAACGTATTCTTTCATAAAAAACCATAAATCTTCATCAACCATTTCTTTTGTCAACGCTTCTGTTGGTTTTGCTTTAAATCTCATATTTCAACTCCTCTATGTTTAATTTTTCCACACTCTTCACATACGTAACAAAATTCAGATATATGAAGATACGGATTCGTTTCACTGTAATCTAGTTTGTTGAGTGTAAGTTTATTACAGAACTCACATATAGTTATTCGCATTATTCTTCCTCACTCTCTTTTAGCTTCTGACCAATACCTTTAAGAACATCTAAGAACTCATTTAATTTCATTAGATTCCATACTCCTCTCTGAGTTCGCACTCGTAACAAATTTGATATTTCTCTCCTTCGAGAATTTCTTCTTCTGGAATTTCTTTACCGCACAAATAACAGTTCAATTTATAACCTCTTCTAATAATATTTTTTATTCAAACGGTGCTTGTAGACTTAAATCTTCAAGTGCATTTTCTAATCTTTTTTGAAGTTTAATATCTTCTTCTTTTTGAAGTTTTTCACAATATTTTTCACAAAGTTCTTTTGTAGCAAACATAGAATTGAAACGAGAATAGTTTTTAAAGTCTTCTTCTTTGGAAATTAAAAAATTATTAGGAGTTTTAGTTTCAAAACTTCCATCATCACTTCCGCCATAATAAGCAAGTTCTTCACTTCCACCTCTTATATTCATGGTGTAATATCCATTTAGTTGTTTATCTTTTCTGTGGATTTTGTGTAGAGTCATTTCTTTGGGAAAATAAACATTCTTTCCAATATCACAAGAGCATTTTTCGTAAGCCTCTCGCCCCATAGGTGTAATATATTCTCGTCTACGATATCTGTCACACTTATCACATTGAGGCATTAGCTCATGTTTATATGTAATATCCCAGTAGACATTTTCAAGTGGTTCAAGTAACTCTTTTAAAGCTAGACTCTTGGCAGATTGAGCTGAAACTTCAATGGCGGTTTGCAAATCTCGTTCTCTACGATTAATATTTGCTTCCTTTTCTTGGATTCCATTGACAATCTTTTGTAGTCTACTATTTTCATCTTTTAAACCCTCAAGTTCCTGTTTGATACCTTCTTTGACAGAATCTTTTAAGTTATTGAAAAACTCAACATATTCTTGTTCGTAAGGCACTGAGAAATCCCAAAATTCTTCATTATACATTTGAATACCTTCCTTCTTTTAAATGTTATATATAAATAACTTCTTTATATTATATATTATAACACAAAAAAGCATTCCTGTCAAGAAATACTTTTTTAAATTTATATTACAAGTCTTTAACTATTGCAAATTTCTTATACAAAAGTTTTTTATCTTTTTTGTAAATCACATCATTAATGTGTTTGTTGATACCACTCATTGTTTTTCTTTTGAGTGTATCAATCACATCTTTTGTTGTTTCAAGAATTGTGACAACAGACGTAGTTCCTTCAACTCTAAAGAAACTGACAACTGTATTTTTATTTGTTTCAAGAATATCTAAAGTTTCTAAAAATCTATCTTTATTAACAACCCAGTTAATAACGTCAACAGGTGTTTCTTCTGTTTCAGAGTAGAATGTCATTAGATTATTTAATTCTTCATTGTAATAAACACACTTGCTGATTTCATGATATGTATCAAAGATAAACCATTTATCTTCAAAACTTTTATCTTCTACATTTAATTTATTAGGCATACAAACCTCTTTCTATTTAATAAAATTTAATTCTTTTAATTTATTGACGAGAATTGTTTCAATGTTATCTATTTCTGCGTAAGGGATACGTAATAAGGGGATATTATTATCTTTTGCGAATTTTGTCTTGATAGAATCATTAACTTGTTGTCTCTCGAACTGCTTTTTTCCACCAAAATATTCAATAGGTTGAAAATGCTGTTTACCATCAAATTCAATAAGTAATTTAGTTTTCTTATTGGCTATATAAAAGTCAAAAGGAAGAGGTTTTTCATTTTTACAATTTTTAAATCTTTTCTCAGATACATATTCCATATTTAATCGTTTTAATATATCTGATACTTTTTTCTCCCCCTTTGAGCTAGCACACTTAGGACATCTTTTACCTTTTCGAAAATTAGCCCATGAAACCATATATTCATTTTCACATACATTATGTTTCATTAGAAAGTTTTTATTTGCCCCTAGATATTTCCCTAGTTTGCTATATTCATTTCCTACCAGATTATGAATACCCTCTTCTACATATTTATCTGTTCTTTTTTCTGTTCCATAACATTCAGGACATCTCTGACCTGATTGAAAGTTACTCCATCTACCCATATATTTATTTCCACAGATATTGTGCTTGATGAGCATTTTAGTAGAGTTGTTTTTATACTCACCATATCTAACATACTCATCTCCAACGAGCTTTAAAATCTCTTTATCAACTGTTTCATTGTTCAGTTTTTTATTGCCATAACATTTTGGACATCTCTGACCTTTTTTAAAATTGCCCCATATAACAGTATATTCATTTCCACACGTGATATGTTTTATCAAAAACTTTGTTTTAGAATCTTTATATTCACCCAATCTAATATACTCATCTTCTACTAATTTATAAATTTCTTTATCAATTTTTCCATTATTTAAACTTCTTTTTTGAGATGAAATTGACACACTACATTTAGGACATCTTTTGCCACTATAAAAATTACTCCAATCGACTTCATATTCATTTCCGCAGACATTATGCTTTATCAAAAATTTAATTTTACTATTTTTATATTCACCTAACCTAGTATATTCCCCATTCCCAATCTTAAGAATACGTTTATCTATCTCCTTATTTGTTAAAGATTGTTTTTTGTTTTTAATCTTAGAACACTCTGGACATTTACGAATTTTCTCAAAGTTATGCCAAGATGTTTTATACTCATTTCCACAGATATTATGCTTGATTAATAATTTAGAATGAGTATTTTTATACTCTCCCAGTCTTATATATTCATCTCTAACGAGATTAAAAATTCTTTTATCTACATCTTCATTTGTTAATTTATTTGCCATATCTTTATGTTCCTTTTAGTGTTTTAATATTTAATACTATTATATCAAAAAATACTATTCCTGTCAAGAGATAGTATTTTAAATTTATATTACATTAGATTGAACATGATTCACATTCGTTTACTGAACTAACTTCACCATCAGAACGATAAGTACGAACATAGTAAATTGATTTAATACCTTTAGTCCATGCATAATTGCGTAAGATGTTAATATCACGGGTAGTGAATGAGTCTTCACCACTTGTTCCAATTTTCCACTCATACAAATCTTTTCCGTGGTCTGCATTCATGAAGAGTGTCATAGAAAGAGCTTGGTCAACATGTTTTTGCGCTTCTGCGTAGACATCAATGATTTGGCGCTGGTCAATGTTATAAGCTGATTCATAGTAAGGAAGACCTTCTGAAAGATAAGGTGCTGGGTAGAATACATCACCACGCTTACCTTCTGAACGTTTCTCAATCTTTTGTACGATTGGATGAATAGATGCAGTTGCTTCATTGATATAAGAAATAGAACCATTTGGAGCCACAGCCAAACGATAAGAGTTATATAAACCATGTTCTTCGATTGAAGATTGTAGGTCAGCCCAGTCTTGTGCAGTTGGGATATCAATGTCTTTAAATAATTCTTGAACTGTATCAGAAAGATTATTTTTGAATTTAACACGTGGTAAATAGCGTTTGAAATATTTACCATTTGCATATTCTGATTTATCAAAGTTATAGAAAGCTTTGTTGCGTTCGATAGCAATTTGATTGCTTTCAAACAAAGTCCAATAGTTCAGAAGTTGGAAGTACATACCTGTGAACTCAATTGATTCAGGAGAACCATAGAAGATTCCGTTTTTAGCAAGGAATCCATGTAGCCCCATTGCGCCTACAATGAAAATACCCTCTCTTTCGAGATATTTGTCTAGGGTTTGGACTATATCTTCAACTTAACCATTAGTTGTTATTCTTTATATTTCCATTTAAATCCACCAGCTGTACGTCTGTTACCCAAACAAACACCAGATATGTGCAAAACCCCTGTTTCTCTGGTGGCTTGAGTGATACTATCAAAAGATTTAATTATCTCATCAGTGTCTTTATCTATTTGATAAACAGGTCTTTTGTCTTGTAAATTGGAGGTGTCAGCTTTGAAACCAAGATATTCTATTGCATGTTTCATGTTATAGCTTTTATCGCACCATTCAAGATTCTCAACTCTATTGTCACTTTTCTTACCATTTATATGATTTACTTCTGGTAGATTATGAGGATTAGGAATAAATGCTTTTGCAACTAATCTATGTACAGAAACTGTTTTTGATTTATTATTAAGTTTCTGAATTAGACGAACTTTTACATATTCATTTTTATCTTCGTTTATTTTTAGAGATTTTATCATTTCTTTTTGATGATAATCGAATACAACACCATTAATCATTCTTTTAGATGTATTGGCTTGAATTTTCATTCTACCTAAAGAACTTATAAGATATTTGTCGTTAAAACCATCAATATTAGACCATAATTCTTCCATATATTCTCCTTTCTATTATAGTTAAATGTTTTTTTTGGTTAAGTTGTTCTGCGTGTAGTCTCTGAGGGGTCAACCACGACTTCCCTGCTGATTGTCTATTTATATATTGAATTTTTACTTTTGCGAATTGGTAAGATTCAAGTATCAATATCTTTAAGAGTTTCCAGCATATAGCAAAATTTTATAGTAGAGCTAGGCGATTTTCAACCCTACTGAGTGATACTTGTCGTTGGCATTCTTGACAGTAGGAACTTCTTCAATATTAGAGCTATCTGCAACATAGGTTAATGCACGAAATGCTGTTCTAACAGATTTTCCAAAGTCTGGTGATTCCATAAGATGTGCAATATTAGTTGAACCAAGATTACATGATACGTCAGTACCAATAGTCTTATAAGTTTGGTCTGGGTTCAACTCTGATGGAGATTGTACTTGAAGGATTTCTGACTTTTTGTTCACTAAAGGTCACTACTCTTTAGCAGTTTATATCCAGTACATTATGATATAAACATCTATATATCACTATATAGAACAGACTATTTCATAACCATAAATCCAGTTTTGGATTCTTAGGTTTCCTGCGCTTCAACCTTGTTTAAGGCTTACGATAATTTCTTATTCAGAGATAATTACTTATCTCATCTGATTTCTCTAGTCGTTAGGCATTTAAAAATATAGTTATTATTATTTCCTTTATTTTTAACTATATTTTATTTAGCACGGAATTGTCTAATTTAAAAATTAGAGTTTCTCCGTTTCACAGGATTTTCGATATAGATTTCTCTATAAAGGTGCTACTATCAACACAAATTACTCATTTTAATTACACCATCAATAGCATTTTCTTGGTTTGCTGTATCAATATTAATGATGTATGGATATCCTGACTCTTGAATAAGTTTAGACATTTCTTCTTCAAGGTCACGAGCAAAGATTTTATCTTTCTTGATATTTTTGTTTTCAACTAACTCATCATACATTTCTGTGATGTTGATTTCAGACATTAGTTTTCCGTATTCATTATAGATATCATAAGGGCTGAACAAATACATTGATTCACCTTTAGCAATGAGTTCATAGAATTTATCAGGAACGACAACACCCAACGAAAGTGTTTTAACACGAACTTTTTCGTCAGCATTTTCTTTTTTAGTAGATAGGAATTTAACAATATCTTTATGGAATACATTGAGATAAGTCACTCCTGCACCGCTTCTTGTCCCCAGTTGATTGGCATATGAAAATGAATCTTCATAAAGTTTCATGATTGGAACAACTCCATCAGCCATATTCTCAATACCCTTGATAGGGTCTCCTGATGGACGGATATCAGTTAAGTTGATTCCAACTCCACCACCCATTTTAGACAATTGAAGAACTGAGTTTACTGAGCGTCCGATAGAAGTCATATTATCTTCAATATTCAAGAGAAAACATGATACAGCATTACCCCCACGCAATTTACCAGCATTAGAAAATGTTGGTGTTGCAGGTTGATAGGTTTGTGAAATCATTTCATTTGCAATGTTGAGAGCCAATTGCTCATCGCCATCAGCCATAACTAAGGCATTAAAAGCAATACGGTCTTCATATCGTTCAAGAATTGATTTTCCATCTGTTGTGTGCATAGCATATTGTGTATAAAACTTATACGCACCCATGAAAGTTGTGAATCTAAACTTCTTGTCATATAGAGTTTTAAATAATTTTTTAATAAATTTGAAAGTATATTTATCAAGTACTTCGCCTTTGATATACTTGTGTTTCACTAAATAGTCGAGCTTCTCACGCAAGTCTCCAAAATAGACTGTATGTGGGTTTACGTAATCAATGAAATAGCTATGGACAGCTTCTCTGTCTGCGTTCAACTGAATTTTACCATCTTTAATGATATTTAGTTGGTTGTTGAGCATAAAATACTCTGGTGTTGCTGATTTTTTTGTTTCAATCTTTGTGACTGTCAAGTGAAACCTCCTATTAATTTATTTGCAATAACTCTTTAATGTTATTGATGTCTTTCTTATTTCCAAAATTCTCAATGGAATAGATTACAGGAATATCATATTTCTTACTCATGTCATTCGCTGTAAATATGAACATGTCATCTCCAAAGTTAAAGTTTCCTGACCCTATGATACCTAGGCAGTTCTCATGATAATCGTCCATAAAATCCCACGCATCTCCAATCCACTCTTCCTCATAAGTGGGAATCAAGAGATAAAATTTACTATTTTCATTAAAGTCATAGATATTATCTCCATCAATCTTGAATCCTCCGATACCAAGTTTTTTAATTACTCTATCACAGTTTCCACCTAATGATTTATAAGCAATTAAAATATTATCCATGTGCATGACTCTTAACAAATTCATTCACTTTGATAGAGTTGAACTCAAATGGTTCTACATCCTGAGCTACGATAACTGGAAGATTAGAGAACCCTAGTTCTTCTTTAACGTATTTGAATGCTTCTTCATTGTCTTCAACATTAATCTCAACATAATCAATCTCTGAGAATTTGAGTAAGCGTTTGACTTGCTTACAATTTTTGCAATTGTATTTACTGTATACTTTAACCATTTTTATATCTCCTTCTATATAAAGCAATAAGACTATTATATCATAATAGTCTTATTTTGTCAACTAAAACGTTCTGTTGTTTTTGATAATCTGTAATTTCTCGTATATAGCACGAGCTTTATGTTGATTATCAGCAGAATAAACATTTTTGTTTAGGTAATTTAATTGTTTTGTTTCATCATCGTAAACGATAAATGGGTTGTTACTGTCTTTCTCAAATACTTGATATAGATTGTCATGCTGTACTAAGGCAAAGTTATCTGATTCTGACTTGACTAAATCTTTTATTTTGAAATCTACCGAACCTAGTGTCATTATACACCTCCTTTATAATTACGCAATATAAAAGCCCTTTTCTTTGACTTCCTTCCATTTGTCAACTGTAAAAATTTTATGTGCGCTAGATAGCCCACCATGAACATTTACAATCATTTCGACTTCGACAAATTTATCTTTATGTTGTTTTGTCCAGTCTGCCTTGAAAGGCTTTTCAAGAACGACTTCTTCAATATAATGTTCTAATAAATTCATATTAATCTCCTTCTATATAATATTATAGCATATTTATTTAAAATAGTCAAGTCGTAGTTAAATAAAATCTAACTCTTTGAGTTTGTTTGTTAGGATTTGTTTGATATTATCTTGTTCTGTATAGGGCATTCTTAACAGAGGAATATTTTTTGAGAGAGCGAAATCATTTTTGATTTGGTCTCTGAATTGAGTATCTTTAAGACCATTATCTCCACCCCATGCATCAATTGATTTAAAGTGTTGGATACCATCAAATTCAATAAGTAGTTTAGATTTTTTATTATAAACATAAAAGTCAAATGGTAGAGTATGTTTATACTTACATTCTGGGAATCTTTTTTGAGTAGTGTATTTAATGTTAAGAGAGTTTAAAATGTCTGAGATTGTTTTCTCACCCTTAGATTCATTACATTTTGGACACCTTCTACCTTGTTGAAAATGACTCCATTTCACTTCATATGTATTTCTACATAGACTGTGTTTGATTTGTATTTTAGTGTAAGAATTAACATAATCTCCCAATAATAAATATTCCCCATTAGTTAATTCTTTAATTCTTTTATCAATTTCTTCTGTTGTTAATTTTTTAGGCATTTCCTATCTCTTTTCATTTCATATTACTATTATTATTATACCATTAAAAGCCATCTCGGTCAAGAGATAGCTTTTAAATTTATATTGGGAAATCTTTCATATCTAGTTGATAAGATTCTGTAAATATTGTCTTACATTTTTTAAGTGATTTAGGAACATTAATAACTCGTTGATTATATGAACCATATCTTTTGTTTGCTATCTTTTTCTTTTCAATAAATCTGCCATCAATGATAACATCAATATGTTCTAAGATGTATTTTTGGTTCTCATCAGCATGTTTTAATAAGTATTCAAATTTGTATCCAGTCCATAAACCAATAACAATGTTAGGTTTCTTCTCTAATACAAGTCTAATTATATTAGCTGTTGATTCTGCATTCTGTGGTAAGATAGGGTCTCCACCTAAGAAACTCAACCCAATAGGCGGATTTAAGTCAAACTGGTCTAATCCTTCGATGATTTGTTCTGCAACTTTCTCATCTTCTACAAATAAATCATCTTTTCTCTCCCACGTATCACTATTCCAACATCCTAAACAATGGAATGAGCAGTAGTTCACAAAGACTGAAACAACAGCCCCAACAGGAAGTTTAGATTGCATATCGTGTCTAAATCCTCCTTCTTGGAAGCTGTTCTCAAAGTCCATAGCATTTATTTGATGTATATAAGCCACTATTCCCCCGATTCAAACATTGAGAACTCTTTAGATACAACATCTCTTTGTATGTCATGTTTTTTCTCAAAGTTTTTAGTATATTCTTTTTTAGCATTTCCAACGTGATTAACACGTTCAAGTAATTCCTCTGTCTTACCAGCATTGACAACACTATGTCCGTTACGTGATGTAATAGAAAGATAACCGCAATTCTTAACAAGTAAATTTTGAATTGTATAACTTGCATCATCTAAAACCGTCAAAGAGTAAACTGTATCATTTTTTTCTACAATTTCAGAACCTCTAACTCTAAAGAAGGCATAACCATTTTGAACAAAACTCATAGTTGGTTTTCCTAAAGAGAATTTTAGGTCATATCTAGCTTTAGTGTTTACTGTTCTACCTTCTATCTCCATAGTTCCAGCATCTCTATTTTTGTAAATGGTATATCCTTTGTTTTCAACTTTTAATACAAGTTGTCCAATTCCATATAACAATTTACGAGAAACAGAATTACAAATTTGTTTATTATTATGAACGCACCCATCAGCAGAAAGATATCCATAAAGAAGTTCTCTCGCCAAATCAATAGGTAGATTGAGCCATTCTACAGGAATCTGTTTATTTTCAGCTCCATGTCCCATTTGTTTCATAAAATTATTAAATGTTTTATCAAATGTAGACCATGTATATGTTGTCCGAGCCTCTTTTCTATCTGTATAACCAAGGTTAAATTTATCTATTACATATTGAATTTTTTCAATACCATTAGAATCATCTTTTCCAACACAAATATAACTTCTAATAGAGTTTTCACTATGTTGTTTGACCCAACCATCACCCAAATAACGACCAACCAACCACCAGAAATCTTTATCTTCAACAGGTAGTCCTTCTACTTTCGGAACAATAGATTCTTGATTGATTGGTACTGCAATATAAGAGTCTTTTGTTAGGTTTTGTGCTTCGATTAATTCTGTTTCTGAATTTTTATCTTTTTTAGCAAAGAAAGGATGGTCTAAAGTTGATACAACATCTTCTGTTCCTGAAATTTTAAGATTAATTGTTTTTTCTACTTCTTTTTTACCAACTTGAACGACAGGCTTAAATCTCTTATTCATTGTCCAAACCTTGTCACCCTCTTTGATATCTTTGATTTTTACGTATCCTTTGTCGGTAAACACAAGATTTTCTCCTGTAAAACAAACACGCTGAATTGTTACTACATTCTCTGAGCCACACTCAGCACAGGTGTCTGCTGTTTCACCATTCCATCCACAATCAAAACAATGACTAGATGCAATATTGATGCCATAGTACATTCCCTTCTCCATTGCATAACGCACAGTTTGTTCAAGAACTGTTACTGGTGTACCATATGCAAATTCATTTTGACTGATATGTCCACCACTTGCCATTTTATCCAAATGGAAAGGTGCTTCAAAATCAATCTTATCAAAAATATTAGATTTTTCCCACACTGGTTGGTGGAATGAGTTGGTAATATAATTACGTCCTTTTCCATCTTCTTGAGCTGTAATACCATTGATGAATCCATACTGTTTTTGTAATTGCTTCATCATTTTATACACAAGAGATTCAGCAGGTGTTCCATAGATAGAATACATACGAGGAATAATAGTTGTTTTGTGTGTCGTGTCTAAACCTTCATAAACTTCAAGATATTTCTTGTCAGGGTCTGGGTGAACAAAGTTTCCTTCTTCATCCCAAACACGAGTTTGAACACCATCTTCGTCAATACGAACAGCGTCATGGATATTTCTAAATTCTTTAATTGAATTAAGGACTTCCATGAATTTTATTTGGTCTTGTTGACGTTGTTCACCACTCTTGTAGTTTGGTAAGTTATCAACTTCATACCCATTATTCAAATACATGTAGTTCAAAGCTTCATTGAACCCAATTATGCCAACAGAGGCAGTGAAATTAAAGATTGTTTTAGAGATTTTTTCATCGTGATTGAGTCGTCTCCATGCTCCACCTTCCATCCACATGAGAGGATTGCTTTCTGCTCTAGCTTCTCCAGCATAATTATATCTCCAATCTAAGATATCCATCGTCATATTGGTATACTTATGTAGTAATTCATAGAATTTATTCCAATCACCACCTGATTCTATGGCAATTTTAGGGAAATTAATTGTTACTACACCAACATTTCCACGTCCTTTATAAACTTCTTTTTGGAAGTCTTCTGAATCCTCTAAGGGATTAATAAACTCAACATTGTTATACGAGCGGCATCCCATTGGTACTGATAAAATTTGGTTTAAGTCATCTTTATGACGACTGTATGCAGGTGCAAGAATACCATTATCCATTGAAACATAGTCAGGATATAGTTTAGTTGAACTGCATTTAATAGCCAATTGGAATAAATCATAGTTAGGTGAATCAGGATTTAAGTTGACTTCTTTCGCACTAGCAAAGATTAATTTAGGAAAGACAAGTACACAATCTGGTTCAGAACGCTCAAGCAAGAAAGCACGAGTAATTTCACGACCCCATTTTGATGTATCTAACCCAAAACCAATTGATGTAAATGGAATTTGTCCCAACGCATTAGAAACAGTACTTATTTCAAGTTCAAACCCTTGAACACCTTGTTTTATTGCATAAAGAGTATCTTCTTCTGCCATTTCACGTGCTGTATTATATGCAATTCCCTTTTCCATATATCTTTTGAATGATTTATCGTAAGTTAATTCCGCATAAGGTGCTAGAAGATGGTCAAAGTTCTGGACACTAAAACCCAAGAATAGGGAGGTTTGTGTTCCAACCCTACCTTAGACTATTTCTTATAGATATTTGTGTTTATCTATCAGTGTGTTTCGAATCATCCTATGATGATTCTAAATATATTTATATATAGTCGTTACAATTATATTCTGGAAAATTATTTATTTTTTATCTTTAAGGGTATAATATATGTCAGGAGACTGTTTTAATAATCTATGAGCTTGCGCTTCAGAAACCCCTAGGAACTTTGCAAGACCTATAACTGTCTTAAATTCATACTTTTCTTTATAAACTATTTTTTCATATCTCTTTTTGTTTTTATTAACAGCTCTATTCAACACTCTATGACTATGAGGATTGTTGTCATGCTGTGAAATCCATTCTAAATTAGAAGATGAGTCATTTGTTTTGTCCCCATTAATATGATTAATTGTATTTTTCTCTTTAGAAAATCCATCGACAAATGCAAATCCAACAACTCTACAAGCTCTAAGATTTTTTCGTTTGTTTTTATCATTAATCATACTAATATAATTATACTCTACCGCTTTATTATATGTCTTTTTCATAAGAATAAAACTTTCTGAACTTTTCATATATTTTTTAAATCTACCAAAATTTGATACAAAGTAGTTTGGATATCCTAAAATCTCTCTCCACTCCTCATTGTCTAAATCTTTAAAATCATATGTGAGACAAGATTTCTCTTTTAGTTCTTCTATTCTAGCTTGTTTTCTAATATGTGAACGCTTAAGTCTATCATCATTAGCTTTTTCCAAAACCATATCATTTCGAATAATCGTAACAGACAAATAGTTTGCTTTTACCTGTAACTCTCTAGCTATGTTCGCAATAGTTACATCATTATCTAATCTACTTTTTATCATCGTTCTGTGCTTGTTGATAAATTTAACCGTAGATGGTTTTAAATGTTTATTTTGGCTTTCTATCAACCCCCACTCTTGAATTTGTTTGGATAAATTGCTTCTTCCAAAGCCCAAGAGATTACTAATATATTTAATTGATTTTCCTTCTTTTTCGTAGAGTTTGATAATTATATCTTTAAAGTCATTAAATTGTTTTTTATTTTCCATTAAAGTATTCCACTTTCTATATAATCACGAGATTAAGCCATTCCAACCCTTCCTCGTTAGCCTTGATGTTAATCAAGACCCCTATTGTGATAGGTTAACACTGTTTTGATTCGGCAGTTTGGTAGTCGCTAGACTGATTTTGTTAAACCGAATTGTTGGCTAGACATTTGTAAAATCAAATCCGCCACTAAATTGAATGCTGCACTAATTGATTTAGGTTCAGGATATTTAATACCATTTAAAGTAAAAGCATACTCTCCATCTTTTTGCTTTTTAGTCTTAATGATATTTGCTAAATCAACGTTGTCGCAATTGAATGTTCGCCAGTACAAATCTCCTAAGTCATGAATATAAATCCATCCTTCTTCATGAGCCTTAGCCCAGTTCTTTTGAAGAATAAAGTCAGTCACAATTTTCTTCTGAGTCATTTCAGCAAGAAGAGAACGCTTGGTTGAATTAATAGAGCTATCTTTGTTTGCATTCTCAGTATAAATTCCATTCTTAAGACTGTCTAAATCCTTGTATAGTTCACGATAATGCTTATCTTGCGATATTTTATAATTTCGATATTCATGATATGAATCATAAATATCAGTATCAACTTGTTTAAGAGCTGACAAAACAATATCGTGAATTTCACGAACATTAATGTAATGAAGTTTATCTTCATGTTGAGTATCTGTATCAGCTAAAATATCATCTTGACGCTTAGCAATGGCAAGTTCTACTAAGGATTTAATCTTAGCGATTTGTTCCTTCTTTAGAGGTTTGTCTATGTGTTGAGCTGACTTTTGACAGGCAGAAATTACCTTATCAAAGTTCCACTCTTCCGTCACCCTTTCTTGTTTCTCATCTGTTCTTTTCTTAACAACAAATAAATTATCCATCTATTTCCTCCAATTTCTATGCAAGTTATATTATACCATATTTTTCATGGTTTGTCAAGTGACATAATAAAAAGCCCATTAAAGGCTTTCTTTATTAGATACATTCCAGAAAATGTAACCAAAGATTGAGTTTACAAGGAAGATTAGATATAGAACACCCATAGTAACATTAGGTGTCGCTAAGGTAAACCACGTCCAAGTTGTAAGAGCGTTTAATGTCATCCAGTAGAACCAACTATATTTGCTTCCTGCAATAGAGAATAACTGTGCTGAAATAGCTACACCACCAAGGATTCCATCTTTCCACCAAATAGGAGAACCGAGACCCTTAGAAATGAAAGTCCATACTATCATAACAACCACACTAAGTAAGAGAATTTTCCAAACTTCAATATTTTTAATTCGTTGAAGGGTATTGTTAATAAATTTGTATCGTCCTTTGAAGTTCATATGAATGAATCCAATGATACCCATTGCCATAAATAGTGGTTGTTGAATACTTTCTGATAAGATGCCATGTTGAATCCCAATAAACAACATTGTCGTATTAAATACAAGAGCTACTAAGAAAGTATATTTCTTACTGAACGTTAGAGTCGATACATATAATGCACCTGAAAGACCCGATACCCATTGAATAATAGGTGTTTGAACTGTGAAGAGTACTACTAATTGAGCAAGTACGATAAGCGAGATATAGGCATATTGAAATGCTGGTTTGTTAATTAGTTTAGTCATTTGTTTCCTTTTCTTCTGATAATTTTTTAGCTTCGTCAACAATGTAGTTGAACCAGTCGCCAACATCTTTAAATAGAGTACCGTTAGATTTAACTAACCCTACAGTATAGAGGTTAATATAAGAGAATTGTGATTCCCCTACTTCTTCAAGAGCATTGATTTTGTTTGTGTTTCCAAAAGCACCTTGACGTGAATCTGAATATAGACCAATAACTGGAATACCCTTAGCATAAGCAACTCCAATTTCACTAGCCACACCAACATCAATTGTTGCACCGTCTAGGACAGCGACAATAAAGTCAGAACCCAACAGTTCATTTGTATCAGCTTCTGCAATCATTACAGAGTTTGCATATCCTGACTTATCATTAATTGCTTCATTTTCCTGTGGTAGATAAATCTCTACATTTTCAGGAAGAGCGTATCGTAAGCTGTCAACGATGTCGGTATTGAACCAACGTTCCATATCTGAAAAGAGTGGGCTTGCAAAATAAATTTTAACTTTGTTCATTTAAGAACCTCCTTATGGTCTCGTGGTTCAAGTTTTTTCAATGATAAAAATGCTTCTTCTAAGGCTGTGTCATAAGTATCTTCAAACTTTTCAAGAATTTTCTCAAATTCTTCATTCCTATAAACAAATTCTAAGTCTTCTGGATGTTCATTATAGTGTCCTTGTTGAATTATTGTTGATATATCAATATAGATTTCTTGCAGTTCACGACATTGTTGAAAAGCTTCACGCATAACATCTAATTTGTTGATAACATCTTCAAGTTTTTCTTCGATTTGGTAAACATAACCATCTTTTAGTTTTCTCATATTGTAGTCTCCTCGGCTTCTACCCATAGTCCATCTTCACATTTTGAACAGATGGGATTTAAACAACGCATTGTTGCATTACGGTCATAAGATTCTTTGTCTAAATCAATTTCTTTATTGCAATGTTCACAATTAACAATATCCATTATTGTTCTCCTTTAAGATTGAGTTCAAAATTCTCTATATTGACAAAATTTGCAAAGCTAGGGTATTTGAATAGAGTGAATGAATGACGTAGATGTGTCTTGTTTGGTGCTTCAAAAATATTCACAATACTCGTGATATTAAGGTTTAAGAGCCACGAGTGTTTAGTATCCAAAGCATGTTCGATTGGAATAGCATTTGTGTGCATTGTTGAGTTCTTCGGAGAACTTACAACCCATGTACCTTTTGAACTACGATACATAAGAAAGTCTTCTCCTTTTTTAAAGAACCCTGAACGTGAATTTGATGTCAGATAGGGTGTATTAATTTGTGCTCGACATTGGTAAACTTTAATCATTTCGTATTTTCCTTTCTTCAAAAATATATTCTTCAATTTTATCAAATAAAACTGATATCCAGAATATTAATGCCATACCTAAAACAAAGAAGAAGATATAGCTTAATATTCCTAACCATAAACCAATTATAAACATAACTATAGTACCCTGAAACATAATTCCTCCAAGAATAGTTCCCCACGCAAGCATATTTAAGTCAAAAGTAAACCAAATATAGCCCAATAGCAAACTGATTGTGATAACTGTCATCAGAACTCCTCTGATAATATCAAATATTTTTTCTTCCATATTTTATCCTTTAAATTTCTTACCAGCACCTGCTGATTGTACACGATAATACTCTCGATTGTCCTCATCACCTTCTTGAAGAACAAATAACTTCTTAATTGATTCTCCTACTTTCAATTTTTGGTTGGTGATACCTTGTGTTGCTTTAGAATTTTTAGCAGAAATCATAGATGTGTTAGTAACGACAGCTTTATCACTTTCAGAGATAGACATAATGTCCACATCATCAGTCAATGTCGTCAGTAAAACTATCATTTTACCAACCACACCGTTCTTAAGTTTAGAACGCTTTGTGGACGTTCTATAAGCCTCTACGTTAACTTTAGCGACCTTTCCGTCTTCAAATCCCAAAAGAACGTATTTGGTGTCCTTAGAAAGCGTTATAATGCCCTTAATTTCTTCACCCTTTTCTAAATCAATTAGAGATGGAATGTAATTACCCAAATCTTTGGGTTTAGTATCATTCAAATCATTAAGTTGTTTCTTATAAACATTTTGTTTATTTGTAAAGATAAGAAGTTCTTCTCCATTGTCAGTATCAGTTTCTGATGTAGGGACATCCCCTTCTTTAAATTGAATCTCTGCATTACCACGAAGAGAAGTCAAGGGAATCTTTTTGACATAACCATCTTTAGTTACAATAACTTTTACATTATATTCTTCTACAGTATTTACAGGGGAAAGTTTTGCTTTCTTAGCTACCACAGATTTGTCAATGAGTTGTGATTTACGAGGTGCTCCAAATTGAGCAATAACATCTTTCATATCTTGAACAATCAATTTATGAATACGCTGAGGTTTTGCAACTGTCCATTCAAGTTGTTCAATTTCTTTTTCGAGACTTTTAATATTACTCAATTGTTTCTTAATAAAAGTAGTTGTAAGATTTTTAAGTTTCAACCCTGAAACACGTTCTGCTTGAAGTTTAGTCAGGCTAAACTCACTAGAGAGATTTTGAATCACATTATCATCTGTAGAGTTACGAATAATTTTGATTACATGTTCCAAATCATCTTTGATATTTTCCAGTCCGTACAAAATTTCAAGCTGTACTTGTTTAGTTTGAATATCTTTCGTAATCATGCGTTGATATGTATCTGTTCGCCAATCTAACCACTTAGCAATAAGTGACCATACACCCATCTTTTCTGGCAATCCTTGACGATTAATAACCATTAAGTTAGTAGAATAACTTGCTTGCATAGGTGTCATCTGATACAGTTTTTCAAGTAATTGTTCAAGGTCAACACCACGTTTAGCTGTGATAACAATTTCAAGACCTTTCAATCCACTCCCATCTTCCACCTTAGTAACTTCTTTGAGCTTATCTTCTTTATTTAATTTAATAATACGTTCGATGATTTTCTCTTTTGTTGTTCCGTAAGGAATTTCTTTAACAATAATCTCACGGCTATCTTTATCAAACTCAACTTTAGCACGTTGATTGATTGAACCACTACCATTTTCATTGATTGACTTGATAACATCAGGGTCATTGATAATATAAGCACCAGTACCAAAGTCGGGAATAAGCAATGTCTGTTCATTATCTTCAATTCGTTTAATAATAGCTTCACACAATTCGGTTGTGTTAAACGAAGGAATACTTGAACTAAATCCTACACCAATTCCTGATTGAGCATATGCTAAGATAGTTGGATATTTAACTGGGAAAACTTCTGGAATTTTACGTGTACCATCATAATTGTCTACGAAGTCAACACCGTCTTTTTTAACATCAGCCATCATATCAAGACCAATAGCAGAAAGTTTAACTTCGGTATAACGTTCAGCACCAAATGCTAATTCACTTGCATGTTGTCCAAAGTTTCCTTTTCCTATTACCATAGGATTCAATTGGCTATCTTTTTGGGTCATACCAACCATAGTTGGATATGTTGAACCATGAGGATGAAGAAGCATCGCTTCCCCCACAATGTTTGCAGACTTAGTGAATCTTGTAGCTTTTTTTTCGTGCATAGCCCATAAGATTCTTCGATAAGATGGCTTTAATCCGTCTCGAAAATCTGGTATTGCACGTGAAAGCAATACATATGTTGAATATTGCCCCATATTGTCGGTCACGATATGTTGCAATCCTTTTTCTACAATTTCCATTTTATTCTAGTCCTTCTTTAATAAATTTGTTAAGGTTTCTTGAAATGAATACTTTACGATTGCTAACATCATTACCCATCCAATCAACAATAGCTTGTTCAGCTTCTTTGGCATCTTCAATTGTAACACGTGTCAAATGACGAGTCTCAGGATTCATTGCTGTCTCAGCCATAACATGTGCATCTAATTCTCCTACGTGTATTATCCTTCTTTTCATCAGGCACTGACTATTTCTTAATAACCAAAAATGGTTATCCACCCATTTCCACTAACGTATCAATAGTTAGCGTACTCAGCGACAAAGCCGATAGTCGATACAGGTTTATTTAAGTGTTTATTTTATTTAAACTATTATTGATTTCCAATTTCTAATCAAATTTATAAAATAAACACTTAAAATTTCCCACGAGATTACCATATCTTAAAGACTTAGGCTACCTCGTTAGCAATCATAATGATTACCCCAGTGATAACTGGAAAAGGTGGTTAAGGGCTTGGATTTCCTCTTACCCTTTGGAACGTGAATATTGAACTACTTTATTTCCTTGTTCTTTTAGAATTTCATCACGTCCCTTATCTGTATAAGCATACAGAACTGAATCATCTTTGAGCTTAATTTCGAACAAAGGTGTTTGAGCCAAGTATAGGCGACCAGTATGAATAATTTCTGGCATTAACTTATAGAACAGTGTAATAATCAAACATTGAATTTGCGCTCCATCTGGGTCTTCATCTGACGCACAGATAATTTTCCCATAGCGTAGCTTAGTAATGTCGAATTTAGGTAAGTCTTTTTGTTTCTTACCTAAATCAATCCCACACCCCAAAGCCTTAATTACATTCATGACTGTTTCATTATTAACAATGTCTTCAATATTCATTGCTTTTTCAACGTTAAGGAATTTACCACCCATAGGCATACTTGCTTGGAACCTACTATCACGAGCTAAAACTACTGAACCATGAGCCGAGTCTCCCTCCGCAAGATAAAGCTCTGCTTCTTCCCCATGAATACGAGAATCAACAAGTTTATCAATACGATTTGACATTGAATCAACCTTTTCAGTCAATTTCTTTTTAAGTTTCTCTTTGTGTTTAGCATTGACTGTATTTTCTTTTTGAACAAGAAGTAGGTGATTAATAATATCTTTGAAGTTTTTAGGGTCTTCAATTTCTGTGACTTCTAAGATTTGTGTAACACGTCTCTTGGCAACTTCTTTATAGAGTTCTTTGTTTGTAGAGAATTTAGTTTGATTTGCAAACTCAACATTGTTTGAAAACATAACAGCTACAAAGCTAAATGACTCTGTAATATCTGAATCTGAAAAAGAATTGACTTTCTTAGGAAACAGATTATTTGCACGACAGTATTTATTAACGTAAAGTTTAATACCATTAATAATTCCTTCGTTAATCTTGCCACCATTAGGTAAGTAGTTTAAGTTCAAGTAAGATTCTTGTGTTGGTGTTGTTGAGGTTGATAATGCAATCGAAAGAGAAGTTAATTCTTCATGAGACGTGAAAACATCATGTTGATTACTTGTAATTGTATCTTGATACTCAACCAAATCACCAAAGACAATCCCACTTGTATTGACAGCACCTGTAAGTTCTGAATAATATTCTTTCAAGTCTGTATAATGGTATTTTAATTCAGTCTCTCCATGAATATAGTCAACTGTAATCTTATTTGAACTAACAGCATATCGGTGTGCAATCTCACGGACATCTTCGTCTTTAAAGACTGTCTTTGTATAAACTGCTGGGTCAAGTGAAAACGTCACAGTTGTTCCATCAGTATCATTTGTTTTTTCTTCTGTTAACTCTTCGGTAACTTCTCCACCATTAGTGAATTTAATATGGTATTTAATTCCCTTAATAATTGATGTTACTTCGAAAAGAACTGACGTATAGTTAAGAACTGTAGTACCTACACCATTTGAACCTGTATAAGTTCCATTTGTTACACCACTATCTCCATACTTAGTTCCTGCAAAGAGAGTCAAAAACAACAATTCATAGTTGGGGATTCCGTCAGTTTCGCCTGAAATTGGAATACCTCGACCAGTATCTGTAACAGTTACTGTTGAGCCATCTGCACTCAGCTTGACCGTAATAGTCCCATCTTCAAAATTATTAATAATTTCATCTGTTGCATTGGCTAGGAGTTCTTTTAGTCCATGTTGGTAGTTATCTGCTGAACCGTACCATACCGCAATCTTCTCACGAGCTTGGTCACGATTACTCAGCTTTCTAATTTTTTCTGTCAATGTTAATACCATTCCTTTCAATCGGTTATAATATATTATACCATAACTATTTTGCTTTGTCAAGAGAAAAGTATAAAAAAAATAAGAACTACTGAAGTAGTCCTTATTTTACCATGTTATGACAGCCTAGCGTACAACCAAACTGATATAGAAAGTCACAAAACGTAACTCTAGGATTTTGAAGAAAACTTAAATCTTCAAACTTAATCTATAACTGGATTCATTATCCAATATAAGATATAAACTCTAAGCTATAAAGCATGAGCTTTGAACTATAATCTATGAAGTAGTTTTTATCTATTCCTACGAATAAGGACTCATCCTTACCGTCTTGAATACATAACCTCTCTTTTTGAGATTCATCATATTTTTATATTATATTATAGTATCAGAAGTTCGTCATATTTATTATTTATTTCCAGTTATAAGAACCTCTGAAAAACAGAACTATCTGGAAATCTATACTTTAGATTGTTCGTCATAACATGATTATAACTTAATTATTACCACTCAACGGTAATTTCTGTTGCAACATTTGATGCAGTTAATTTGAAATCAACTGTTTGTTCAAATTGTTCAATTGAGTCAAGTTTAGCTTTGGTGTAATCACTTACAAGAGCTTTACCAACTTCCAATTCAAGAACTGTTGCTTTTTCGCTCTCAGCTTGTTCTTTCAAGAATTTAATAATATCAGGATTTTTATCGTCTTTGTCTGAGCTTAACAAGCTATTTTGTTTCTTTTCAAGAGTCTTATCAATATCCTCATTAATACGTGTCGCCTTAGTTGTCGCTTGAGTCAAATCATTAACAAGAGTTTGAACCAAATCTTTTTCACTTTGGATTGAAGTTTTATAATCAATTGCTTCTGCAACTGTCATTGTTTTGTCTCCAATTACAACTTCTGTTAACGCATTAGAACGCAATACACCAGCTTTCAAAGCATGACGATAAGCAATCAAATCAAGTAATGAATCAATACTAGATTTTGCCTCTGAAATGAATTTATCTTTATCACCTTTTGATGATGCAGGATAAACAAGTTTGTCTTCTTGAACAACACCTACATATTTAGTGTCTCCAAGTTTACGTTCAATACGTTTGTCAAGAACTTTAAGTTCATTAAGTGCTTCTTGTACTGTGAGTGTTTTACTTTGTGTCATTTGTGTTTTCTCCTTATTTTTTAAGACTTGCTAGTGCCAATACAATCAATAAAATAATTGCTGTCATTAAACCCATAGCTGGATTGATTAAAAATACAATTAATACAATCGGAATTAAACATCCCATATTTTGTTCTCCTTACGTTTTTTTAACTTACATATATTATTATACCATAATCAAATGAGTTTGTCAAGAGATGAGTAATAATATTTTAAATTAAATCCCCACCCTCGGAATCGAACCGAGGTTGCCTGTTCTCGAATAGGCAGTCTTCTTCCAATGTTTAAACGAAGTGGGAAACCAAATTGTGTATTGGTAAACTACAAATCGAGTACTGTGCAAGTAGTTTTTTGAGTTATATCATAGACTAGCTAATATAACCTTCACATTATCTATCAAGACCAATGTATACTTGGCTGTTCACTACATCAGCTGAACATTTAATAACTACTGTTACCACTCGTTAACCATTGGCTGTCAACTCTATAACATTTAAGCACCGTCAATCAGTACACCTTAGTCTTTAGGAATGATATGCAAAGACCAAACATGATTTTAAGCTTCTTATATCGTAAAGAGTAACGGATAGTTTTCTTTTGCGGTATACACTAACAACCCGTTTCCATAAAGGCGAACTACTCAAAGTTCCTTTTAATTACTTTTCAGTAATATTCGGGGTAACGGAATCGAACCGCTCTTATTTAGCCTATAAAACTAATGCGACTCCTTGCCACCCACCCTGTATAATTGAGAGCTTCTTGAACACTCTCGTAGATAGGCATACAACACCTTCCCTATCATTTTCGGACTTACCGTCTCTATAACGATTACCACCAAGATTGCAAACCAAAATATCTATATAGAGTCGTATTTTGGCTGTGTTGTTTTTATATGGCTGTCGGACATCTTCCGCATTTAACACCATCTCCCTTTATGAGAGACTTGCACACATATAACATCCATTGTAGGAATCGAACCCACGTTATCAGGTTTGGAATCTGATGTGCTTACCACTACACTAAACGGATTCAATCGCCCTTATCTAATGCGCTGTATTTCTACTTAAGCGGATAAGGTACTGATAAGACTTGCCTGAGAATCGAACTCAGTTAACGCATGTTATTACCAAAAACAAGCCGTTTGGTTAAGGTTAATTAATCCTTTGACCTAACTCTGTAAGTAACTGTGCACAGCTCTTACATACTGATTGGGTGAGATTCGAACTCACGACACCTAGTTTTGGAGACTAGTGCTACTACCAACTGAGCTACCAACCAATGAAACACTCTTGCTCCATCCACTATGAATTTTGCAATCATCGCTTACCGATAATTTTCAAGGATTCAAACCTAGGGAATAGTGTTATTAACCCCCTTTAAGCTTCACATTTGGGGTATAGGTAGTGAGTCACCTAAATTAGTATACTTCTTTTTCCATAGCATAAGCAGTTCTTTCTTTCAGTGAATCAATGAAATATAAAATACTCATAGGTTGTGCATCTGTTCTGTCTATAGTTTTACTTTCAGAATGACTATCTGAATAATCTACAACAGCTCTTATCATTCTATGGGTGATAGATAATAGGTCTTCGAAAGGATTTAAAAATTCTTTTTCTTTCTTAGTCAACTTACTCAAACCTTCTTCTGTAAGTGGAATACCTTTGAAGTTATCCATAATATATTTTACAATATTTTGAGAAACTTTTCCTTCTTTAAAACTTAAATCTTCGGAGTCTCCGTATGGTTTTTCTTCATAATTACCAGCATACATTTGAATCATCCATTCTGTATGATAAAATATTTGAAATAATATATTTTTAGCTGAATTTGCTTGGTCATCAGAACGTGCAGATAACTTAATAATATCTGTTAAGATATCTCGATATTCTTTAAGTTGAAAACTTAATTCTTTGATTAGAATTGGATTTGTCATTTTATTTACCTACTATACTTACTTTTCTAGCTTATTATACGGTGAATAAGCAACACCTATATCCGACAGTTGGAATCGAACCAACATAAAGCGTCCTTTATTTAACCATAATATCGGATGAATTTTTCGCCAGGTTTATTCCTCCACATAACTTTTCGCCAGGTTTATGCTCCCTCAACAGAGCAGAAGGGACTCGGACCCTCCACAGTCGTGACCTGTTGCAACCTATTACTCTAACCAGCTGTCACTTATTCGATAGGTCTTTGTTCCTATCCTTTACCCTGTGACATTTAATACACTAGGTTTCTGGTAACTAACATAAGTAGTTATAACAAATAGTAGCTACACCCGTCAGGTATTTATCATACTCTCATGCTTGTATAGTTGTGCCATACGTTGTACACCGATTAGACACTTTACGTGTGGACTATACACCACTCATCAGGATAGCTGGACTCGAACCAACACTACATGTTCCCAAAACACGCATGCTACCATTAACACTATATCCTGTTATTATATGCCAGCTACGTTAAAGGTTCACTGACATATAATATACAAAGGGCTGTTAGTTTCCGTCGACTTGGATAGTTTTACTCATTTAACAATTAGGACTATCTTTATTATTATCCTAAGCACCCTATACTTGGCTGTCCACTTCATCAGCTGAACATTTAATAACTACTGCTACCACTCGTTAACCTTTGACTACTAACTTTCTAACATTTAGTAGTGTTACATTAGTCCAATATCCTCGATGACTTTAGAACTTTGTTATAAAGTTACTAAAACTACCATACTGGACTAGGCTAAAGCCTTTTACCCTAGGCATTACAGTGAACCCTAGAGGGCGATAAGACTCGTATTACTATCTTATCTACGGCTCGTACGGGATTCGAACCCGTGTTCTCTTGCGTGACAGGCAAGCGTGATAACCACTACACCAACAAACCTTTAGAAATAAAGCTGTCTTCTCAGTTTCTCCAACCGAAATCTTGGGCGACATTGAACGGAACTTGCCTATTCTAAGACTAGAAGATTGTTAGTCTTTTTACTCTAGTCATTCAGTCCACTATCATAATGATATGACTGACCTCGCACTCTATTTCATTTAATAATCACTATATACTATTATAACACATTTTTTAATGTTTGTCAAGTATAAAGTAATATGTTTTTTAAATATGTTTTAAAAACATGATGGAGATGGCGGAAATCGAATCCGCGTCCAAACTATACATATCTTAAAACTTTCTTACATTCATAGTTTATTCATTGGATACACATTGTTAGTTTCTTGAATAAACAACTATCTACTAACTCTGTTCTGATTGTTAATCGTGACTTATCAGAATCCATCACACATCTGTTTTGTACTAGTGACCTACCGATGTCTCAGTTACTAGCTGTTTAATTACTTAAACTTTTTTGTAGCTTAGGCTACAGCTAATTGAGTATTTGCAATTATATTTAGTTTGGTTTTTACGACTATCCCTGTCGGAATGTGATTTGAGATTGCCATAGTCTGTCGAAACCTTTACATCCCCTTAATAAAAATGGTCGAGCGATAAGCTACACTACTTACCGTACCCCCAACCCATGTGTACGTTACAGATTCATCTGTACCTCCACCACTTCATTTAATCTAATAAAGAAATCAATCAAGATTGACTTGATATACTCAGTAAGGGATTTGAACCCTTGACACAAAATTAGAAATTTTGCATGATATCCAGCTTCACCAACCGAGCAGATAACAACTAGAAGAAGTTGTTATTAAAGTATTTATTTATTTCCTTCATTTGATATGGAAGACCTACACTCTTAAGTCTTTTTGATAAACCTTTATCAGAAATTCCATAGTCTTTACAGACCTTAGACATTGGTTCAGCTTTAAGTCTTTCAAGAGCTTCCTTCATTTCATCATATGTATAAGTTCTTCGGCTTTTCTTTTCTTTGGGTTTAGCTTCTATACCATAGAATTTACGCATTCTTCTCATATTTTCTTTATGGGTTATTTCCTCTAAATTATTCAATGAACAATTTAATTTGTTATGGTCTAAGTGGTCTATATCATTTTTCTTATCTTCGATACCAATGAAAGTATCATATACAAGACAATGTACATATTCCATTCTACATTTACCATTTACACTTAATCTAATTTGAAGATAACCACTACCATTTTGAAAACTCTTCATTGGAACTCCCTTTTTATGAGAAGTGTAAGAGCCCCTTCCATTGCTTCCTTTAGTTGTTATTATTCTATCTACTGAACGAATATCTCCGTTAGTATTGATTTCATAAATACCTTCATATCTTTTTATAGGAAAGAACTCTTTTGAATCAATTTCTTTCATTCAATCAACCTCTCTCACTTGACTATATTAATATTATACCATAATTTTGATATAATGTCAAGTATAAAGTTGAATTTTTTTTAAATTATTTAATCTTACAAATCTCCTCGAACTTCTTCAAAGTATTGAAATGGCTGAAAGAATTTGTCGTAAATATACTCTAAATTATCTGTTACATCTAATAAATTACCTTTTCCATCCATACCGACATATAGAATATCACTCTTACCAGCATATACTTCAAGAGCTTCCATAGTATAAGGGTCTGTAACAACTAAGAATGTTAATGGTTTAAGCTTAAGTTTTTCACGACCATTGGAGGTACTTAATTTAATTATGTTAATTCTGTCTTTTGGCATATGTAAGTCAAGCCATAGATTTTCATAATGAACTCCATCGTTAATTAACTTTTTATTTAACCTAGAATAATCTTGCATATTGTCTGGAACAATAACAACAATACGACGACCTAGAATGATTTCTTCTACCATTGTTTGATATTCGATATATTTCTCTTCCATGTTTCTCTCCTTGCGTTATATAAATATTATACCATATCTTTTAATGTTTGTCAAGCATAAACTTTAAAATAAATCAAGAAAATCACCAGTAAATCTAAGAACTAAAAATAATTGTATCGCAAATGTCACTAATAACCATATCACTCCACATGTATAATTCCATTCAGAAATCCACTCGACACTCTTATACCATCCATACTCAAAGAGTGTCGCAATTACAGCTGTTGCTGTTATTTTTAATGCAGTTGTTGTATCCATATTTTCTCCTTACATATTATATTTAAAAGCAATAAAATAAAAAGTAAATTAAGATACCTCCCAATATTTTTCATCCTCAAGAATAAAATATACTGTAACTTCATTTTCAGAATGGAATTGAACAGTATGCCCAACAGTATCATATTCAAATCGACCGTTCTGTACGATATCGAAATAGTCAAGACTAAAATTTTGATGAACATAATGTCTTAGGGCACCTTCTAACTCAGTCATGTGGCAATTAAACAGACCATTTGTCCAAGATTCTCCATCTTCACCTTCAACGACGTCATGGATAACTCCATATTTTTCATGTTCAAGAACATAGTTCCCCCATGAGTTTTTTAAAGTAAAACCTGTCAATGCTTTCACTTCATTCATATCAAATGATATAGTCTGTGTTTTTATACGTTTCATGTTTAATCCCTCTTGTAAATTTTAATTGTTTTAAAATCATCGTTCATCAAATACATAAAGATAATATATTCATTCTCTTTGAGATTGCCGAAATATGTCCGAGGTTTATCTCCTCTTTCATGGTGGAAGATGGGGGCATTACTCCCTTCAACCTCCTCTACACTTGTGATGTTGTCTACGATATTAACAACTGTTTCTCCTTTACCGTTATGTACTCCATATTTTAAAATCATGGTTAGTACCTCTCTTTCTATCTATCTGTCTATTTTCCCTTTTGGGAATGGTTCTAGCAGGGCTTGAACCTGCGTTAACTCTGTTATGGGCAGAGGGCTTTACCATCTAAGCTATAGAACCTTATAGACACTTGCGTGTCTAAATATTTTAAACTGTATATTTAATGTTTGCATCATTGTTGATTTTAAGAAGAATCTCGGCGATTTCTAGTGGAACATATTCGCCATCTTCATCATCATAAACTTTAGCTTCAATACCTGTGTCTACAAGGTATCCATCCTCGGACGCAATTGAGTGTAAGTTCTTAGATTCAAAGACAAACTTAACCCATTCTCCATCAATATGACCACCAAATTTTACAAAATCTTCGAATAAATCAACTTCGTACTTATCTTGAACTTTATGAATTGTTCCATCTTTAAGTTTAACCAAGATAGAGTATTGAGAAGCGTCTCCTTGACTGATATTAAGGTCTTCAATAGTTTCAGAAAAGTTATGTCCATTTGCTACTTCAAAAGCAATTGAACGAAGTGTATCAAATGTAACTTTAACTTTTGTGCTAAAGTCAACAATTTTATCTAAAACTGATTCATCAATGTCTTGAACGTGGTCATGGATGTAATCACGAACTTCTTGACCTTTAGGATATTTGAATCGGAAATGATAATGGAAACGTCCTGTACGATTTTGCATAAAACTACTCAATCTATGTAGGTCATTCACAGTGATTACATACATGTGTTTTGTACTTGATAGACCATCAAACAAACCAAGTAATGAATCTTGACTTTCAGAATTGTCATTGCGTTCATCAAATACTTTCTCAAACTCATCAAATAAAATCATTGCTTCTTGTTTGATAGATGAAAGGAAGTCTGCAATACCAAAGTAGGCTTGGTCAATTAGAATAACAGGAAGTTCTTTAGTTTCAACAAACTGATTTGCAAGGTAGCGTGTAAACATTGTTTTACCAATACCCTTATCTCCCGATAAAATAATTCCCATAGAACGGTCAAAGAGACCAAATGTTTTAAGAGCTTTTTCAGCTTTTTCTTTATGATTACCATACATTTTTTCGTCAACAGTTAGATTCTCACGCTTAATAAGAGAGAAGCCTTCCATTTTATTAAATCGAACTGTATATGTTCCCTTAGGAAGTTTGTCAAATGTTTTAAGGTCATCTGGAAAGATTTGAAAAGTGTCGCTTACGTTGATAATTGTCATTATGTTTTCTCCTTTTCGAGTTCGTGTGGGTTATTACCCTGACTCTATGTATATATTATATCATATCCTTAAACACTTGTCAAGAATAAAGTCATTATTTTTAGTAATTATTTCTCGTTGGCTGATTAAAATAGACATCACTATATGTTTCAGTATTTAATTCTACAAAATCTTTCATATCATTATATTCTTCATCTGTCATATTATTATCTTTTTGCCAGTCTTTAAGATTTTTTAATTCTCTTTCTTCATAAGTGTCATATTCGTATTCTGATATTCCATCTGTAACACGATATAATTCTAAGATTCTATCATTTTCATCTTTTAATTCTTCAAGTTTATTTAAATAAATTTCAGTTTTTATTGATTCTTTTTTGTCATTTATTTTTTTATTTGATGAATAATTAAATGCGTATGCAATGCTAATGATTAATGTAATAATTGTTAATAACACAACTATTTTAACATTATTATCTTTGATGTATTTAGTTATTCTCATAATTTTTGTTCCTTTTGTTTTTTATACGTTTTCCTACTTTAACTAACATGTCACTTTCCTCCACGTTTTTTGATATGTTTAAGATTACTTACACCGTTTTTAAAAGATTGTTCTTTCTTACGTTTATCTGTTAATGGGTCATAAACATCAATAGATTCACCATGTAAAGAATCTGCTAATTCTCTCATTTTCTCTCCAGCTTCAACAAAAGAGTCAGAGAGAGCTTGCACAGATTCTTTTGCATTATTTATGTTTTCTAGTTTCTCCATGTTATCTTCATGAACTTCATCAATTACTACAATATGTTCTTTCATATGAGAACCTCCTTAACTATGTCGACAGGAATCGAACCTGCAAAATTTTTCACTCTCCGATTAACAATTTAGAATCCTTTACAATATTGTCTCATCATACATTGAAAATCATCTATCAAGCTACTCAATCAGTCAACCACGACTAACGACATATAAATCTACATACATAAGTTGTCTTACTCTGCATCAGCTATTCTGCTGACCACGCACTCATGTATATAGTGATTGGGTGTTATTGACTTTTCCTTGTCAGTTAAACTCTATTCCTCAATTCTGAAAATCTTTTTCAAGAGTTCAAACTCATCTTCTGTGAGATAAACCGTCAAACTCTCTGCTTCTTGGATTGATTCGACTGGATGGTCTGGATAACAAACCACACTCCGTGTATCAGTAATTTCATCTTCCGCAATAGAGATGTTTGCACCTTTAATTAACCACCCTGACATACCAGCAAACCTACCAGCTTTTTGTTTAATTTCCATGTTCTAGTCCTCTTCATTCTTGTTAAGAATCAAACCATAAAACGAGTTTAAATTCTCATTATGTTCTTCAATATTATAAATATATGGTTTTCTGACTCCTCTTGGAATATCTCTTTGAATATCAAGTAGCAACTCAACAGCTTGTTCATAAACCTCTTCATTAAAGATATATTCTTGAACATAATCATCACCTTCACGACCTGCATTTTGAATAATCATAAATGGAACGTTATCAAAAGTTGCATATCCTAAAGCCCAAATTCTTCGACCATCAACATTGTGATAAATAACAAATTTATACATAATGTGTTCTGCTACTTTATCCCATTCATCCTCCATAAAAAATGCTGTATCAAGGGTATTGATATCAAAATGAGATACTCCATCGTGATTGTCATTCCAATCAACACGTACTTCTTTAACAACTTCCATATCTAAAATTTGTTTTATGTTCATTTACGTTTCTCCTTAACTTTATATAATAATTATACCATATTCAAAGAATAAAGTCAATTACAATTTAATTACTTTTATATTTATTCCAGTTTACATTCATCCCATATGCTTCCACACCATTAGTTAATAAATCACTAAAGGTATCCTCTGTTACTGGAATAATATAATAAAATGATGTATAACTTCCATAGTCAATTGCTTTGATTGTGTCGTCTTCACCAAGAACACGAACATAGTTAGGTTTAAAACTATTGAGTTCCCACCAGTCTTGGATTGACTCAAATGCCTGTTCACTTGTTCGAAAGAATCCATGATTGGTAAAACTTTCCCCATTCTTCCATTGTACTAAATATCGTACCATATTAGTCTCCCTACACCATGACTGGCTTAAATCCTGCATAGTTCATTTTGTTACTAGCCTCTTTACGTAACATAGCAATTGTGTTAGAGATTCCTTTTTCTTTAAAAATCTCTTTATCCATCATAAAAATAAACGCTTCGTCACTCGTTGTTAAGACGGTCTTTTCGATAACAAATTCATTACCATTACGACCTAAATCAATTCCAATGTATTGGTTGTTTTTATTTCGAAGTGTAAAGAGAACCGTGTCCTCTGAGCGCTGGTATTTTAATCCATTGTGTACAAATGATTTTCCATATTCCATTAACTATTCTCCTCTATTAAATCTTCTAAAAATTCTGCGAATTTTTCATCGCTTAAATAGAACAAATCTGGTGTTCCATCACTACGTGAATATTTTCTAAACTGCCGATTATTAAAATCTACTTGAAGATTAGATATAAACTGATTAAATCTTAGGTCTGAATTGTTCATCCAGATAATCAGCAGGTTTCGATAGATTGATAGTTGTGCTTTAGTAAATATTTCTTTACTTTCCATTTTTTGCCTCCATATATTCAAACATTTCAAGAACACCAAAATGTCTTATAAGATGAGTTTTCCCAGAGCTTCTTGCTAAATGTATCATTCTTGAACTCTTTATTTTTGCACTCTCTTTTTGATATTCTAAATAAACTTGAAATAACTCTTCCTTGTCATTTTTAGATAGAGTTACATCCATTTGACATTCATAAAATTCTGCTAACTGTTGAATACGTTCGTTTTCCATAATTCACTCCTAGTTTTTTCTAACGCTTGTTTAATTTTTATTTCTGATTCAAGGTAAGAAGTAATCATCAATAACTTTAAACTATCTGACCAATCATTAGGTGCTTTTTCTTTAAAAATGAAATTATAGATTGTATCAAGTTTACTTTCCATTTAAATTCTCCTTATGTTTTATAATATATATTATACCATAATATAATTCAAAAGTCAAACAAAAAACTATCTAATGATAGTTTAAATAAATAAGCTTAATACTAAGAGAACCAATGCGATTGTCAATGAAACCATTACATTGGTTACAGCATAATCAACTGCAATCTGTTCGTTGGGTGTATCTGTAGTTTTAGATAAAATAGTTGTAATTCCTGTATTCGTTACTCTAAAGTCAAATAACTCCCACATTACCACAATTGCAAAAGTTAATAAAAACCCTAGCTTTGGAACATTAAAAGCTGGCACGATAAAATGATTCCAACTTAAATTAAGCGTTAAAATTGTGATTACCATTGCAAAAATATCAAGAACAAGCGCAATAATTGTTAAAATATATTTTTTAATTAATTTATTCATTTCCATATTCCTTTCTGAACCATGCTTGAAAATCTTCAACTGTATCTTCTTCTACATCAGGCATATCATAACAATCATACCATCTCCAACCTTCTTGCCACTGCTTAGTCATAAGTTCCATATCACTAGCATTTTCCATACCGTCAAATTCTGGTGCACGATGAACCAGTTTATCGAGGAAGTTATCAGCGTCCAAGTACCAATGCCAATTATTCTTTGCTTCACGAGCTGTCTTCGCAAAAACAATTATTTCTCCTTGGTCTGGGTCATCTTTAATACTTAATTTATAAGCTTTCATTATACTCTCCTTCAATGCTGTCTAATGTTCCTTTTAAGTCTTCAACTGCATACCTACTTAAAGTGCCATCAAGTTCACAATTATTATCACAACCATAATCACACTCATGAATTACATCATTTATAAATTCTTTCATATTTATTGTTTGATTAAGGATTAATTCATATTTTCTTACAAATTCTGAATATACTACCACATAATCTTTGCTATTAACACTTGCTAAATATAATAATTTGTCCAAATCTTTTTCAAATTGTGTCATCATATTCCTCCTTAAACACACTGTCAGACTAATGAGAGTCTGAGCGGTTGAAATCTTTTTCTGTTTTATCACATTTTAGACAAGTTCTATCTTTTTTATTTACCCAAACATACCAATCATGATTAAAACAGAATAACTGCTTTAATTTTCTTAAAATGCGATATTTTAATGGTTCATTCATTTATTTTTTTTCTCCCCGAACACGTTATCAGACTCGTCAAGGTCTGAGCAGTTGAAATCTTGTGAATGGAATTTTTTACTCCAAACAATCTTTCGACTCAATTCCGCATCTTTCACAGATGACAGTCCCATAAACATCAACTGGGAAATCATCCCACTTATGCCCGAACAGCTTACATAAAAGTTTCATTGGTTATCCTCCTTGTTTTTAACAATCACTTGAGCATTAGATAAAATCGGTCTTTTCCATTCAAGTTCATCATTAAATGACCAAATATTTACCACCCCGTTTGGACTCACATCAACATTTAAATCTTTTGGCACAACATCCATCCCATAAAAACCAAAGTTTATAACATCAGAACATCGTCCTATGGCGTTGTATTCTCCATTGTTTACATAGCCAACTTCTAACATTTTGAACCCACTATCGTGTATTTCATTTATTGGTTTGACATATAATGATTTTCTTTCGTTCATTTAATCCCTCCCCACCAGTCATTGACCATTGATATTAGTTTTTCGGTCATTCTTAGACCTCGTCAAATAAACTCATTTGACTTTTTCTTTCTTCAACTCTATCTTGTGCACCTTCAAAGTATTCTTTGTCTAATTCAAATCCAATAAAATTTCGTTCAGTATTTAAGCACGCAATTGCCGTTGTACCTGAACCTATGCAATTATCTAGGACGGTGTCGCCTTTATTTGTATAAGTCCTAATTAGGTATTCAAATAAGTGAACAGGTTTTTGTGTTGGATGTATATTACCATGCAGTTTATTATTTATTTTAAGTACACTTTTTGGGTTTCTAAAACCGTCATCTGCGTTTCTTACTCTCTTAATTTCTGAACCAAGATATTCTTTATTTTCGTCTGGGTCTTTGACTGTTTTTCTCCTATCGACTTTTCCAAACCTATCATAATCTTTTGATTTCATCATTCCTTCCATTTGTTTTTTAGTCATGTTCATAATTTCGTCTATTTCCAATACTTTGTACCTTTGTGGGTTGATGTTCAGTGACCCCTTTGAAAATACTAGTATATTTTCATGATATTTTAAAGGTTCATGATTAGCTCTCATAAAATTTGATGCACGTTGTTTTTCCCATATCCATTCATGCTTAAACCATTTGATATTACTACTAACTAGCTTGCTCGTAAATGGTTGACTAGCTGTGAGAACTATCGCACCGTTATCTTTAATAACTCTTTCATACTGCTCCCATAAGGGTTTGAAAGGAATAATTTCGTCCCATGTGCAAGCGGTCGTTCCGTATGGCAAATCACATAAAATCATATCAATACTACCGTCAGGTATCCGCTTCATTCCTTCTAAACAGTCCTCATTATAAATCTTATTTAATTCAATCATTCTTCCACCACCTCTACTAAATCAACTCCAAGAGCTTTTCCTGCGAGGTAGGCGACAGCGATATTAACTTGGTTTTCATCTGGTAGTAATGCCGATAACTGTTCACCGATTTCCCAGTCTATTTCCTCTGCTCGCCACAGAAAATGCCAAACACTAGAACTATGTTGTTCTCTGATGAATGTAATAAAAATTTCATCCAACTCATCCGCAATGCTTTTCGGAATCGTGAGAATTTTCCTCATATTACGATATCTGTTTGCATCTTGCTTTATCATTTCTTCGTCAACGATTTCAGAAATTCTTTTATTGTCCATCATAACTCCTTTATTCGGCTGTACTGGTGCGTTTGTTCTTAGTGGTCTTTCTCTAAAGGTTGAGTTATACATTGTTATTCCCTCTTTCACAACTCTATCTCCTCAAAATTTCCTCCTATGCCAGCTATATCAAGTTCGTTAAAAAACCACTCACGAAACTCTTTTTCAATTTCCTCTTCTGTCGCTTCGTCTTCAAATTCAAAAACTTCTGTTACGGGTATTTGGTAACCGTCACTAAATTCAAATTTTACTTTTTTCATACTTCAATTTCCTTAAATTCTAGTTCCCATGCTTCAAACTTATAACCTCTTACATTTTCAGCATGGTTTTTTACTTTTATTAGCTCGTCCATGCTATTGGTTACTTCCCAAGCTATAACAAGCGCTCCGTCTGTTACTCTGTAAGCATATCTCATTTTCCACTCCTTATTTTATACCCTATTATAATCTATTTCTTTCTAATTGTCAAGCGATAAGCTCCATAAACCGTATATAAAATTCTTATTTTATATCTTTCTTACTCGTCTCTCTTTTTTAATACCCTCTGAGAAGACCGCATAGTAATACACACGCTCATCAGCGTATATTTGGACAAATTTGTCGAAAAGATGCTTAGAATTGAATCTGACGCATTCTGAGGGGTTAAAAATCAGAGATGTGTTTGTTATTCATTCTTATCCATTACCATGCTTAATTACTTTAACAATGGCAACTGCTAAACCAAAAAGTACTGCGTATTCAAATCCTGCAATCATCTTCATCGCAAATAATATAATGAAGAATACTAATGTTGTTAAAACTTCTGTACTTGTTTTCATTTTAAACCTCTAATTTCTTTTGATGTTTGTAAATAATAATTGGCATCCATCCAGTTATTATATCTAAAGTGTGTGAAATCTTCCCACACTTTACTTTTGCCTTCAAGAATTTTTAGCTTCCAGTAAGACTTTTTGATTTCATGTTGATATACTTCCACTACAATAAATTTAGGATACATATTATTCTCCATTCTCAAACATATGTAATGACCTTTCGCTATCTAGCAAGTATATTACACATAAGTGAAAGTTCTTAATGTCTTTGCAGAAGTCATTAAGTTCATCAGGTAATGTCCAGTCATCGTATGATTCAATGAATGCATCAACTACACTCTCATACTCATTATGATTGACTCCGTTTAAGTATTTTACAATGTTTGTTGGAATTGTTTGATTTGCATTAAGTTTTTTCATTATCGAGCTTCCTTTACCAATTCATAGACCGCAACTTTTCGATTTGTAACTTGGTCTTTTTCTTTACCGACTACACGTACAATTCCCATTTTTGTCAATTCTGTTAATCGAGGGTGTACTGAGTTGCGTTCAGGTGTTGGAACAAGTCCGTTAATATATAGACCATACGCAATATCACTCGCAGATAAAGGTTCGTCAAATGCTTCCAAGTAGTCAATAACTATTTGTTGTCGGTCACTGATTGTTTCAAGGATTTCTTCAAATGATGCGTTACGTGTTTCGGTAGTAATGTTTGCCATGTTTAGTTCCTCTACTTTCTATATTTATAATTATATCAAATTAAAATACTTTTGTCAAGCATAAAATAAAAAAAGAGTAAATAAATTACTCTTTTGAAAATAATATGAAGTTTTTGATGTCTTGTTTCCATCTTATTCCTCATCTAATGGTTCAAGATATGAGAGAAAAGATTCCACTTTATCTTCAATATCTTTTTTGAATCTCTTAATCACTTCTTCGACTTCAATATCTTCTTTGAAGTTGTCTCGATTTTGCCAAATAAATTCCATTTGACTTACCGTTTCATTAATTCCCTGTGAATAGTCTGTAATATAATTAAATAACATTTGACTATATCCATATTCCTGTCTATTATAACTCACTATATTCTCCTTATGAAAAGAAATCTTCAATAACCATATTTCTTTCTTCTTTTGTTAGTCTGCGATTTTCTGCCATTCCATCTATGCTATCAAATGTCATACCATACATCAATAATGCACGGTCAACGTTTGATTGCATAAATGTCATCATGCTTTCTTCTGTATATAGTTTAGGGTATTCATCAACTATGACTGCCCCATCTCTGTATCCTCTATCCACAACATAACCATATACAGTACCATCTTCAATGACAGCAAAATCTTCTGGTTTTACATGTTTAATTTCTTTGATTTTCATCTAATCCCTCACTTCGTCGCATTGACAGCATCGTCTGACAAGTCTTTAGTCTGTTGTGCATCAGTCACTGCTTGAGATAACTCGTCAGTCTTTTGTTGAGCTACAATTAGTTTTGAGTTCAAATCATTAATTTGTTGTGCCATCTTCGCTTTACCTTGATTTACTTGATTTAATTGTCTAGCGACTTCTTCTTTTTGTTGATTGAGTGCGTTCAGTTGATTTTGATAATTAGCAGCTTTATTTCTAAGTTGACCTTGAAGTTGTTGGTTTACAGAATCAGCTTGATTAATTTGGTTTTTCAACTGGTTAATTTGGTTGTTCAATTGATTCAATTGGTTTTCATATTGATGTGAGTTATTATCTGCTTCTTTAAGTTTTTCATTTCGGTCTAGCAAGCGTTGTTTCAAGATAGAGATATTTTGTTGCACAGCGACCATATTTTGATGTCCTGCCCATGCATTAGCTGCATAAGCTCCAAAAGTTGCTGAACCAAAGATTCCTGCAATAATAATAATTGTCACAATAATTTTTTTAGTTATTTTTTTCATTTTTTTTAATCCTTTACAATATCCATAATTATAATTTGTGGTGTTCGTGTCATTTCTTTTGTTGCGAAGTTATAAAACTCATTGATTGTACCATTACCTACAACACTAACAGTGTCAAATGTATCAATATCTTTATTCCAGTCTTCATTAACTTTAAACTTAATAAAAACTAAATCTCCACTTGTTTTAAATTTAACTGTCTCTTTTGTTTTGCCAATAACTGCACGTTCCTCAATCATAACATTGTCCATGCGTACTACAACCTCTGGAAAGTTATTACCTGTAATGTAATTGATGTTGATTAAGTCAGTCAAATCCATGAATGCTTCTTCAACGTTTTCCAATTCAATGTCATAGTAGAATGTTTGTTCTGTTTCAAGATTATCTGGCATATTTTCTTCGATATACTCTTTTAAATCATCTAATCTGTCAATAGGAAAATTCAATCCATGAGCTTGTCCATGTCCTTGTGCTTCTACGAAGTCTAATTCACTCAAGAACTCATTGGTATTAAAACTACCATATGAACGACCTGAACCACGACAGACTCCGTCTTTTCCTTCTGTTACAACAAAACATGGACGGTGATATTTTTGAGCGATATTCTGAGCTACTAAGCCATTCATACCTTTGTTTGATTCTGAGTCAATAACAATGATAATCTTGTCTCTCATATCTTGAGTATCTTCATATTTTTGCATGACTGTTTTTTGAGTTTCTTGACGTTTCTTATTTAACTTATCCATTTTAAGGCGGAGTTTCTTGGCATCAGTATCATTATCCACCATTAAAATTTGAAAAGCAAGCTCAATATCTCCCATACGAGCAGATGAATTAATCAATGGTGCAATACTATACCCAATATCTTTTGTATTGTATCGGTATGTATTAATTTTAGCACCCTTAAGGATTCGTGATAAGCCAATATTGTTAACATTTTGTAACCCTTGTGAGATAAGGTAACGGTTCTCAAAATTAAGAACACTCATCATATCTCCTACTAGACCAATTGCAACCAAATCACGAAATTGATTAGAAAATCCATCATCATCTAAGACCTCATCAATTCCTTTGGCTACTTTATAAGCCATACCAGCACCTGATAAATCTTTATTAACTGATTCGTCTAGGTGATGATGAGGGTTACATAAGATAACTTCCTTGTCCATTTTGTTCGCAATTTCTTTAGAGTCGAACTCATGGTGGTCTAAGATAATAATATCTAAATCAGGATTCAATGTTCGAGCACGTTCAACACCTTCTAAGTCATTGCTTGAACTATCCAAAATAATGAGGAGGTCAGCTACCTTGGTCTTTTCAATGTTTGAACGACTAAGGTCAATAAGTTTTTCCCATTTAGCAAGACTTTCTTTATCTTTTTCAGCCTTTGCTTTCTCCGCTTTATTTAACCAATGGTCTTGAACCGATAATTGACCATACAATCCATGACCTGTATCACGTTGAGGATAGATGTAATCTAAGTTGAACTCATTAAAATCTTGTAGTGCTTTCAGTCGATTGAACATAATAGCTGTTGCTGTGATTCCATCTGCATCAGGGTCACCACTTACCACAATCGTTTCTTTATTTGCGATACCTTCTAAGATACGATTGACAGCCCTCTCTACATTTCGGATTTCAAAAGGGTGATTCTCCCATTTTTCATCAGGAAACAAAAACTCCTGATGGTCTTCTAAGGGAATCCCACGTGCTTTTAAAATTTTTGTCTTTAAATCATCCTCTCTATCAGATTTAATCTTTGTTTTCTTTTGTATCCATTTTACCATGTTTTACTCCAAATCGTATTTATAGTTATTATATAAATCTTTCCAAACCTTGATACCATTATCAATAGGGGCAGACTTTTTACCAGTTTTCTTGTCTTTGTCAAATACCATTGACACACTTCTTTGATTGAGCTTCTCTGCTGTCTTTTGAATTTCATCAATTGTTTTGTCACTATCATAAGCTAGGACAATCTCAATGTCAAATCCTAGTGAGTAAATCATATCAACCTGAGTAGGAGAAATATCACTCGAACCAAGAGCTACCACATTGTAAATCTTATTCTCATAAAATTTCATACAAGATTTTTCACCTTCTACAATGATTAGTTCTTTCTTTTCTTTTGCTGATTTATTAGCAATATAGAAATTAAATAGTTCTTGTGATTGATTACACTTGTAGATGTACATATATTTAGGGTCTGACTCATTGACATCGTCCTCTAAAAGCATTCTACCTTTGACCCCTACTAACTGTCCAAACTTATTACGAACAGGAATTGTGATTCTTCTAGTGAGAATATCAAACCCAATGTCATAAGTCCTTTGAGTTTCTATGCTTATTCCTTCATCTTCCCATAGTTTGTTAGGCAAATCCAAAAAATCAAATAGAACACTCTCATTAAGAACTTTGTTAGGCTTTCTTACTTTACCTCTTCCCTTATACATCATACTCTTGATGTTTTTAAGTGGGTCATATCTTTCTTCAATCTTCCCGCTTGAATAACTCCAATGAAACAACTTACAAATATATTGCTTTGCTTCATTTAAATTATCCTGTAATTCATCTCCTTTTACTTTGTGTACGAGATAAGAGATTAAGTTAAAGATATCTCCACTAAAGTCATTCCTATTCCTTATTGAACACCATAGCCCCTCATTCACTCTACATTGTACAGCACGTGTATTTGTAGAGTGAAAATCATCAGGTAACTGAGCTGTAATAAGAGTCTCACCTTGTTCCCACTTTATATTTTGACAACCAATTGATTCAAACAGGTCTTGAACTTTATCCTCTTCAAAGAGTCGTTTTTTAATCTCTGCTAAATCACTCATTTTTTATCCTTTAATTATATTCACGTGGAATAGTTGCAAATCCAACTTCAACAAATGAGTTGTACTGGAATCGAGCTTCATAAATAATTGCGTCTTGTCCATTGTCCGTGTTTTGACCATAACGGTTTTTAGGAATAAACATTACATAATAAGTTTTGTTTCGTTTTAGTGGAACTTCCTCTTGAACCCATCCGTCTTTACTTAGGTTACTCTTAACAAAACGATGTGGTTTGATTTTTTCATATTCATCATCGAAAATAGGACGATACATCATCAAAATAGATGCTTCATTTTTCATTCCTTTACCCTCACCAATAGCATCATATCCAAGGAATTTATCTTTGATATGGTTATCTGCCAACTGAACAGTCAACATAGTGCGAAGGTTAAATCCACCAGACTCAGGACGAGTTAATTTATAAATCTCTTTTGTTGCTTCAACAATTGCTTCCCAACGACTTGCCGATTTATAGTTATCAGGTACTTTGTGAGTATCAATAATAAGGTTAACATATCCAAGATTTGCGTGTAGAGCTACGATATTTTTTAAATCTTCAATCTGATATTGCTCCATGAAGACGATTTTAATATGTGCTTCATCGCCATCCATTAGCTCTTTTAATTTATCAAAAGTTTCATAGATAAGTTTGCGGTCTTCATCGTCTAATTCATTAACTTTATTGAGTTTTTGCCGTTCAAAATTACGCTGTTCTTTAGCTCCATGCTTATTCATCTCATGATTAACCAATGTTAAAAATATCTTTTCTCGTAACTTATCAGCACCTTCCTCATTAAGAATGACAAGTGTTTTGTCAACGTCATAAATACATGACAAGAGTACTTTATCTGTCATAAATGAAGATTTACCGCTGTTACCAAACCCACCTAACATTGTCACTTCTCCACGTGGCATACCTTGTACAACACTATTTAATAGGCGTGAGTTTGCAAATTTAAGAACTCCGTCAGCTTTATTCTCTAAGTTTCCTAAGAACTTTTTACCACTGATATAGAGATTTTCACTTTCAAATGAGGAGATTCCATCAATTGCAATATTATTCATTTGATTTTGCCAGTACTGAGAAATCTCACGAGCATTCATCTCACGATAATCATACTTTTTATTGTTGGTAATTACTTTTCCACCAATCAAATCAATCAGAGCCATGATTACTTTATTTTTGAGAAGAGCATCGTAGTATGATTCAATGTTTTGTGCATTTTCTTCAACAATATCAATCAATTGTACCATTGTTCCGTATCCGCCATACTCTTCAAAGGTGTCACGGACACCAATTTCTTCAACTGTGGCATTGACTGAGATATCATCGAAGATTTTAATTCCTTTTTTGTAAAGACGTTTACCCAATTCAAAATAAAAGCCCCATTCTGGATGTAAAAAATCGTCTGGTGAAATCTTTTCACTATAGCTTGTATATGTTTCCATAGGTTGACTCCATAGTAAACCCACAAAATATGATTCATTAGTACTTGCTAGTCGTTTTATTGATTCAGCTTCTGCTTGTGCCTTTGTTTTCTTTTTAGCTGTTGTCATATTTTCCTCTTATAACCATTTACTAATATCATTACCTAGTTTCTTACGTTTTTTTCTAGGTTTTTCGTCTTCCTCATCATATTGATATCTAACAATCTTCTTGATATCTTCCTGTGTGAGACTTGCTTCACGAGCCTTTTGAACTTCAAGAGCTCTCTTCTCACGTTCCATCTTTTGATGAACTAAAGGGATTCGATTAACCACAATTTTCATGATATAATATAATGCCGAATCAATTGATTGAAAGTCCTTGGTTTCAATTGCTGTCCTAATCTTTTTTTTAGAATCAATCACTGTCCTTGTCATGACATCCCACTCAAATCCATCACGATATCTTTTGTCAGTTTTTCTCTTGTTGAATACAGGATTTCCACTTCTTAAATTCTGAGCCAAGGTATAAATGCGTGGTGGAATATCAACAAACTTTAAGTTTACGATTTCAGCTAGAGTTTCCCAGAAAATATCTTTCTTTTCTTGCTCTATTTGATTTATCTTGAACTTTTCTATCTCCATCTCTTTGCATTCTGGATGTAAATATCTGTTTGGAAGTTTTTCATATTGAACCATAACATCAATCTTGTCTTTTTTCTTGCAGACAGGACATGTGCGAATACTTTGTTTAGCCAATTATTCATCTCCATTTCTTTAGTATAGTAATATTATATCATAATAAAATAAATATGTCAAGTGTAAGATACAAAAAAGAGAGAATTTCTTCTCTCTTTTAATTTATTATCCTTCTGACATATCAGATAAGATACTTTGAAGTGCTTTAATATCATCAGATTCATTGAAGTTCATTGTTCCCAAGTCTTCTTTAAATCGTTTAGCCCAAACTTTTTTCTCAGACAATTCTAAGTCAGAAAGGAAGTCACCAATTTTTGATTTGATTGAATCAATATCAACTACGTCTTCTTCTTTTTCTTTCGGTTTGTCTGTTTTCACAGTTTTACGAGCTTTTGTTTCTTTTGGTTTTTCCTTTGCTGAATCCTCTTGGCTAGGTGTCCATGGAGTAGCGGTTGAACCTTCCTCACTTGCACCAGTGTTTGCCAGAACTGCATCACGGATAGTTTTCAAGAACAAATCAACATCATAGTCAATTTCTTCTGGAACTTTAGAGATACGTCCACCAGCTTCCGTTGTACCATCTCCACGGAAACGAATCTTACGATTCTCTTGAACAGTTTGTTTGCGTGTTTCTTTATCACGTGTTTTAGCTGTTTGAATGTCGATAAAGACAATAAAGTCTGATGAGTTCTTGATATAGTCTCCTGTACGACCAGTCGCTGACATCATAGTTTTGTCATACTCAAGACCAGATTTTTCTTTAACTGTCTTATCTTTGTCGTGAGTGATGCTCATCCACCCACCAAAGATACGGTCAAGACGTGCAAATTGACGCGAGAACTCTGCTTCAACCAACTCATATCCCTTACCAAAAGGAATATCAGCCATTGCGTCATATCGTTTGCCGTCTTTAGTACTCTGTTTGCGAAGTACATACTCTTGACATAAACGACCTGCGATATCAACTGTATCAATACCGACATAAACGAATCCTTCGTTATCATCCTCTAACTCATCAATTGTATCAATGAAATCAGACCATGATTCAATATCAACTACATTGATTCCGTCAAGGAAGTTATATCCCTTTTCAAAAGCAAAGAGCAATCCAGTATCAAGACCACCTTCACGTTTGAGAATTTCATAAAACAAGCTGGTCTTGCCCGACTTTTGGCGGCCTGCAATTGTAATCTTCATGTCTGACAATTTCGTGCTAACTTTGTTCTTTTTAACTCTATCTTTAATTCCCATTATTTTCTCCTATTTCGTGTTTTGATGTGCATTGATTCCAAGGTTTAATTAGAATGGGAGGTCTGAGTCATCAAGGTCTTCCATTGGGTCTGAACCAAAAGCTTCTTTATCAAACTCTTTACTTGCTGATTTGCCTTTGCCACGAAGTCCACCAAGGTCATCTTCTTCTTCGTCATCTTTCTTAGAGTCAGATGTAACTAATTCAGATTGTTCAAGAGCTTTCATGAAGTCATCTTCTGTATATTTAGCAGGTTCATGTTTGTCAGTACCTTCAATACTCAACAACGAAATGTAGTTAGTAACCTTACGAGCGTTACCACGCATTTGTGCAAGTAGGTCATCTTCCTCAGCTTCTTCTTCAACTACAACTGCACGGTTAATGATATTACCCTCAATTTTAAGAAGTGAGCCAAACTTCACTTTTTTAAATGCACTAGCCATTCCTTGTTTCATTTTAACTTGTGCATTAATTTCTTTATCAGCTTCTGCTTTTTCTTCATCAGACATTGACTCATAATTAACAAATGGATTATTCAAGTCTTTTTCCCAAGATAACGCATAGGATACTGGGAAAGTTTTTTGAGCATAGTTGATAGTTTTACCAGTTACTGTGATGTGCTCATCACCTTTTTCATAATCTGTATCAAACAGCACAAATTCTTCTGTGAAATATGCAGATTCTTTAAATTTAGGACTATCAAAATCAAGCTCACGGTCATATAACAAAATTGATTGAACATCAAAGTTTTGAGTTTGAATTACTCTTCCATCTTTTTCGTATTCTCCACGTCCTAATGTACCAGTAACCATTACTGTCATGCCATTTTCAAGCAACTCTTCTGCAAGCATAACGTTATCAAATTTTGTATCATGTACACGTGGTGCATCTTTACCTGCTTCTGTAAGACCAACTGTTGAATCAAGCGTAATAATTCCATCTTCTTCCAAAACTTCTTTTTGGTCAAGATAGTCGTCATAACTCATTTTAGAACTACGTTTAGACTTGTCTTTTTCTTTAGCGTTCCATAAGTAAACAGTCTCTGGTTCATATCCAGTCATTTGAACATAAACTGTTTGTTGATTAGAAGTCTTTACTCCAAATCGAAGCGAACGCATTTCTTTACCTTTCATTTTTCCTCGCTCGAGGATACGTGATGTAAAGAAATTATCACGCTCTGTTCCAGTAATTTTACCGATGAGACGGAACGTTCCTTTTGTTTGATTCAAGATTTTTTCTTCTTCTTTTTTAGCCATTTGTTGGACTCCTTTTATTCTTAGGTTTTTTATTTTGACAACATAACTATTATATCAAATTAAAATTCATTTGTCAAGCATAATGTTATATTTTTTAAATTATTTTTTCAGCTTAAATAATTCGTTTACTTCAACATCTAAAATTTCTGATACAGCCATTGCCAATTCTAGCTTCCAATGAACACTTCCATTGATAACTTTACTAAAATTTCCTCTTGATAACTCAATGCCATACTGAGCATAGATAATCTCAAGCATATCTTCTTGTGTAAGTCCTAAGAGTCGCATTTGTTTCTTAAAGTCACCTTTGTTAAAAATTAGCACTGCGTTCAAACTCCTTTCTTGATTATGTTATATTATTATTATATCATAATATGAAATAGAAGTCAAGAAAAAAAAGAGATAAAATATCTCTTTTTTATTCTTATTTGAATTAACCCCAATATTCAACTGGGCAGAACTCTAATATTAGTAACTATTGTGTTTCGAAAAAAGTACACTTGAAGGTATACTTAATTTACCATTTAGAATGGGTTTGTATTACTAATTGCTACTTGCAATCTATCTAAAGGCTCTCCCAAGATACCTGCAAAGTCTGAATCGTCAACTACTGGAGCTAACCAACCTGCACGTTTAGCGGTTTGTGACCGATAATGAGCTTGTTGATATACTTCACCACTAGGTGTGTAGAAATAAGCTTGTACACCATCAATAGTGTGACCAGAAATACCAGCACATCCATTAACAGTATCATTCTTATTACCATTTGTTACCCAACCGAGCCAACCATCTTCGATAGTGTGTACTCGGTATTTCAATGCACCATGAGTTACTCGCATATAGAGCAAGTCATGTTTATTACTTGGTGACCCAGCAAAACCACTAGAGTTATTGTTGTTGAAGTTAGTGATTTCTCCTAACCAACCTCCACCTTTTTGATGCAATCCATATACTACATTAGTTTGTACCTTTTGAGCAGGTTTGCTTGGTTTTGGTTTTGGAGCAGGGGCTGGGGCTGATGCTGGTTTTGGTGCTGGAGCAGGAGCTGTTCCACCTACGCCATGAGCCAAGTCGTTAGCCAATTGGTTTTTTGAAATGCCAATACGTGCCAAGTAACCGTAAGGGTCTTGATGGTCTCCCCAAATATTATCAGATACCCATTTATGAGATTTGATACCTTTTCCTCCACCATCAAGTGTCAATGGAATACCAAATTTATTTGCATATTCACGAATAGCATTTACGTAGTTAACATAAGATTGTCTTTGTTTAACTGGGTCTGAATAATGTGATAATTCAATTTGGAAAGGCGCACGATTGTTTGCTACGTTACCAGCACCGTAAGCAACATATCCAGCTTCTCCTACCAAATATACTCTATCCCACCCAGCAATTGCATGTGTGTATGCATTTTGCCAGTTATTGTGCATATAGCTAGCTTCGTTATATGCACTATTGTCTCCTTGGTTTTTGTCATTAGCTGTATCATGAATGATAATATATTCATTACTTGTTTTTTGAGATGAGCCTTGACCTGCACCAAGCATAAAGGTTTTGTCATAGTTTGTCATTAAAATCTCCTATCTGTTCATAAGAACTAAACGATTGTTTTTTCCTTGTAACATATACTATTATACCATAAAAAAGAAAAAAGAGCAAGTTAATTGATAACTTACTCATTTTTTTCTTAATTTTAAAATATATTCTGTGTTTGGAAAGATATTTTCATGACTCAAATTATAATACTGGACTTCACGTGAAAATTCAAGAAGTTCTTTATCAACATTTGTAGATGCTTTAATAATTTCAAATCCTACCAAATCTAAATAGTATTGAATTTCTTGTAAATCAAATGGCATATACTGCACACCGATAGTGTGTTCGACATAACCTTTACCAAAGTGTAAGAAGTCTACCAACGTTAGTGCTTCTCTATTATTTTGTGGTTCTCCCAACTTAACAACATTTTCAGTCTCTTTAACATCTGTTAAGTAATCTTTAAATTTCTCTGTAGGGACATAAGATACTGCATCATATCTAAAACTTGTAACTGGTTTCATTGAATCTTGAATAAGTACAATACCATCATCTTTTAACAGTCCCCAAATCTGAGACATCATGATGATAGCTTTCTTAGCACCAGTTGTTGTACTTTTAGATACACCTTGGTTTTGATTTAAAGTAAATACTTTATGTAAAGCTCGGTCAATGATAATTGTATCAAACAATCCATCCGAGAATAACTTATTAATATTAGTGATGTTATAATCAAAAACATTATAAAACCCTTCGTTATATGCGTCTTGAACTGCCTTTGAATCAAAAGATACTCCAAACAATGCATTAGACTCATTATCTAAATCTTTTAGAATATTAGAATCACTGAATCCTAAAACTAAAATATTGCCTTTTCTATATTCTTCTTTTATGTTCATTCTTCATCTCCTTTTCCTTCATAGAAGATATGGAGTAGTGTATTATCATTAATACCCAATTCACTTTCTGAATATCTCAATACGTGTTCATAATCGTAAACAAAAGTAAAGTCATACCAAACAATTTTGATGAAATTATCTTGTGTCGAATCTTCGTCCTTACTAATACCCATCGCACTCATCCACTCTTCAAATAGAAATGATGCAAATAATTTTTTGTTTTTAGTTACTAACATCCTCCCATCTTGGTGTGCTTCCATTACTTCTGTGATTGAAATGTTGAAAGAACCTGAAATAAATTTAACAACGTCATATGGTAAGACCTCTGACTCTAAAGCATTGATTTCTTTAATTATTTTTCGTTTTAATTCATTAAGTTTAATTAATACCATTCGTTATCTCCCCTGTATCTCTATTAATTCGATATTCAACTAATGAATCTTTGTTATAGTTAAAACCTACCGCATAACGCTTAATTGTTTTATCTTGAACAATCTGAGATATAAAAGAATTAGGAAAAACTTTAGGAACTGATTCGATTTCTTCAAACAATGTTGGATTATCATCAATTATTGTATCCAACATAAGATTTTCAATGTGTTGAATTTTAGAGTGATTTCCAGTTAAAATTAAGTCTGAATGTGGAATTTGAAATCTACTTATCCAATCCTCTGTAATTTTTCTTTGTGATTCTGGGCGAGCTGTAATAATATAAACCTTATCATCACTCTTAATAACATTTTTAAATAATGATTCAATTACTTTTTCATTTGGTTCACTCTTTTCAATTACCTCATAGCCATAATGTTCCCAGAAGAACTTTTCTTGTTCATCTGTTACACCAAATGCCTTAGCCAATTTGAATGATTCTAGTTTGTCTGCCGAGATAATATCTTTTTGGAAAACATTTGACATTTTATCAAGGATAACATCTACACGAGTTAGTGTGTTATCCATATCTAATAGCACATTTGCCATTTAGCACCTCTTTCAATTTTCATATATATAAATTATATCATAAAAAAGGTAACTTGTCAAGTGACAAGCTACCTTTGATTAAAAATCACTCCAATCATCTTCTTCTTCAATTTCCTCTTCTTCAATTTTAGGATGTGGATTCCAGTTCATAAAGAACCCTTCAAAGGTGTCATAAGGACAAAAAATAGGATAAGTAGAATTAATTTCATAAATATATACACAGATGCTCCACATGTTGTGGTCTGTTGTTGCTACAACATAATAATTATCGTTTGTTTTAAGTCCTAAATCTCCATCTCTACCAGTATATTGCATTAACATTATCTACCTCCCTTTTTCTCTTAGTTTCTTCTATATTCTTCTCTAAGTTTTATTACGATATTTGTTGCTATGTCAAAATTATTGGTATAAAGAATAGGGGTAGTCTCTTCTAACAATTCTTCTTTGTAAATATTCCTATTTCTAATTACAAAATATGTAAATCCAAATATCTTAGGATACCATGTTTTATATACTACATAACTATCTTCATTTACCATCTTATCACCATTTGGTTCATGTCACCACCAATATATTTAATATTATACCCTAAATCTTCCATTTTACGAGTTATTTTTAAATATGCAGAAATCTGAACATCCTTAGAAATATTATATTTCTCTCTTAGTTCTTTCCTGATTTTATATGGTAAAATATATTCTCCATAATAATATTTTTCTATCTTATCATCCCATAAAACATCTATAATTAACGCATTGATTCCTCTTTTTGTATAATATTCAATGCTACTCACTATTGAATCTTCATAAAATGAAGCTAATAGTTCCGCTGGAATATCTTCGAGACTCTTCTTTAACTTTGAAACAACTTCTTTTGCTGGAATTAATTTTTTCATAATCTCCCCTTATTGAATGACCACTTAAGAGTCATAGTGTTTACGGATTTCTTTACGTCCTTTGTTCGTTTTCATAATAAACCTTCTATCTCTCTGGATGTTTCTGTTGTTGTGATTAATTCTACTTTTAAGACTTCTTCACACATGAGTTTGCAATAATCAATTTTTTCTTTTACACTCTCTAAATTTGATAATCGAACAGAATATTCTTCTTGATAATTATTATCTCTTACTGTAACTAGATAATATTCATTTGTATTTTTTATAACTTTCATTTGCTTCCCTCACTTTCTATAATACTATTATACCAAAAAAGAGGTGTTATGTCAACACCTCTAATATTAAATTATTATTACCACCACTATACATTATTTATCTCCATTCATTGCCCATTTAACAACTGCGTATATTCTAATAATAACATTCCATCACGTTTAACTTCGACGATGGTTTCTTCTTTGTTCCATTTTGCTAACAAACCCCTAGTGTCAAATCCATGAGGTACAATTACCGCATAACCATTCATTGTTTCATAGTGAACAATTTCCTGCTTATCAACGCCAATTATTTTATGAATGTCTTCCTTGAACTCAACTAGCTTTTCATAATTTTCATTATCAAAATCAAATAGCCACTTCTTTGTTACGGCACACTCAATAGATTGTGCCAAACTAACTGATTTAGACGGAATACTTGCTGGATTCATTTCAGGATGGTCAATTAGATAATGGACTAATTTGTTATTTACTTTTTTTGAATCACGTTCGTTGATTGACATATACAATCTTGAAGTCTCTCCTAGTACACCTTTGTCTACAAAATTATTAAAGTCTTTAAATAGATTTGTTTCTTCTTGAACTGATGTGTACTCACTTGTTAAAAATGTTTGTGACCGTTGTTTAAATCCTTCAACATTTTTATTATCTTTGTTTCGAGAAATAAATAATACTATTTTGGGATTGTGTTTTGTCATTGTTGTTACTCCTTTTCATCTCCGATTAAATAGATTGCTAAATAGGCATTTTCTACATAGTCACAGATTGGTTGAAGAGATTTGATTTCCAATTCTTCATACTTGTTTAAAATTTTATGGGCTCTGTATGTTAAGCCAGCCCTAATGACAACCTCATCAGAAGTGTCTTTGGGGTTTACAATAATAATTGTCAAATCAGCAAATGCACCAATCACTGGTAATAATTCTTTTAATTTCATTTTAAATCTCCTTATTTAAACCTTTAAATCCGACTAATGTGTAGCCATAAGCAAAGACACCATAAAAAAGCAACAAATAAATCAATCGGACTTTTAGCTGTAATCCCTGAATATCCACTTAAAGCAATTAGAATTATATCACAAACAATCTGGAATTTAGTTATTCTGTTCATTTATTTTTCCTCCTCAAAATGGAATAAAAATTCGCAATCATAACAGATTCCAGAAGTTAATGTAGATTCAATATTTTCTTGGTCTTCAAACTTTTGAAACTTATAAGCTAGATTAACTTCGTAATTTTTACAACAAACACAAAAAGTTGTTTCTTTTAATTTCATTTCAAACCTCCTACTACTTTACCGCATTGCAAACACAAATGCTCATCTACTACTGTTATAAGCCCTTGGGCTATATTTTTATTAACCCAAAACTCTTTCTCACACATTGTGCAAGATACTACTTTGTGTTTAATTGTCATTTTTCAATTCCTAACTTTTTAGATGATTGGCAGAAGAAACAAAAATCTTCATCTCCCTCATAGATTGGCATTTTACATTCTAGACATTCAATAATTTTACGCATTTTCTGCTTCCTCTCTTGTTTTGAAAAATTCCCAAGCGAAACCTGTAAAGTTGTAGTTTTTAATTGAATATACAACCGTACGAGAACCTAAAATACGTTTTACTGTAACTTCTTGTATATAACCCAAAGGGTTTTTAAAAAATACATTCTGACCTTCTAGTTCTTTTAATTCTGAAATTTTCATTTTAAACCTCCTAATATTTTACCACTACGGTTTCAATTGTACCTTCTACGATTATTCGTTTAGGTGTAATGATAAAGACATCTTCTCCAATTAGTTCCTTTGCTTTCTGAATATCCATACTCAAATCCACTCAATGTGATAGTCAACATTATATCCTAGTTGTTGAAGATTCCGCACTCTTCTATATCCTTTTTCGATGTCTGTAAAGACTGTTTTTGTTTCTTTCCAATTTGAATGATAAATTACTAGCACCCTCATTTGAAAAATCTCCTTTTCAATTTACGTTATGTATATATCATACCATTTTGTTTGAGGAATGTCAAGCTCAAAGTCCGTTTAGTTTGAAAAATTCCAATCTGAAATAAAATTGGATTGGTTTGAGAAATTTGAACCCCAATGCTTGTGGGGGTATGGGAGTCTCGTTTTAAAAATTCGATTCTGAAAGTTGGTTTGGTTTGAAAAATTCCAATCTCAAATAAAATCAGTTTCGTTTCAAAAATTTGAAGCACAAATAAATTTAGTTTGGATTCAAAAATTAGAAAATGAAAGCTGCCAGCTCGATTCAAAAATTTGAAACTCAAAATTAATTACCTGATGCATGGTGCTCGTTTCAAAAATTTCAAACTCAAATTTTTCAGTTTGAAATAAAAAATTAGAAACTCAAATTTTTAAAGTCTGGCTCAATTCTATTATATATAGTATGTAAATAATATTTTTAATCAAAAGATACATTATAAATTGCATAATTGCATAACCTGTGGATAACTTTTAGAAACTGTGGATAACTTCCTTAAATATGTGGATAACTCTAAAAAATCTGTGGATAACTTTTCTAATTTATCTAAATGTAAAAATAATTCTGAATATTTTGTATAACTAATGCTGATTTGTATAAAAAACTCCATCCTAAGCTGAAATTTGAGTCTAAACTATAAAAAACTGTCAAAAATCCCCATATATTTATATGAAAAACTCTAATATAGGGCATTTCAGGGGCTTATTGTCTAAAAATGTGCGACTATGAGCTAAAATATGCAACAGTAAAATCCTAATTTTACTATATTGAGTTATCCACAGTTTTGCATAAAATATTTTGTTTTTTCTTAAGTTATCCACAGGATGTGGATAAGTATGTTTAGAAAACATACTTATTTCTCCTACTCGCATTGTTATCTCTTTCTTTTCTACGATAATGTCACACCACAAAAAAGAGCCTTGTCAAATATAAGCTCTTTTTTTGTTTTATTTTATTTAGTCTGTATATTTCCATACATATCCACCTGCTGACTTATATCTTCCACTACAGCAACTACTGATGTTTCCTAGGTTGATACCTGTGCTTCTTGAAGCCTCACTTGTACTACAAAAAACATTTAATAAATTACCTTGTAGGTCATATTGTCCCACTTCTTTAGAACGTGTTTTAGCACTTCTTTCAGTTCTTGTTCCGTGATTTATATTTTCTTTCGTGGTACACCATTCTAAGTTTGAAAAGTGATTATTTTGTTTATTTTCGTCAATGTGATTCACAAATTCTTTGCCCTCTACTTTGCTAAGGAAATGTTTAACCACTAATCTGTGAGAATAGAGAGTGTACACTTTGCCATTTTCACTTAAGTTAAACATAACATAATCACCTTTATCAAGCCTTTGTTTCAAAATTCTTCCTGTTCTGTCATTCCTAACATCTCCATATTCCGACACAGAATAATTAGTAAAATCTTTAATTTTTACCCATTTCATGTTTTTCTCCTTTTTTCTTCATAAACATATTGTATCATTATCTTTGAAGTTTGTCAACCTCGATTATTTTTGGACTTGATTTAAAAAATTTTAAGTTTATTAACTAAAAAAAAGATTCCTTTAAAAATCAAAACGAAAATCAAAAGCCAAAAAAATTTTTTCTACTATATTATCTATTATATATGGTGGGTTTTTTAAAAAATTATAATACAAGATATATCTTGATAGAGTTAAAACGGTTATAAACATGGTTGTAAAGCGTTTAGGATTTAATGTTTTCACTGCTTTAAATGCAAAAAATAAAAAGATGTTAAAAGAAGAACTAAAAAAATTAATTTAAATGTTTGACAAACTAAAATAGTCGTGATATAATAGACTTATCAAATAAAAGAAAAGAGAAAACAAAAAAAATGATTAAAGTAATTACAGAAATTGATAGCTTAAACGATTTTAATTTTGGAGGCGGTGCCGTTGCACATTGGGAAAAAATTAAAGCGCTAGGACTTGAAAACGATGTAGAAACTTACATCTCAAATTGCTATCCCGATGGCTTAACAGATATGGAATTGAATCAGTTCGTCTGGTTTGAACTTGATGGATTTATTGAAGAAATGGAAAAAGAACAAAAAGAAAAACAAGAAAAAAAACAGCAACAGCTAAAAGCACAAGCAAGAGAAGAACTGACAAGAAAAGGATTTATAATCGATGGCAGTTTTGAGGGTGATTTTCAGACGTGGATGGGTGTATACGCAAGACCGTCAGACAAGCCAACATACTTAGACCCGTCAGATGGTAAAGAAGCAGAAGAACAAGAAAAATATTCTATCAATGGTTTTAAGCAAGACTTTTCCGAGTGGTTCGAGTGGGAAATAGACGGCTTAAAAATTAAAGAAAACTAGAAAAAGAAAGACAAAAAGCCTTGTCATGATACAGGGCTTTTTTATTATGGTATAATGGTACTATTGAATAACGTTATATGCTTACTGAATCGGTTATATATAGCGCTGTTATAGTATAATGGTATTATGGTATAGCTGTATAGCATAGAGTGATAAACATAGCTATATAAGTGTATAGAGTCAGTAGATGAAGTGATGGATTGTGTAATAAAGATATAATAATATAGTGATATAATGTTTATAGTATTGTTAAGGTAATGTAATAGTATTGGATGCTTAAGGCTTGACATTGAGGGGTTTATGGTGTACAATGGTTTTATGAGGTAAGGAGATAGCAGACCTTAAAGAGCAAACACAAAAGAACAAAACAGAAAAGGAAAAACAAAAATGGAAAAGAAAAAAGAATTGAATCAGTTGACCATCGATGTAACAGAATTAGGGTTGTTTAATGGTTTATATAATACAATATGGTTAGATAGTGAACAAGATGATTGGATAATAGAAGAATTAGCGGATATGTTAAGGGTTCACTGCCACGACATAGATGTTTCAATTGATAAGCATGAATATCTAAAGGGAATAGCGGAATTGTACACTGAGATGTTAGGATATGAATTAGATGAACAGGGAACGTTTACAGTCAAAGAAGTATACAGCCCGAGATGGTATAATTTCGATACTGACCACATTATTATTAATTGGGAAAGTGACACTCTCACAGTTGAGGAAATGCAAGAAGAGTTAGAGGAGTTAATCAGCACAAACGACAGCAAAGAAGATATGGACATAGAAACAGAGTTGTGGATAGATAGAGGTTATGAACTTTATAGCAACATGATGGCATACAAATATAAAGGGCACGAACTATGGTTTGACATGGATAGCAAGGACATAGCAGAGGTTAAGGGATAGTATAGAGTGAGTTATGTTATAATGATATAAGGTTAAAGGGTAAAGCGTTAAGGCTTTGCCCTTTCTTTTGTTTTGTTATATGGTTGTTTGTTGGTTGGTTGTGTTATATGGTTGATTGGTTGTTATGCTTAAGCTGTTAAGCTGTTAAGGCTAAAGGGTAAGGAGGTAAGGAGGTAGAAGGGTTAGGCGTTAGAGTGGTAAGAGAATAGCACGAAAGACGAAAGACAAAAAAGAAAAATAAAAAAAAGGATTTGTAAGGGGGTTGGATTGTTTGAGGTGGATTGTTTGAGGTGGATTGTTTGAGGTGGATTGTTTGAGGTTTGAGGGTGTGAGGGGGTTTCGTTTTGTTGTGTGGGGTGTTGTGTGTTTGGTTTTGTTGTGTGGGGTGTGAGAGAGTGGGAAAGGGCGGAGGTTTTGGGGTTGTGTGTTGTGTTATCAATCAGCGCCCAAATCAAACAAGGTAAAGATGTCAGTTTATGACATTTTGGCAGGTTATAGAATCAAGAAAATATAACCAAAATCAAAAAATGATAAAATCATTAGAAAAATTTTTTGAATCTTGAAAGTGCTTTCATAGGGGCTTCCAGAATCTAACATCATGTTTTTTTATTGGAGGGGGTAGACAATCCTTTTAAAAAACAGGGGTAGAAAAAACACGCAAGGCGGTTTATAATTCTGATTATATGCCACTTTTAAAATAAAGGGGGTACCTTTTTACCAAAATCAGGAAGTCAAAAACTCAAAAAACCTCTTACCACTTACACCACGCTACTATGTAGCAAACCCACCAACCTATACACCACCCCTCAACCCCCATATCTACACCACCTACACTCCCTACCCATACACACCACTTTAACATTCCTCATACCTACCCTATCCCACACAAACCCCTATCCATCTCCATCCCACCATCTCTCTCAAAACCTTTTTTAACAAACCACACCTCTCAAATCACCCCTTATTTCCACCCTACACACCATCAATATTCCCCACATACCCACTCTAAATCTACCCCCAATCCACCACAAATCTCACCAACTTTCCACTCCAAAATCTAATCCCAACCCCCCTAGGGTTTCACCCAAATCCACTTTCTCTCTCCCAAAATATACCCAAATCTCAATTTTTTATGTGCTCTTTTTTGAACCACTCTCATTTTTCTCTCATGTTCACTGAGTGAAATAAAATAAAGTTATTCACAGAGTTATCCACAGTATGTTAGTAAGTTATCTACAGTCTCAAATAAACCCTATAAACAAATGGACAATAATCACTGTGAATAACTCTCTCATATACTCACATTTCTCTCATTTTAGAGTACAAATAAAACGTAATATCCCTACAAAAACACCCTAAAAACACCTCAAAAACACACTAAAAATAGCTAGAAACCATATTAAAATAACACTTTATACACCAATTCTATACCAAAACATACTCATTCTCTATCAAATTTGTTCGTAAGAACTCAAAACATCTCAAAACAACCCATTACGATTCTTTTTAAACCCATATATACCAACGTCTAAGACATACTTCAAATATTCTTTCTCTCTAATTAATTTTCATGAGATGAAAAGAAAAGGGACTGACTACTGTCAATCCTCTGTCTCTATAATCCCACTAGCGTGAAATACTTTCTTTCCTTTATGATTCTCAATCACTCTCCACACCACTCGACTATGATTGTCGATGAAGAATGAACCAATGTTAAAATTATTTGCTTCAATAACACCATCACTTGTCTCAAGATGTTTACTATCATCAAAATCTTTCAAGTCAAGCAACTCTGGATTTCTTGCTGAGTATAAATCTTCCTCTAAATCTTGAATCGCTGCCTCATATCCTATAATCTGCATCAAGAGAAAAGCTAAAAGCATTCCTGCAATGATAACAATAACAATTTGTCCTAGCGTCATATTTAATCTTCCTTTTCTACCAACTCAATCATAGGGTTTATCCAGATAAAGACATCTGAATCTTCATCATATTCCCAACCTAACGTTTCTTTTAACTCATCTGGGCTACTTGTCCACGTAAAAGGAAGACATTGAGACTCTTTGTATAAACACCCATCAGATATTTTAGTCAACTCTTTTCTAGTAAATGGATAACTTTCAACAAACGGAGAAAACATTCCACATTCGTTTAACCATAGGTTGGCACAATAATGACATTCAAATCCATCTATACTTGAATAAGAAAAGGTCTCAATTTTTAATTTCACATAATATTTTTTCTCACTCATTCCACTACCTCAACCATTCGTTTTCCAAGTTCTTCTCCTACAAGATATAAAATACACAGATGATAATTATATGGACTCTTCGAGCTAAATTCAGTTAATTTTTCTGATAGAGAATAATCTTCATAATACTCTATAAATCTATCAACGAGACTTTCATACTCACTTGCATTTATATTGTTCAATTGACTTACGATGTCTTTTGGAATGGTAAATTTATGTTGTTCCTTATTTTCATTATGTTTCAATGTCATCACCTCAATATTCTACTACTCGATAAGGAATGTTATATCTCTCTGCCACATCAATCATGTTGGATGTACCTTTTGATTTCATATCCCAAAATGCTACTAGCATTCCTTTTCCATTATTCTTTACAGAGATTCCCATCTCTGCATTTCTTCTATTTCCTGCGCCACGACCAAACAATTCCCATTGAGCTGGATGTCGTTCTACCTCATATCCCTTATCACGAGCATATTTTTCACCTAACATATCTGCTCCGCTTGCACCACCTGAAACAATTACAATTGGTTCTTTAATATCTGCCAAGATTCTGCCTAATGATTCTTTAAGATATGAATAATTTCCGAAGTCACGTCCACCAGCTACGATGACTTTAAATACCTCACTCATTGACTCTCTCCTTAAATTACCATTTAGTAATATCTTTCTTGGTTGCGATTGCTCCAAGAATAATCCCTACTACGAATGTAATGACTCCTCCAACCAAGAAATAAAATGATGGATAGATAACTGTTGATGCACCAACTACTGCAAAGAATTTCCATACAAGCAATGAAATTAACCACACCCAAAATGAGACATTCATTACTGTTGCACCAACCCAAACTAAAATAACTGCTACTGTTTCTTTCATAATTTTCCTCCTATTAAGACTACTACTTTTTCAAAATCATAATCATAGTATTTATTTGCAATGATAACTTCGTCAATGTCATCAGTTGACCATCCATCAGTATAATCAAAACATACTTCCATATCTTGCGGTTGATTTTCTAGCACTTTGATTAATTCTTTTACTTTCATTTAATCATCTCCATATTTTTTATTTATCCATTTATTAATAAGTAATCCTGCAATTAAAACTGCTAAAGTTAATACATCATTAAAATCCATATTCTATTTCCTCCCATGATACTAGACCATCTTCATCTAGTTTCTTGATAAATGTCTTAATGCTTTCTTGTGAATATCCTTCTACATCTCTAATATGGTGTAATTCTTTTAGGAGATTTTGGTCTCCTTTTATACTACGAGTTTCATAATAGGGAATGTTTGTTTCATCTTTGTACGTTTCAATCATTACTAAGTACATGCTATTTTTTTCTCCTATGGTCATTTATTAAGAATCCAGCACCAGCTTGTTTGAATCCATTAATAATTGCCATTTTATAATAACTATGAGCTATGTATTCACAACACTTAACTACAACGAGCAATTCTTCTTTTGTTAATTCGCTTTTTTCTTTATCTCCGACAGTTTCTCTCACAATACTAGTTACTTTGTCAAGTCTTTGTATAAATCCTTTATATGTTCTCATTTATTTTTCCTCGATAAATTCTAATTCATATACTCCACTTTTAACATCTTCAACCTCTTCCATTTTAAATTTCTTTGCAAAAAGTTTATTAGATACAAGAGTTCCATCAGATGCTAAGTATAAATTTTTGTAACTAACAGCTTCATTACTTTTAATCTCTTTATAAGCAACTGTGTTGCGGAGATAACAAAGGGGTTCTTTAATAATTTGTTCTAAATCTTTCATTTTATATTTAATTCCTCAAATCTTTCGTATAAGTCATATAGAGGTGGTTCTTCACTGCGACAACATTCCCACAGTTCATTAACTAATTCTAAATATTCCTCTACAATACTTTTTTCTTCTGGGAATGTCCCAGAAATATAAATAGCTTCATATGCAAAGTCTGCAACATCCGACTCAGAAGATGTTTCAGAAATATGTCTTAAACAATTTAATAAATATTCTTCCCTAGGTGTTATCTTCATTTTTATCCTCTTCTGTTGTTTTATTTATCAATCCTAGAAACAAAGACAAAATCCAAATTACAAATATAGATATTGAAAAAGTAAGTACTGGTTCTGATGATATAAAACTAAATATCCAATATCCAAATCCAAAAAATGCGAAAGTGAACAAAATTAGAATCATCTCTTTAGGTCGATAGAACATGAATATTATTAATATGGCTAAAATCCAAAACATTTAGTTCTCCTTTATTTGTTTTGTCTATATTATATATTATAACATAATCATACCCAATTGTCAATGAATATGTTGTTACAGTTTCCTAACAAATAAAAAAAAGGAATCTTTAGACTCCTTAAAAATCTGCCACTTCCTCTTGAACTTTCTTAAAAGTTTCAATTTCGTAACTATCTTCTTTAGTTGTGTATTTCACGGTAAAGATGTAGTTACTAAATATCTTATTGTCAATGACATATACCCCTTTTGCATCTCTGATGTTTCTATCAAACCACATTTCAAGAACCTCTTCTTTTGGGACATTTAACTCTTCTCCCAATTTAATTTTCATTCTATCATGGAGTTCTAATAACTTTACATCTTTAGAATACCGTTTACTTATTAAATAACTTCCGAACCACCATATGGCAATAATAAGAATTATTCCATATAGAGGAACTAAATCAGCTAAAGTATCTACCATCTTCATCCTCCTCATAGTGATAATAATGCTTCCGACATACTGGAACATAATCCTCATCTCCCAGTTGGAACTGTTCACCTTTATAAATCGGTTTACCGTCTACTAATCGTAAATTCATTGTTGCCTTTTTACCACATGTGTGATGTTCGCAGACGGTTTTGATTAATTCAATTTCATCTGCAAGCTCTAGTAGAGTTTTAGAACCTTCGAAGAGAGCATTTCTAAAATCGTTTTTCAACCCATAACATATCACAGGTATTTCTAGATTATCTACAACTGAACAAAGAGCGACAATCTGTTCAGCAGAAAGAAATTGAGCTTCATCTACCAAAACACAAGCGATGTGATTTTTAAAGTGTTCTTCTTTAATCTCATTAAAAATTTCATCTGTCACAGGTAATGCAAAACTATTGATTCCAATTCGAGAAATTACCTTTTCACTCCCCCACCTTGTATCTTTATTACTTGTATATACCAGTACTCTTTTATTTTGACTTGTATAATTGTGTTTAGTCATCAACAGATGCGTTGATTTACCTGATTTCATTGTTCCATATTTAAAAAATAATTTAGCCACTTTGGCTTCCTCCTTCTTACCTCTCGGTAAGCATTATCACCGCAAATGTATATGTTCCGTGATTGATTTCTAAGTTTATAATATAAGACCTGCTTTAACTATAAGCTCTAATCTATCTTCTTCATATTGTGTTGCAAGACTTCCACTACAAAGTAATTTAAGACTTAATTTAGATAATCCTGATATCTCAGATGCCTTCTCATATCCACCTGCATAATAGAAGATTAACTGACGTATCGTTCCTAAACTGTAGTAACCCATTCTCTCTCGATATATTTCGTATATCTTATTCATTGCGATATCATCAAGAACCTTATCATATATTAAATTGCCTGAATCATCAAATTTAGCAAATTCTTTAATAACGATTATTTCACCTCTTACTTCGAAAGCCTGAGTTATTCTTTTAATCATTCTAACTCTCAAAATCTACTTTAACTTCCGAACTGCTTTTGTCAAGTCATCATGTTCTTCAATTGGTAAAACTGTAACTTGATATCCTGCCATATTAATTCCTATTTTAATCCCTTTAAGAATTTCATTCATGTTGTCACGAGCAATGTCACCTTCTATAATTTTTACATTGCGGTCTACATCAAATATTTCTACAGTTATTTTAGATGATTTATCTAAAAAGCCACTTTCATAATGGTTAATAACTTTTAAAGTTTTAATTAACATTAAATAGCACCTCCAACTAAATAATCTATTGTTGTGGTTCGATAATATTCATTGTCAACAATCTGTTTAATAATTGTGTAATCGTCACTCGTTTCATATCTTGCCAAAGAAGTTAGTAATTCACGAGATTTTTTTGTAAATTCTCTAATGAGACTTAACAATTCTTCATTTGTTTTCTCAGACAATTCTTTTTTAAATTTATCTCTTGTTTCATAATCAATCAAATTTCATAACCTCCATTTTTCATTTCTTTATAGAATTGTTCTACAAAGTCCTCGTTGTCTAATTCAAAGATATTGTCATTGTCAAATTCTTTGATTCGAGAATTGATAATTAAAGTTAAGTTGTTTCGATATTCACGTAGTTGTTCAATTTTACCATTAAGTATTTCAAACTCACTCAGATATTCTTTGAATGGTTTTTCTTCTCGTTGATAGCTTAATTGCAAGCGAATAATGCTTTCGTTATACAAATCAATATCGCAATTTAACTCATCTTCATACTCAATTAATTGTGTCACTTCTACATGACTAAAATCTCCATCATATTTATTCATTTCTATTTCCTAGATGACTTACCAAACTGTATTCCTCTCGTTTCTTTTTTAACTAGATTCTCTTCATATTCTTCGTAAGTCATTGATTCTTCTTTCTTTTCTTTTTCTTTTCGTAACCACATTGCTGTCATAATAGCGTAGTTCGCAATATCGAGGAATGAATCCTCTACTGACTCGTCTTTTACTTTAAGCTCATGCTTAAGTGAAGTTTTTACACGGTCAAGTTTCTCTTGAACTCTCATTGCCGAAACAATTAATCCCCACTCATCCAAACTCTTTTCAAATGAATTACCATAGTCTGCGTTTTTCTTCACAAACATGTCATGAATTTCTTCAATTATTTTTTCGTGTTTTTGTGCCTCATTCATTTTGTTATATTCCCCTTAGATACCATTAGGTTTCAAGCTACGTCTAGCCTTTTCTTCGTTAATTTTCTTCAATTCTTCTTCTTGTTCTTCTAAACTATCAAGATAGGCTTCTGAACTAAGTTCTGATTCTTTTTTAAACTTATTGTAGACATCAGGCTCGTCAGTCTGCCATATTGCTAGTTGGTTTTTAAGAAGTGAAAACTCTAGCTCAGTATTATTTAAGAAAGTAAATACTACATCATAAAGTTTATCAGACTCGTTTTCAGAAACATCAATATTTTCGATTAATGTGTTTAATGGAACACCAAACATTGTTTCAATGAAATTTCCTACAAAGTATGGTTCACGTTTTCCATCTACTTCTGAGATTAATGATATTCCTAATACTTGTTCTTCCAATTAAATCTCCTTTCCGATTAATATTCTATATACATATAATTATATCATATTATATTCAATTTGTCAAGTATCGAGTGTATACAAAAAAAGAGAAGATTTATTCTCCTCTTTTAATTTTCTTTCTTATGGATAAACTACCCATGAACCACGTGGCAATCCACGAGCCATATCAATTTGTTCACCAAGTGTCATTCCAGCATATTCGCCATGACCTAGCAATTGGAAACCATTACGGTTAGTCATCTACGTTTACAGTCCACCCTTTTAACTTACCCTTACTAATAACTTTTCCACGAGAAGAAATTTCTACATACTTAACACCAAAATGTTCTGATAGTTGTTTTACGCTATCAAAGACAAGAAACTGGTTGCCCTTTTTGGCATAAGCCTTTTTCTTAACATTCTTTATATTATCTCTTGCATTCTCTTTCTGTTTCAAAGCTTTTTCAGTCATTGTTTTTTTTCGACCAGTTAACGCTTTGGATAATCTTTGTTTTGAAGTTCCATAGTTAGAATTTTCCATAGGTGTAACCCATTCTAAATTACACAATCTATTGTCGTTTTTTATCTCATTTTTATGATTTACTAAATTCTTATTTTTATCAGGGTGATACCCCTCAAAAGTTATCAATACAAGCCTATGTACTTTCTTTGTAGATAGTCCTCGTATATTAGCTATTTCATATCCATCTTTATCATGAGAAAATTTTATAAACCTACCTGTATCGAATGATAACATTTTACCTTTTCCATTTATAGGTCTACATGATTTAATTCTACCTAAGTTACTTATGTAATACCCTTTTAAGGGTAATTCTTTCCAGATTTCATCCAATAGATGTACCTCACAATCTTTCGTCTTGTGTTTAGACTATATCATCATCAATAAAAATTTACTTATTGATGTTCCGCACTAACTAGGTTACTAGTATATGTAGTCGTTGAACCTTGCTTCTCTCATTAGAGATGCCTTGGATGCTGATTGTCCAATCTTGTATATTTTTAGAGCATTCAACTGTACCCTCACGAGTTATGTTTGTAGCTATACAAGCTTAAGGAGTTTCCAGCAGTTCACGGAATTTTATATGGGCATTTCCTATACTGTTAACCCATAAGCACCTGATGATGCATTAGTTGCTGTTACACTACCATTTGATTCACGAGAAATGATATAAGCCCATTCACTTGCTGAATATCCAGCAGACATTCCTGCACCAGCTAAGTAATTAGCTAAAGCGTTGATGTCAACTGAGCCTGATGTTTGATTAAGGTCAATTCCACCAGCTGGAGCTTGAGCAGGAGGTGCTTCTTGAACTGGAGCTTGTTCATGTGCCGATTCAACAGGTGTTTCATCTCCCTGTGTAGAAGCTTGAACTTCGTCTTGTTTGTATGTTGTTGATACTACTGTAGCTTTTGTTTTATCAAACCCTTCGCCATCTACAATAAGTTTTTGACCTGCAAAGATTAAATCTGCATTAGAGATTTGGTTTGCGTTATTTGCATGTGTTACTGAAAAGTGAACACCATATTTTTCAGAAATTTTAGATAGGGTGTCACCAGATTCTACTACATAAAAAGTAGTGTTTCCTTCTTTGACTTCCTCTGCTTTTGCATATGTTGGAAGTGTAGCACCGAGTGTCAAAAGCGTTGCTGTTGCGACAGTTAAGATAGTTAATTTTTTCATTGTATAAGTTTTCCTTTCGGTGTGAATTAATTCACACTCTAGTTATTTGCTTTTCTTTATTATTTAATTAAGTCACGAATGACTTTTGTGAAGACTGCGATATCCTGCATTGTATCTAGTTTTAGCGCCCCACCTGAATTATCAACTGAGTTAAAAAATACAAGGATATTATCTGTTTTGAATGTGTCCATATACAAGTCTCGTTGTGCGAATGAATTTTCCATCACAGTGTTCATTTCATCTAAATCATATTTAATCCCACAAGTATGAAAGCTATCCCAGACATTATCCATGAAATCATGTGCATCGGTCAAAAATTTTTCATTAGAATAAAATAGTGAGAGATGTTTATATGCAGAGTTGATTTCATTTGCCATAAGGAAAATAATTTCATTTCTGTCTTCTGTATTCTCTGCTTTTTTGAGTTGTCCGAGAAGGTCACACACTTCTTTCTTAGAAAGATTTACAGCTTCATCAGAAGATAAAGGTGTATGGTGTACGAGCTCTAGTTGAACCTCATCAAAAAAATTATTATGTTTTTTAAGAGCTTCAATCTCGTCATAGATTTCAAAGTATTCAATAGCATTAATCATATCTTGCATAGTATTGATTTTGATATTGTGTTCTTTGATGAAGTTATTGAAGTCTTCCGCAAAAATGTTTATCATTTTTTCTCCTTTTCTTTACGGTATTTATATATTATACCATAATAAGAGAGAAATGTCAAATAGAATGTTATGTCATTTCTCTTACAATAATGTTACTTATTTTTTAAATTGAAGAAGTCAAGAAGATTAGTCTCACGACTTGTATTCTCAAATTTCTTCAATGACGAATTAATTGTTGAGATATCTCCTAACACAAGCAAGAGTTCTTTCGCACGACTTGTCATAGTGTAGAGCAGGTTTCCATTCATTTGGAATTTAGAACTACGTTCAAACAGACAGATAACTACCTTGAACTCAGAACCTTGAGATTTATGACCTGTAATCGCCCACCCATGAATGATTGATTGATTATTAAAGTCTGTGGTACTGAAAAGAAGGATTGAGTCATCGAATTTAGCATAGACAGATTTACCTTTAATGGCTACAATATGTCCGATATCTCCATTTACAATATCTACTTTCTTTTCGCTGTAGATGTACATGTCACCTGCTGTTTGATAATACGCAGGTATATCTTTACGGTTTTTCTTATTAAGGATTCTATCACCTTTACGAAATACAACATCTACTCCATCTGTTGCTGAACTGAACTCATTAAATGTTTTATGAGGATTAATAAATGATTGAATGCTGTTATTTATAGCAACTGTTCCATTTTTACCTTTTTTGGTTGGACTAAGAACTACGATATCGTCCTCTGTATATTTGCCAGTTTTGATAGTATTCTTATATGCTGTAATAACTTTATCAATTGGTTGTTCGTTACGAGCTATTGACATATCAAAAACACAGTTATTACCAAAAACTTTACGAGAATTGAATGTGTTTGGAAGAAACTGTTCTCCTTGACGAATCTTAGTTACAATATCTAATATACCACCTTCACTTTGACGGAAAACTTTAGTAAATCTATCAATTTTAATAACAGAGTTATTTGTACAATCATAAAGGAAGTTCCCAAATGATACTGAGGGAATCTGTGAGCCATCTCCAACAAAGATAATTTTCTTACCTATTGGAATTGTCTTAAGAAGTTTTTCAGCTAACTCAACATCAATCATGGATGCTTCATCAATCAAGTAAATGTCAAAACTTTGCTCACTTAATTTAGAACTGCGGATAAATGAGTGGATAGTGTAGGCGACGTTACCAGTTACCTCTGTGATGCGTTTACGGGCCATACCCGTTGGGGCTAGGAATAATACTGACTGATTTGTCTCTTTCGTATATTCAAGTAATACTGCCTGAGCACTAGACTTACCAGAACCAGATGAACCTAAGAGGAAACTAATTTCAGAATTGAATAAGTTTCGGAAGAAATTACTTTGTTCTTCGCTAAGATAGAATCCTGATTTATCACCAAATCTCTTGATGATTGAATCCATATCTGCAACAGCAATTTCTGGTTTTTTACGGGAACGACTAGTTAATTCTCTGAACACATTCCACTCTGTCGTAAACGTACTAGCGGTAGAATATTTTCCTTGAAACTCGATAATCTTACCCTTAAATAATGTCTCATCTTCTTGTGCACGTCTCATAACATCGAATATATTGTCTGTGCGGATGTGGAAAGTTCTAAGTTTGACCATTCTGCGAATATAATCAATGTTTATATCTAAAAGGGTTTGACTTCCTTGTTCAAGCTTACGTTTCTCGATACGAGTGTTTCCATTTTCTTGATTTTCTGAAATGTAATATTCAAGTCCACTTACGATACGCTTTTCATCTTCTTTTTTAGAACCTTCTTGCTTAAGATAGATTTCATCAATACGCTTAAAACCAATACCGTTAATCTCCGTCAACCTGAAAATGTCTTTTTCTACAATGTTCTTAATTACTTTAAAGACAGTATGTTTGCGATAGATTTTCAAGATTAATGAGTCTGTCATACCGTAATCAGAAAGGAAAGCGTAAGTCTTAGCATATTCTGATTTACTTTTAAGTTGTTTAATAAATGATTCGTAAGTTTTCTCTCCAACACCTTTAACATTCGCTATAATTTCATTTCTATTTAACTCATCAAATAAGAAGTCAACAATTTTAACATCATCATTATAGACTTTTGCAAAATTCTCAGTTGTGGTGACTCCTAGGACTGAACGAAGGAAATCCCATTGACCTTTTGCTGTTTCTGGAATGTCATCTACTGGAATACGTGCAGTATATCCATCTGGGTATTTAGAGTTCGTTGACGGACTCAAGTATGCTGGGGTTGGTACATTAATTTTTAAATCCATAAGGTTGTCCCCAGTGATTGTGATATTTCCATATTGATTTAATTTAACTACACCTTTTTCTACTACGTTACAAGCTAATACTGAGAACGAGCTTTCATCTTCTTCATTAATCGTTTGGAAGATAACTCGTTTCGGTATTACTGTAACTGATAGTTCATTGTTTCTTAGGCTTACCATTTTTACCTCTATTTCTTGTTTGCTAATTCAAGTACTTGAATTTGTGTTTGACGGTCTAGCTTACTAATAATATCATATAAATCATCTTTTGTCAAATCTTTTAAAGGAGACAAATCAGGTTCATTACTTGTTAGTGATATAGTAGGCATATTATCCATTGTCTTTTTAGCTAAATATACATTTAACGTAGTTGTTACATCGGCATGATTACCTTGATATTGCATTGCTTTAATATCGTAATTCGTTTGAATGGCTACTTCTTCAATACTTGCTTTTTTAAAACTATGGAAAGTAATATATCTATCACCGAAGTCAACTTTATTATTAATCAACTTCATCATACGTTGAACAGTTGTGTTAGATAAATTGAAGATATTATCACGATTAACTATTTCTTTATATTGCATAATTTCTTCATAAAGTTCATCGTCAAGTTTCTTAGTAGACCATTTATTTCCTTTGTCTAAGACCTTAATAACATTTTGTCCATTCAGAGTAGTTATATTTGCGAATTTAAGGGTCATTAGAGCGTGTTTACGGAATCCTGTGATAAATGCCAAGCGAATAAGTAAACCCTTCTCAAAACCGTTTTTAGAGTCTTCTACAACGTCTATACATTTACGAACCTCTTCAATTGACATTGAGTCATAACTTTTAATATCATGTTCTTTTAACTTGTGCATTTCGAAAGGTTTACTGTCTTGCACTATTTCATATTTAACAAGTTTATCGAATAGCTTTTTAATTGCAATCATCTTAATGTTGATAGATGCGTTTTTAAGCGTTCCTATGAGTCCATTACGGTACTTCTCTACATCTATATAAGAAAAGACTAAATCGTTCCTAGAAAGCTCATATAGGCTCTTAGAGCGTGTTGCTTTAAAAAAGTCTTTAATTGCTGTCTCATAAGTTACTTTTGTGTTATTTGATTCAACCCCTGCTGACTCTAAAAATGATTGAATAGCATTATATACTTCATAATCAGGTTTTGGTACAATTGATAATACATCTGCTTCTACTACGCTCATATCTATCTCCTCTCATTCAATTGTTATATAACTATTATACCACAATGTCGCTGAGAGTTCAATACTTTTCAGTTTACATTTATCTTACTATTATAATACAAAAAAAGCGTGCTGCGGAAAAATATCCATAACACGCAAAAAACT